GTGCGTAGCACAGGAATTTCTTTATAATAAAATCTTTTATAATATAATATCTCTATATATATAAAAGTCAAAATACATATATAAACTAATATAATCTAATATATAAACTAATTTAATTATATTATAAACTAATATAATTTATTTTATATATATTTAAGGGGTAAACCCCTTAACAACCCAGTTAAAAGTATAATGATTTTCAAATCTTTTGTCAAGAACAATTTTTAATTAAAATTCTTTCTAAAAAAGTATTGACAGGCGCTATAACTATAGTTTATAATATAGCCAACGCATAAAAGAAAGGATATTACATGGAACCAATTACAGCAGAAAAAGCACGTGACATGCGTTATGTCGCTCTAAAGAAGAAAAGGGAAGAGAGGTTAAAGCAAGTTCAAAAATATAATTATTTCAATATTGTAATGAAAGATATTGAGAAAGCAGCCAATGATGGTAAGAATAGTGTAGACTTCTATCCGCATGTATCTGACTTCTATGAAGAAATCGTTCAGAGCGGTAGCATCGTTCCTGCCGAAGAGAAAGACTTCACCAATCCACAGAAGGAAGTATTTGCATCCCTTGAAGAGTCTCTTGGTTATCAGGTGGCACGCAATGACCATTATCAAGTAACTTATTTCCGTGGCGTTGATCGCATTGATATTACTATTAGTAAATATTCTATCTATTGGTAGGCTAAAATGAAACATACGCTAATTCTAATGTGCGGCGTAACGCAGAGCGGCAAATCTGTATTTGCAAAGGCAATTCAAGATTCACATGAAGACTGTATGACAATCAAGAGAGATAATTGCCGCATGTATAATTCAGAAGATGCTGATACAGTTGACAAGCGTTTCTATAATGCAGTAAATATTGCTTTGAAATCGCATCGCTATGTTGTAGCGAATGACCGCAATATCAATCGCGTTGAGCGCGATAAATTTTTCAACAATGTAAATTACAATGGTTGCGAGGTTGTTTGTGTTTGGGTTGAGACTCCACAAAATGTAGCAGTTGCGCGCAATAAGAATCGTGATAAATATCATCGTCTAAGTGAAAAGGAAATTGCAGAAATGTATAGATGCAAAGTTTCGCCACAAGACAATGAACCGTTTGACAAGATTGTATTTATTTCAGAGCAGCAAAACTACGCTATCGGCACAATCAATATGCAAATCTTGCCAATCATTGACCAATTAAAAGCAATCTAGTCTTACAATTGAATATTGAAGTCAACTATGATGAAAGGTTATAATGTTGAAAATTCTTATTTCTATTATCGGTGTACTTATTGTACTTGCGGGAATTATCGCATGTCTGTCTTTCTTCAAAGAAGATGAACATGAAGAGCGAGTTCCGCTAGGACTACGAGTAATAGTTATTGCACTCGGTCTATTTGCTATTGGTCTTGGCTGTGTCTATTCTCAAGACGTAGGTGAAGTAGTTGTTCTTCGTTCTCTTGGCGGCAATCTAGCTGGTTCTACTACAAATGCAGGCTTTCACTTTACCGCACCTTGGAACGATGTAATTACGTTCGATACGCGTAATAACTTAATCAACTTTTACGGTAAAGACACAGAATACTCCTATGATGGTGGTTCTGCTGAGGGTCCTTGTGTAACTGTAAATGATAAATCAGGCTCTTCTGCTAATGTTGATATTCAGATTAACTATAGCCTTGACCCGAAGACAGCTGAGTATCTCTACACTGAATACGGCACCCAAGAGAACTTCACCAAGAATTATGCGGCTAATGACCTGCGTTCTGTTGCACGTGAAGTTTCTGGTCAATTCGATACCATTACAATGCTAACTGACCGCGCTCAGTACACCAAGGCCGTCCAAAAGGCTCTTGAAAAAAAGTGGTCTAAGATTGGTCTTACTGTTGAGCAGGTAAGTGTTCAGGATATTTCTTATGCTGAGTCTATTACCAATGCTTACGCTGATTCTCAGGCCGCAGAAGTAGAGAAAGCCAAAGCTCAGAACCAGCAGGAAACTGCAAAGATTAAGGGTGAGACTAAGGTTATCGAAGCTACGAAAGAAGCAGAAGCAAACCGTGTTCTCAACGAGTCTCTAACTGATAATGTTCTAACCCAAGAGTACATTGATGCTCTAAAGGAAATGTCAAAGAATGGCAACACTGTCGTTGTGCCGCAAGGGTCAACACCAGTAGTAAATACAAAATAATATAAATTAGTCCCAAAGTTTCTATTGACTTTGGGACTTTTTTGCTATATAATAGACTTAAATAAAATCCAAGAGAAAGAAGAGTAATGGGGATTGATGCTATTACAATTATCTGCATCACTGTTCTTGTGATTGCGGCAATTGCTGGGAAATGTTATATGGAGCATATAGCTTTAGAGACTCGAAAGATTCGCGCTAAAGCAAGTCCGCAGCAGAAAAATCTTGACAATGTTCCATATACCTACGATAATATTTGGAAGGTTAAGATTAAGTAATGATTTGTTTTGCTATTGGTTTCTTTTTCGGCTACACTGTAGCATGTCTCATGTTTAATTCTAGGGAGTAGTAATGGCAGATTGTCTATTTGTACTATATGTACTTTTTATGTGCGGCTATTCGTATATTGCATTTGCCGCACGTTTTGAAAAGTTTCGTTTTGAAATCTATAAGGCATTTCTTGAAATGTTTTAATTGACTTTTGACTTTATATATAATATAATACAAATATAAAGTCAAGAGACTCCTTGGCAGAAAAGTTATGCAGCGCCCTGCAAAGGCGTTTAAACTGGAGCATTACCAGTAGGAGTCTCTTGATTTTATATTTGAAAGGAACAATTATGCGTGATGTAAATAGAATCTATGATATTCTTGTAAAGTTTCAAGACCTTTGGGAGCAGTATCCTGACCAGCGTTTTGGGCAGATTATCTCTAATTATCTTGTAAATGACAAGGAAGATATTTTCTATATTGAAGATGATGAACTGTCCAAACGCCTTACTGACCAGCTTTCATTGATTGAGTGGTAAATATGAATGTTTATTGTCTGTTAGATGCTATTGATGATGATATGCGAAATAACTTATATATTTCATTTGCGATGTATAACATTCCTGAAATGAGCACTCCTTCTGTTCCATTTAATGAATGGATAAAGGAACAACATGACGCGATTTTAAAGGCAGATGTGGTTACTTTCAATATTAAAGTTGATAAGAACTATGGATATTTAATGCTTACTATTCTAGTTAATATGTAAAGGATATTATGATTACTCAATATGGTTGCAGCACTGAGTTCTGTGAGACAGCAAAGCGTAATGTGATTGACGCATACAAGCAGTGGACTGACGAAGAGATTAAAGCAGATTTGCAGAAGAATCGACTTCCGATTGTCTCCATCTTCATGAATGTCAACTATAATATCAATATTGCAAGCGGTATTCGCGCGAACAATGCGTTTCTTGGAAAAGAAGTCTATATCGTTGGCCGCAAGAAGTGGGATAGGCGTGGCTCAATTAGCACCCATAGGTACGAGACGGTCTATCATGCAGATACTTTTGATGAAGTCCTAGAGATTCTTCATCCTCTTGGATATACTATTTTTGCTGTAGACAATATTCCAGAGTATAATCCGCAGAATATCTATGATGCGGATATTCCAATGAAATCTGCGTTTGTATATGGAAACGAATGTGATGGACTGCCAAAAGAAATCATTGACAAGTGTGATGAAATGATTTATATTCGTCAATATGGTTCATGTCGTTCTTTGAATGTTGCGCAGTCTGCGGCATGTTGCTTAATGGAATACTCTCGACGTTATAAGATGAAAGGTTAATATGCGTTATTGCAAGATTCAAGCTATTGTAAATGATATTCCATATACTTTATATGGACAATTTGACAATCTTATTTCGTATGATGAAATTGAATACTATATCTCCGAAGCGATTGACTTTAACATCGAAGATGATGAAGAAGAACTTGACTTTGAAGTTATGTTGATGGACGATTTTGGCGCAGAGTTTAAATGCGAGGACATGTCCTTAAACGACTGGCTCAATACTGTCATTTGTGATTACAAGCATGTGCGTCCTATCCTTCAAATCTATGTTTTAGGAAACCTCATGGATAACATGGTTTCTATATATCGTTCATATGAGGAAGATATTAGTAAAACTCCACAGTATCTTTATCTTAGCGGTAAAGTAAGCAAAGAAGAAGGTCGCAAATATTCTGCTGCATATGTCGTAGCGCCAGACAAACAACGCGTTGAAGTGATTGAGGACGGATGGAAAGACATGCTCGGTCGCATTAAGCGTGACGGTAATATGGGCGGCGTGTATATTAAGACAGGTATCTTTACTGTATTCGATGTGCCGCAAGAGGACTATGAGCGATATAAGAAGAATACGGAGCTAGTATTAGATTAAAGGTGGGATTCTATTGAACAACAGTATCCAAGTTAACGTGTCTATTCCTCGTGGTATTGATGCCGTCAATGTGCTAGGCCCATCAGATAGGTATGTAAAGGCCGTAAAAGAGCAAATTGATGATACGCTGCGTGTTAATCTTGGACGCTCTAAGGAAGAAAATAATATCGTAATTTTTGGCAAAGAGAAATCTGTCCATCAAGCCCAAGAGGTGTTTGAAAAGCTGATTGAAATTGCCTGCTCAAAGGACGATATTAGTACAGACGAAGTACAGCTTCTTGCCAAGCAGAGTGCAGATGGTGGTATCTTTGATAATTCTGATTCTTCTACCACTATTCTTAAATATGGTAAGAAAGAAATCAAAGTACGTACAGAAGGTCAACTTGAATACCTTAATAGTATGAGACACAATGCTATTACTATTTGTATTGCACCTCCGGGCGCTAGCAAGACCTATACGGCGGTATGCTATGCGCTGTCTCAGCTTATCAATAAGAATGTAGATACTATCGTCATTTCTCGCCCAATGGTTTCAGCAAAAGGCGAAGCAGATTTAGGAGCGCTGCCCGGCACTGCTGATGAAAAGTTTTCATTATATGCACTTCCTATGATGGATGTATTTGAACGAGTTCTCGGACGCGAGAAACTTGATTCATATATTGAAAAAGGTAAAATCAAAATGCTGCCGCTAGGATATATGCGTGGATGCTCCCTATATAAAACTTTTCTTCTCGTGGATGAAGCAGAGAACATGAATACGATTCTAGGAAAGCTCGCAGTCACACGTCTAGGAGAAGATTCTAAGATTGTTCTATGCGGTGATTTGGTTCAGCAAGATTCCAAAGGCGAAAGCGGTCTTGAATATCTTGCCAATAGTCTGAAAGATGTATCTGGTATAGGCATTGTCCGCATGACAGAAGCAGATGTTGTAAGGCACGCACTTATCACTAAAATGCTAAATGCTTTTGCCGCATACGATGAAAAATAATTATTGACTTTTGAATTATTTTATTCTATAATATATTTAGTTTAAGAAAGGATGCGGTCATATGAATTGGAACGATTTATCACCAGAAGCAAAAATCTATATTGAGTTAAGCCCTGTAGAGTTTGCAAAAACTTCTATGGCCGCTTCTATCTCTCTATTGGAGAATGCCAATAGCACTAAAGAGTACGAGCGTATTATCTCTAATTGTGTAAACTTACTTACCTTGTGTGGCAAGTCGATTGGTTATCATCCTAATTTTACTTTGGTGAAATAAAGTTCTTGACGCTGGATACATCTTGTGATATTATATATAATATAAGATGTGAAAGGATTTAATAAATGGCTGAGTTTAGTAAGCATGATATGAAGATGTTTGATTTGGCGCGAAAGGCGGCACTGGAATCTACATATGAACCTTTCAAACTCGGGGCGGTAATCTCATACAAGGGACGTGTTCTTGCTACTGGTCACAACAGCCGCAAGACTAATCCTTTGCAAAAGAAGTATAATCGCAAATATAGAACTTTTAGGTATAATGGAAAGCCTATCCATGATTATTTGCACGCTGAAATGGATTGCTTGCTAAACATTCCAAAGTGCATTGATATAAATATAAATTATAGCAAGGCAAATATTTATATTTATCGTATTTCACCCGGCAAGCCACTTCTCATGGGCAGAAGTTTTCCTTGCGCCGCATGTCTTAACGCTTTGCGAGACAAAGGAATTCGCCATATCTATTACACAGATGACAATGGTTTGGCTTTTCAAGAACTTTACTAAGGTGATAACATGTTGATTGTAATTATAGGAATTGTTTCTATTTTTCTTTTTTCTGTATACGCATATTACTATGGAAAGCGATTTAAGTAATGAATTGTATTATTATTCCTGATAAGGAAATGAACGCTTATATTACAAAGCTCAATCCAAACTTTGTCTTTGTATGGTGTGAGCAGTATACTACACTTGTAGATTTCGTTAATGGCAAGCGCGTTCCTGTTCGTGATACATATGATGCAATTGTTCCGCATTTTATTCTTGCATATGGCGATGATGAAGCTAAGAAGACTGTTGGTGATGCTGTACTGCACAATAATTTAGCAGAAGCGACTCAAATTTATCACGACACTAGCCGCAAGGTCTATATCATCACTTATTAGACAAGTCCTAGACAATCTGTTTGACGGGCTATTAGCTCAAATGGATAGAGCAAAAGACTTCTAATCTTTAGGTTACAGATTCGAGTTCTGTATAGCCCACCAGACAGATTGTCAGACTTATATTAGACAGCATTTTTCTTTGAAAGGATTTATTGTGAAAATTCGTGACTGGGACGAACTTGAGTATAGCGATGATGATACTTTTGAAAAGTTTTCCCACAAAGCAAAGCTAATTCGTCAGCGCAAAGACGATACTTACAAAGCAAAGCGTAAGGAAAAGTTAGAGCGCATGGAATTTGAAGAAAATGCTACAAAGGGAGAGGACTAGTTCCTCTCCCTTTTTTTGTAGAAAAAAATATTTGCCGCACAGTTATATATGTGATATAATATTATTAAACCAAGAGAGAGGAAGATAAATGAACGAAGTCGATATGCTGCGTAATAGCTCGCTCGTGCGCGAGAAGCATCTTGCCAATGGAATCTCTTCTTTTAATTTCTCAAACAAGTGCTTTTTCAACCAAGCATGGGACTCCATCAACGTAAAGGCACGCGGACTTTTCGTGAAAGATAATAAGGTTGTTGCACGTTCGTACAACAAGTTCTTCAACATCGGAGAGCGTCCTGAGACTGAAATGGATAGCCTGCGCGAAAACCTTGTTTTCCCTGTATGCGCATATGTCAAGTCGAACGGGTTCCTTGCGATGATTTCTGCTGACCCGACCGAGGACGGAAAGCTGTTCATTGCATCCAAGAGCACTAATGAGGGAGACTTCGCAGGATATATCCGTGATGTTTTAGATAAGACGCTGACCACTGCACAGCAGGCAGATTTTGCGGACTATCTGCGCAAGAACAGTTGCACAGCTGTTTTCGAGTGCATTGACCCTATCCATGACCCGCATATCGTGGAATATATCCATCCTCACCTTGTTCTTCTAGACTTGGTGTACAATGATTTTCACTATAGCCATGCAGGGTACTATACCCTTATTGATGTAGCTGGACATTTCGGATTCTATTGCAAGGTTCTTAGCAAAGTCATTGCTAACTGGCAGGAGTTTGAAGCCTTCATTGACAAGTGGGCCGCACGTGCTAACATCGAGGGCTTTGTCTTCGAGGATGCAGATGGTTTTATGGTGAAGTATAAGACTCCTTGGTACAAGAACTGGAAGCAGGCTCGTGGAGTTTTGCAGCAGGTTTGGACTGGACGTGATATTGATACTATCAAGAACATCAAGACCAAGCTGGCATTTGAACCTCGTCTTATGGATGCAATTCCTGAGTTCGTGGAAGAGTGCCGCGAGCAAGGTCGAGGAACTTGCCCTTCGGGAATCGAGTTGCGTAACTGGTTTGAAAATTAATCTTGACGATTGGCTATATCATATGCTATAATTATGGTATAGCCAAGAGAGAGGAAAAGATATGATGGCTTCTTACAATACCGCTATTCTGCACCTTGCAAACTATTATCTTGAGCATCATGATGATATTTCTGGGTATTATCTTGATGGTGCAATTGATATGATTCACAACATCTACGGCGTGCGCGTAGAGCGGGTTTCCGCAGATATGTATAAGATTGCGGACATTTTGATGGAGGACTAACAATGCTGCACATGGACAATTCTGTGGGCAACCCCATGATGCTTCTTGCTTCTGAGGAAGAGATGGAGCAGAAGGTTGATTCTGTAATCCAGACTATTGAAACTGAATATGACGGGCGTGCTTCTGCCGATATTGTCTATGACCTCTTGGATTCTTATGAGGTTGAGACTTCCGATTTGCCGCAATGGCTGTGGAATCGTTTGGCCGTATATCTTTAATGATTTTTAGGGTGATTGTCTCTTGACAATTGCCCTTTTTTGTTATATAATATAAAATAGGTTATTATGAAAGGATGATATATGATTAAATTGGCAATTCCATTTCAATTGAATGGAGAATTGAACGATGAAGCCAAAGAGTTTAATATTCTCTTTTACAAATCTCGCAATTCAATTGAAGACCTTATTGACTTTGTGCAGGAGTATGAGGACACCCGCATCAATCTTGAATTCCCAGAAGGTATCCATATGCCTACCGTCAAGTCAATTAATAAGGTGTCAGACAAGATTTATATTCGCGTAGCTCCAACAGATATTACAAAGGCCGCAGAACTTAAAGAGAACTCATATAAGTTTTTCTTTAATCAAGATATGAAGGTTCCAACTTATTCTTGTCTTGAATCTTTTATCAATCTAGGTGTATCTGATGTATATATTGCTGATGATTTATGCTATAATTTAAAAAATGTTCATGATATTTGCCAAGAGAATAACGTTCAAATGCGGCTAATTTTAAATCAGGTGCCGTCAATGACACTTGACCGTGGTATTAACCCAAAGGCTCCAATTTTCATGCCAAAAGATATGGATATTATCAATCCATATTTTGATGTTTTTGAATTTGAATGCGGACTGCCGTATGACTGGGCGAAGTTTGATGTTCTATATCGCGCATGGTTTACCAACAAGTATTGGCATGGTCAAATGAGCGAAATCAATGAAGATGTAGATATGGACTTTCATTGTGACGCAATTCATCCAAGTTTCACCGCAAGCAAGATTGACTGCGAACGCCGTTGCTGTAAGCGTCTATCAAATCATTGTAATAAGTGTGAAGATTTTCTGTCTCTTGGCGAGGTCTTAAAGAAAAAGCAAATCCGTTTTACAAATTAACTAATTGGGCAAAAGATTATAATCATTTGCCCACATTTTTTATATATTTTTAAGCAATCGTCTTGTCGTATAGGAATAGAAAGAGGAATTATCCGAATGAAATTCATTAAAAACAAAACGAAAGCATTGGCTATGTGCCTATCCGTAGTGGCACTCGCTGGCGTGACAAATGCTTTTTGTGTAAACGAAGCAAATGCAATCATCGTTAATGACGAAATTACAAATGCGGCAGTCCGCACAACTACACTTGATGCTATGATTCCATATAAGGAAGATGGGTACGATAACGCTCAGACATGGCTAGTGGATAAATGTAATATGAAAGACTCACAGTTTGATGAAGTCATATACATTATTCAAAATTACGGAGACTATCTTGAACAGAATGATATTCTAGAGATTCAAGATATTATGGAGAAGCAATCTGTTTGCGACACTATTACAGAGCTAAAGCAATATAAGGCTCGACTTGATAGCTGGAAACAGTATGGTGCAGATAAGAAACAGAAAGCACTCCAAGAGAAGAAAGAAGCGGAAGAACGTGCGGCTCAAGAAGCTGCTGCTAAAGCGGCTGCACAGGCAAACTACCAGAATCAGCAATCTAGCTCATATAGCGCTCCAAGCTATTCATATGCTGATTACTCTTGGAATGGTTCGGCACGTGACTTCATTGTTTCTAAAGAAAGTGGCGGCAGCTATAGTGCCGCCAATGGACGCTACTATGGCGCATATCAGCTTGATATTTCATATCTGAATGGGGACTTATCCCAAGAAAATCAGGACAGGGTAGCTGAACAATATGTATCAAATAGATATGGTAGCTGGGAAAATGCGGCCGCACACTGGCAGTCTCATGGTTGGTACTAAAATATTTTCAATAAAATAGTTGACTTCTAAAAAAATATTTGTTATAATATTAACGAAGTTAAAGGAACAAAAGAATTAAAAGGAGAATGGTAAATGGCAGAATCTTATGGTCTAAACTTTAATCTAGCTATGACAACGAATGAGGATGGTGTTGTAGACTTTGGTGTACATGTAACTGATTCTGACGGCCTTGACCTAGACCATAAAGCTAGCGGTAAAGATGCTATGAAGGTTATTGATGAGCTAACTAGCACTCTTACGCGCGAGCTTATGACTGTATCCAATGGCCGCAAGCAGAAGAAGGATAAGGAACAGGCTGAAAAGATTAAGAAGGAGCGCGAAGAGCGTGCGGCTAAGCTAGCTGACCTAAAGGCTCAGGCTGAGGAAATCAAGAAGCAGATTGAGGAAATCGAAAAGGATACTAAGGATACAAAGACTGTCCGCACAAGCCGTCCTTCCTATGAATCTCTTCTTGACCAGGACTTTGCTCGTCTGCTAAAGCTATTTAGTTAAAAAAAGTTCTTGCCAAGAGGTTTAAGAAGTTATATAATATAGTTAAAGAAAGAGAGGAAGGTATCATGGATTTGTTTGTCAAAAATAAATATTACAATATTGACTCGAAGCGCGACTTGGACGTTTGCTTGAAAGAGAACGGCTTCAATTATGATGAACTAGAGTCCATGATGCTTTTCAATTATCACAATACGAACTACGCAACTGGCGTTGAAGGTCTTATCGGCGATGATTTGTATGAGGTTCAGCACGCTATCAATTCTGAATTAAGCGATTTGGAAAATGAGATTAAGAATCTCAATGGTCGTTCTTGTAAGAACAACACTCGTGCGGATATTGCAAATCGACTTAGTGATATTTACGCCAATCTTATGGACTTAAACCTTTCCTGTCAGGTGTATGACAGGGATACGCTGTAAGGAGCTTTTTATGGGACAGGATATTCATGTTTATCTCGCTAGGAAGACGAGCGAGTATGCTCAGAAGAATGGATGCGAAGAGTATTATCCAGTAGAGCTGTATACTAAGTATGACAACGACGGTGCTGTTTCGTGTGAGTATGCAGACCCTTATAATGGTCGCAATTATGAGCTGTTTTCTTGGCTTATGGACGGTAATGGCCGCGTATATGTAGATGAAGCTGACCACCCTATCGGTAAGTATCTTGAGTATGATGGTCTTGTACCGCAAAAGATTCTCAAAGAGTGGGAAGACTGGGAAGAGAGTGGCGCATATGGATATAATGTTGTCACGCTTGCTGATATTATTGACCATTATAATATGATTGACTCTCATAAGTATGCAGTTAATGATATGCTCGGAAGTCATTCCTCTAACAATGAACTTAAAGATAGTGTTGGTGATTTCATCGAAGACATTAAGCGTTATTGTAGCATTGAAGGAGCATATTATCTAACTCCGCAAGATATCCTTGTTGTCTATTGGTTTGACAGCTAAAAAAGTTCTTGACAGACGTTATACCAATATGGTATAATAACTTTAGTTACAAAATAAAAGTTCTGGGCAAAAAGTTATAATTTTTGTTGCGCAACTTTTATATTGTAATAGTGGTGTTAGAGCCTGCAAGATTTCTAGAGTATTGCAGGCTCATTTTTCTTTTAACATTCTGAGCAGGATTCGCCTAGTGGTTGATGGCCCGTGTTTTGTAAGCACGTTTCTTTATGAACGCGTCAGTTCGAATCTGACATCCTGCTCAGAGTGCTAATCTTAGACACTCTCCAAGTGGTAGTAGACCGAGCTTTGAACTCGCCTGTACTACCCCAAGTCAATCCAGCGGTTCGGGCAGTCGCTATATAAATTTGCCCACTTTTGGCTCTTAGTTCAACAGTAGAACATATGACTCTGAATCATAAAATTTCTGGGCAGCACAGAAAGAGCCAGCCTGATTAAAAAATTATTTGACAAACGCCGAGTAATTTTGTATAATATAGTTAACAAATCGTGATGGTGAAGATTCGGGTTCGACTCCCGGACAAGTCGAGTTAACGGCGGTTAGTTTAATTGGTGAGAATAGTACCTAGCGATTGTGTTATATCCAATGCTTGGGGAGAAGTTATCGCTGCAAGGTAAATGTCTCCCGACTTCTATAATCTTTTGCAGGGATTATAGATTAAAGGGTTGGCGGTTTTCCCAGTTTGAAACCGTCCACGTGATTATATTATCTTGCTTGCAAGATTTTATATATGCCGTCTCTGTAGCCGTAGACAATGCGGGCCAGCGCATACTTGAAAAGAAGCGCCTAGGGGAAGAGGAATCTGGTATATTTTGGTAGTTTTCAAACCTCGGCAGATGTGAAAACTACTACTTTAATTGCGGGTGGGAGGTCAGTATCTCACGGAGTCTCATAAGCTCTGTTAAGCCATAGCGTCAATGGCACCTCGCGACCAATTTTGTTATAAAAAATTATTTGACAAACAGTTAAATAATTTGATATAATATATCTAGAAGAAAAGGGAAAAAGGATAGTCAACAGTACCGTCAACAAACCAGTGACCCTGCGGCTTATTGCCAACACCCAAAAGTGTAATGCTCAGTACGCTGTTAGGTTTGACCATTTGTTTTCTTCTAGTGTAGTAAACCAAGAGAAAGGTAAGAAAGTATGGCACAGTCAATCGAGACGATGGAACAGCGTTATCAGATGCTTATTAATCGCAAGGGTAAGAACTCAGAGAATGTCGGCATCATGCGCAAACTTCGCCGCAAGATTAACAAGGCAAAGCAGGGTGTTATTCTTTCTTAGTTAATTTATTGAATATGCGTGACGAGAATTCAGTTACTTCTTGTGAAGACAATTTTTATTTTAAGGATGCGGTACGCCGCACTTATAGTCTGAATTCAATTTTTCCGCGTATTTTTCTTGACTTCTGGTTTATATTATAGTATAATATATATATAAACCAAGAGAGAAGGAAGTTATGAAGAAATTCGTTATCTGCCGTGAAAAGACTTGCGGCATCTATTCGATTCGTGTCAATACTGATTGCTCTGTTGTTCGTTTTGAAATTATCAAGAGCTTTAATACGTTTGAAGAAGCTAACAATTATCTTCATAACGTTCTTTTGTCTAAGTAATTCGTTCTATTGGAGTGTAATTCAGTTGGTAGAATGTTGTTAACTCAACGTGTCGCAGGTTCGAGTCTTGCCGCTCCAATAGAACAAAATGTGGTTTATCTACCCTGCTGGAGTGTAGCTCAATGGTAGAGCCTGCGGCTGTTAACCGCATTGTTGTAGGTTCGAGTCCTACCATTCCAGCAGAGTAGATAGCTACTCAATTTATCCAAAAGCAGAAAAGGAGCCTTGAATGTCTTTGTATTATGGCAAAGCCGAGGATTTGGAACGTAAGTACGCTTTTATTCCTGACGATGCGGCCAATGCTCCCGCTCGTAAAAAGAAAAAGACAGTAAAGAAAGCCAATCATAAGCACACTTATGATAAGAGTATTGTTATCAATTACTTTGATAAGTACGCTGGTACATGGACTTATGCTTATAGGAACGTTTGTACTATTTGCGGTCGTATCGGCGATTTTGTTGACAACGAGGGAATTATCAAAAAGACTTTTCCGCATGTCAAGCCAAGCTGGTTTGGTTTTGCTGTTTCTTTTGGATATAATGATGAATTCGCTGAATTTACCGAGTGGTCAAAGACTTGGTATCCTCTGATTATCTGGAAAGATTATCAGCCTTTGGATGACAAGTTTATTCCAGACGAATTTTTTGACCAGCTTGGGATTCAGAAACAGACCAATTAAAGACGCTGGTGTGATGGAATGGCAGACATGACTGACTCAAAATCAGTTGGGCTTTAGACCCGTAAGAGTTCAAATCTCTTCACCAGTACGCCGCAGTATTCCTTTAAAGACGAGGGGAAGACTGTAAATCTTCTGTCTTAGACTGGCTAGGGGCGGTACCTAGATGCGGCACCAACGTTTATTAGATGCGTGATTAAGATTCAGTTACTTCGCATTGTTAACTGTTTTAGAGACTGAATCTAACTTTTCCGCATTTATTTGTTTACCATAATGCGTGATAATAAATCAGTTACTTCATTCTGGAAAAATGTACTCGCTGGTTCGACTCCAGCTCTGTGTCGGTTGCACGTTTAAACTGATTTAACCTTTTCCGCATTTATTTTATTAAAGTAGGCGATACGTGATAACGTTTCAGATACTTCAAATCTCCATTCTGAGCTGATTACTCAAACTGAAACACCTATTTCCGTATCGCTTTCTCTTGTGCGGCAAGTGATTAGTAAAGAGTTACTTCATCATATGTTTAAATAAGAGCAGCTTTCATTAGAAAGAGGCAATCCTACCTACACTCTTTACACTTTTTCCTTGCCATTATTTGTAAACCCCTTTCTCGCCTATATAGTGTGCGAGCTATATAGGCGCAAATGTGCGTGATTAAGATTCAGTTACTTCATAGGGCAATTAAAATAGTCTGAATCTAACTTTTCCGCACACATTGATATTTTTGTAGGGACTCTCTTGAGTCCCTATTTTTTTGTTGATTATTGGCTATATATTATGTTATAATATATTTAAGAAATCGAAAGGAGATTCAATGAGCACCTTTGTAGTAAGCGACACTCACTTTTCTCACAAGAATATTATCACCTATTGTGACCAGTCGCGTCCTTTTAATACGGTCGAAGATATGAACGAACACATCGTTGAGAAGTGGAACTCTGTTGTATCTCCTGATGATACTGTCTATCATCTTGGTGATTGCTTCATGGGACCACTTGAGACTGTAGCTAAATATGGCTCTCGTCTCAATGGAAAGATTCATGTGATTCCCGGCAATCATGATACCAAGAAGCGCATTGCTGAAATGGAAAAGCTCGGCTGGATTATCGAAAACAAGGTGTCTTGCCTTGATTACAACGATGTCAGTTTCATTATGATTCATGAGCGTCCCGAGGAAATGCGTGGAGACAGCGCCAATGTCATTCTGTATGGTCATGTCCATGACGCGGCTCCTAAAGGCCTTGTTGATTGGACGTATCACGTAGGTGTTGACACGAATAATCTTACTCCTGTCAACATCCATGACATTTGGCTCGATGTCCAGCAGAAGAAGATTGAGCTTGGAGAGTAAGATGGAAGTCAAACATAAGGTGCAAAGGATTTGTGACAATTGTAAATATTACCGAGGGCGCTCATGCTATCGTTTCCCGCCTAATGTAATTATTGACCCAACAGATTATAATGTCTATACAGTTCATCCTTCACCTCAAAGTGGTGACAGGTGCGGCGAATGGGCAATTCATCCTAAATTGGAGAAACATGAGTCTGACTAAAGAAGAATATGAAATTTCATGTGAAGGATTAAGCCATTGTCCGCAGCATTGTGAAGGTCGCAATAATCGCGTAAGGTATGATTTCTTTCCTTGCGTTTGCAAAGGTCAGATGCACGATGTTATTGGTGAATCTTGTTTTCAGTTTTGTGATGTAAATTCTGACCATACATGCGGCGAATGTGTTCATTGGTTAGGTGACGTCACTTCAAAAGGAAAGCGCCATGAGAGATTTGGTTCGTGCTTCTATAGAATCGGCCGTGTTGGAGCTTGGTGGCCTACATGTTGCCCTAAGTTTGTAAAGAGTGTTACTGATATAAATAGTTATGATTTCATCGAAGATTATGTTTTTCAGCAGACAGGAAAGAATGATTCTTCGCATGAATGCCGTGAAGCACGAATGGCCGCACGTGAACTTTGGAGACAGAAATATGAGCGAAATGTGTAGTATGCACCTTAATAAAATGACTGCTATGATTCTTGATTTCATTGTATATCTTAGTCAGCAAAAGGATATTGAGAAAATTGTCGATGAACTTAAAAAGGTTGACCGTGCTGTTTTCCATGAGCTTGTTGTAAATGCTATGGAAAAGAATCCTTCTCATACTAGCATTTATTGTTCTGAACAGTTATGGGACATTGCTCCACTTACATCTTTGGCTCTCTTTGATTGGCTTAATGATTTCAATGAATTTTATGCTTAATTTTTCTTGACTTTTGGTTAAAAGATATGCTATAATATAGTTAAAGAAACCAAGAGAAAGAAGAAATAATGGTTGAAGCGACTAATATATGCGGCAATTGCAAATATTACGAGTCCACAGACCTTTGGTATTTAGGCATCTGTCGCAAGCATCTGATTGAAGATGAACCTGAAAAGGTATGCGTCAATGATTGGATGTGCAATGATGGAGAGTATGACGAAGAGGAATACAATGGAGATTAGTAAATCTGACCGTGACGCATATCTTGATTTGCTTTATGATATGTACGATGCCGACTTGGTTGATGTTGCTTTAGAGACTCTTGGCGAGAATGAGCTGCTTGACGGTATTCCCGCCATGCTTGAAGATTATTATTTTGACGAAGATTATTAAATGAAAGTAGCTGTTATGAATTTTAAAACTTTTGAAGGAAATTCTGGTGACGTGTGGAAGTATGTCTTTACAAAAGAAGACATGGTGGCCGAAGCGGTTTTATATAAGTATAATAGCTACTATGATAGAACTGTAATTTGCTGTAGTGTTATGAGTGGTTGTCCTGTTGGATGTCGTTTTTGCGGCACTGGCTCTAAGTTTGTTAGGAATCTTACTGCTGATGAAATTGTAGATCAGATTGTAACTGTCTTAACTGATAAAGGTTTAATTAATGACATTAACGAAAAGTGCAAAAAGTTACAGTTTATGTTTATGAGCATGGGTGAGCCTATGTTAAATTGGACAGAAGTTGAGAAAGCAATTATCACTCTTCACGAAAAGTTTAGTAATGCTCAATTATTGCTTTCTACTATTGGATGCGATAATGATGAAACTTTTGCAAATATGATTACTCTTTCTAAAAAGATAGATAAAATCGGCCTGCAATTTTCTATCCACAAGTCCAATGATGCAGAGCGAAATGTGTTAATTCCATTCAAGAAGAAGATGAATCTTCAAAAGATTAGGGATGCTGGAACTGTTTGGTGGAAAGAGACAGGTGGCATCCGTTCTTAAATTATTGCATTGATGGAACTAATAATGGAGATAAAAATTTCAAAGAACTTACAGACTTGTTTTCTCCTGTAATCTTTAATTTTACTTTTAGTGTAGTTTGCGCATCTGATGAAACTATGAAAGATGCGGCGTTTAGAAACTTAGATGTTATTAAGAAGTTTCAGAATAAGTTCTTAGAAAAGGGTTATAATGTAAGGACATTTGACCCAGCTGGTCAAGATGATATTGGTGGTGGATGCGGCCAGCTTTGGTATGTTCAGAAGTGGCTAAAGTCTCACCAATAGTTTAAAAAGCAGTTACTTATTAGACTTATATTCTAAAGATTGCATGGACGATTAGCTCAGTTTGGCTAGAGCGCTGATTGATAAGCAAGAGGTCATTAGTGCAAATTTAATATCGTTCATGTAAACTTTGGATTATAGTTTATAAAGACCAAGAAAGGGCAAGATTAGTTTAATGGTAAAACAGCAGACTTATAAACTGTATTATCGCCAGATTAGCGAAAATTTTTGGTTCGAGTCCAAAATCTTGCACTATCTTGGTCTAAATCGTATAATCGCTATCATGCGATTTTTATATTGTATAATTGAGTAAGCTACTTATTGGAGTAGCTACCATAAGGAAAAGCGAATAAACCTCAGCGCCTGCTTACTCAATATTATTATTGAGGTAGGACTGGGGAAGATATGGCTTTTATTTATGTAATTACAAATGATGTTAATGGAAAACAATATGTTGGCAAAACTAACTTTTCGCTTGAAAGAAGATTTAAAGAGCATATTTTAGATAGTAAGAAAGAAAGATGCAATAAACGTCCTTTATATTCAGCTATGAATAAGTACGGTGTTGAACATTTTCATATTGAGCAACTAGAAGAATGTTCTGCTGACGATTCTGCTGAAAGAGAAGAATACTGGATTACTAAACTAAATACATATGGTCACACTGGATATAATGCTACTCGCGGTGGAGATAGTAAAAAATATTATGATTACCAAGAAATTGCTAATATGTATTTAAAATTACAAAATCAAAAGAAAACAGCACGATATTTCGGTTGCGATGTTTCAACTATTAAAATAGCTTGTGAAGAATGCAATGTTTCTATTCTCAGTAGTCAAGATTTAGTTCGTCAAAAATATAGTAAAAGAATTTTAATGCTACCGGATAATATCATTTTTAATTCCATAGCAGAAGCGGCTAAATATTTAAAAGAGAATAAATATACTCAAGCCAAAAATATATGTGGAATTACTGTGCATATTAGAAGTGCAGCTAAAACAAATACAGTTGCATATCAAAAACATTGGAAATTTATTTAAAAAAATTACTTGACAAATGCCAAGTAATTTTATATAATATAGTTAACAAATCGAGCATAGAGCAGATGTGGGTTCGACTCCAACCTTCGCGTGATAGACGCGAGGTAGTTTAATTGGTTAAATACGGCTCTTACGTTCGACTAGTTATATAGAAAATATAGGAAATAGCTTAACCCTATATTTTCAAACTTCTAAAGCCTAGCTAGCTTTAGATTAAAAGGTTCGTAATTATCCTTAAAATTACCACTAGTGAGTAGTGTGTTAGTAGTTTAACTGGCAAAATTGCAAGGTGACGTTCTTGAGATTGGAGTTCGAATCTCCACTAGCGCACGAAAATTTCTCTATGGTGTAATTGGCAGCACAACGGATTTTGGTTCCGTTAGTTTATGTTCGAGTCATAATAGAGAAGCCAATATGTCCATGTAGCTCAGTAGGTAGAGCAGCAGACTGAAAATCTGCGTGTCGGTAGTTCAATTCTACCTGTGGACACCTTATATGGGTCGTTAGCTTAGTTGGCTAAAGCAGTGGACTCTTAATCCGAAGACCCTGGGTTCAAACCCCAGACGACCCACCTTTAGTTTCTTTGGCAGTGTGGCTTAGATGGTTAGAGCGCACGGCTCATACTCGTGAGGTCATTAGTTCAAATCTAATCATTGTCACCTTATATGCGGTTATGGCGGAATTGGCAGACGCGCTAGCTTTAGGTACTAGTGTGGAAACCCATGCAGGTTCGATTCCTGCTAGCCGCACCAAGTATTTTTGTTTTGAATGGATGTAATTATGTGTAATTATATTGACCACATTGATGCTGTTATTACTCATTATTGTAATTTTAACTGTCCTTTTTGTATTGATAAATTTAAAACAAATATTAAGAATCCTCAGAATGAATTTAATAAAGAATATTTTAATGATTTTTTAAATTCTTTAAATAAAAAAGAAAGTTCTGGCGATATTACGATTAATCCTAACCGTGAGGTTCTATTTTTGGGTGGTGAACCAACAACCGTTGGTTTTAATTTACTGAAAGATTATGCTAACATTGTTAGTCGTAACGGTTTTCATCCAATTATATCAACTAATGGTGTTGATAAAAGTACAATCAAAAAGATTCTTCCATATTTTGATTGGGTACAGGTAACGGCTCATAGCAAGAAAGAGATTGATGAATGGCGCACGTATAATACGTATGGGAATATCAATCTTAAAATCGCTGGAGATAGTCATTTTACGTATGATAAGTTAAATTATTTAATTGATAATTGTAAAGATTTTACTCGTCGTAGCGTATCCATGTATTTTACAAAAGATTTTGTTGAATTATGTAAAGATAAAGAAATTTGGAATCTTTTAAATTCTTTAAATAACTGGAAAATTAATGGAAGTTATGAATATGCTTTTTATAAAGATGTTCGTATTAAAAAATGTATACATGGATTAACGAATATTATTGATGAACCAACTGTCCCGAAAATTTATGATAAGAAATACAATAAGACATGGGACAACGAAGAATTAGATGATTATTTAAATCTGTTTATATAGTTTAAAACAGCATTAGATACAGGATAATGATAATTCAGAAGCGCTTCTTTATAGCGAAACTTGATGAAAGAGGTCTAATGCTGTTTATATATGGGGCAGACAACTAACGGGGAGTTAGGTCTCACTGCTAATGAGAACGTACTTGTGTTTCAAGTATTGGCTTCGAATGCCAGTTGCCCCGCCTTGTATTTTCACGCTCCTATTGGCGGTGGCTTTGAAGTTGTGCCGAAAACAGCTTTGCGGTAGAATAGGCAACGCCGCACAGCTATTCGAGAGGATAGCGAGCCTTCTTGCTAGGAGATAAGCAAGTGCTTTCACGGAGTAATAGGTGAGCTGAAACACCGTAAAAACAGACCCTCTGGATGTGCCGTGAATACGCATCCTGCTTTGGCTAATCAACTAGTCCAGCGACTAGGCCCGCCTAGAAAGCGGTGCGTTCCTGAGAGGGAATGGAGGGCAGCACTTCGATTAGCCGCCATAAGGAAGCAGAACCGGACCAGTGTTCGGACTCGCCTCGAAAGCGATGTGTCCCGTGAGGGATGGGTAGCGTCAACTCCTGCTTCTGCCATATATTCTGTAGGGTAACTTCTTTTATAGAAGTTGCCCTATTTTTTTATTGACAGATGGCAATTCAAAATAATATAATATATTTAAAGAAAAGCCAAGAGAAAGGTTATCTCATGAGCAACACCGATGATATGCTTTATGAACAGTGCAAGTGTATTTCAGAAGAACTTGATGAACTTGTAGACAAATATAATCATTCTGATGACTGCAATGATTTCATAGAATATTTTGATGATAACTATGGAATTGACTATATATGGCGTATGGGTGTAGGTCTTATCGGTGTGCGCATTCTTGTTGCTTTTGGTGGCCCCAATATTTATATTGATACTTTTGACGGCGTTGTCCGTGGGTACTGGGGCAGCACGCAATCCTATCCTTTGAATTATAATGTAGTTGATACTATCAATGACTATTTTGAGGACTGTGCAGCAGAAAATATTTATTTTGATAGTCATCGTAATTAATATCTTGATTATTGGCTTTATATTTAGTATAATATATTTAAAGAAAGCTAAGAGAAAGAATATAAAATGCCTACTTTCATTTGTACCGTATGTCAAAATAGAATTAAAGAACATGGCAGTAAAGTAGACTGTGGATATTATAACGATACTCGCCAGATGATTGAAGACACGACAAAACTATATGATAAAAGTTTTCTTTGTCCTAATTTTTGTCACGTTAGGTATCACAATATAGGTGTATGTAAATCAAAGAAAAAATACGCTAACAGATATGATGCGTTATGTGCGGCTAAGACGATATTCGTCAATAGCTCAAAAACCTTGCGTCCATATAAGTGCAAGATGTGCAAGTTTTGGCATTTAACGCATCAGTGTAATAGCAATTATAATCCAGAAGAAGAATATAACAAAGCAAGAAAATCAAATCGACTGTATGATTAGGAGATAAAACATGGCTAACCTTTACATTCTCGCAGGAATTCCCGGCTGCGGCAAGTCGTTTTGGGCGCACGAGCATTACGCCGAGCTTGATACCAAGATTGTTTCGCGTGATTATATCCGCTTTGAGTATATGGCAAACGACCCTGATTTTCTTCCTTCTATGGATTATTTCAAGTATGAGAAAGATGTTATCCGTGACTTTTATACTCAGATTAACGATAATCTGAGTAACGGTACTAACGTTATTGCAGATGCCACTCATATCTCTTGGAAATCGCTTCGCAAGACCGTTGAGAATTGCGGCAAGAATGCCGACAAGATTATCCTTGTATACTTCAACCGTGGTCTTGATATTGCTTTGCCACAAAATGCTAAGCGCGGTGGAGTCGAGCGTGTCCCCGAGGATGTTATCAAGCGCATGTGGGCTGGTCGTTATATGCCTGCTCGCGCTAAGGCCAAGGGTCTTGTAGACGAGTATATGATTGTATAGAAGGAGATTAAATGGCAACTCAAATTACATTGCCTAAAGATGCCGAAGGTAAAGAAGTTTCATTAGATACGGAGCTGCTATATGACGAGTACGGGAACCAACGCCGTATTGTGAAATTTATATATCATCATGACTGTGAAACTGCTGCAAAAGGGTGGACAGTCGAATATGATAACGGCGTTGAAAGATTCGTTTCGCTCATGTATCTGACCCAGCCTGATAGCTGGAAGAAGCTAGAAGAGGACTTAGATAAATGTATTTCCAGCAATGACTCCTGTTGCTACTTTAGTAAGTCTGGGATGTGCTGTGATTGCACTATTGACTCAAGCAGCATTGATTACAGATGCGATTCTTTGGTATTTAATTCAATTAAAGAGCGTATCCATAAACTAAGAAGCAAAGAGTAAGTTTGTGATTATGGAAAAAGATACTATATATGACCTCAAACGCATCTTAGACATTATCCAAGAGCAGGAAACACCTGGTTCATCTATTGGCTTTGAATATTGTGTATATGAAATGCCGCAAAAAGAGTGTGAAGATATATGTATAATCTTGCAGAAACTTGGGTATAATGCAATTATAGGACATAGACTCGGTAGTGAGTCTACAATTACAGTGATGAAAGAGTAGATATGTGTACATTTGATTATCCAGAACATTATAATTATCTTACAAAAGACCAGCAGGAGAGCGTTCTAAGCTGGTTTAATACGACAAAAGATATTGAGCGCAGTATTATCAGCACTTCTGTAAAGAGTAAGTCTGAACGTGAACTAAAGGCTTTCTCTGAGAACCGTGAACGTTATGAGACGCAACTTCGTGGCGCACAGTCTATTCTACGCTCGATGGGTATCTTCGTTGAATATAATTGGCCCGGTCATGAGCATGAATATTTTCTAGCGACTGCGGCAGATGCCGAACGTTATCGCAAGGAGCATGAGTAATGGCCGCATGTATTCATGGAGACGTATGCCGTGCATGGATGCGGCAAACAGGCAGTATCGCACCATTGCGTGCGTCTTGTCCTAATTGTCCTTGGTTTGAGCCTAAGTATCGCCCCTGCGATACTTGGTTTAATAGAGATTGTATGCGTGATTGGCAAGGTCGCCCAGTTGTTACTTGTCGCGCGATGATTTAGAAAGGTATTTTATGATTGCTAATGATGCCCGCACAATGGTATATGATACTCTTTATAAATATGAGTATGATATTCCACAAGAGCTAGAAGACAAAATCAATGAAGAGATTATTGCTGCGGCAGAGAGCATGAAGTTTCGCTGCAAAGCAGAGCTTTTCCCTTGCGGTGACGAACGCGGGCAAGATGTGAATTTTCGCCGCAGGATTGTCGTTTTCTATCATTCTCTTGGATATAATTGTTATATAATTCCTGAAAACGGATATTTTGTTTTAGTAGTGGAGTGGTAAATGTGTTTTTTGTTATGATGGACTGGTTTGAAGATGGTGTTGATTCCTATCGTGGAATGAAGGTAATCCCTATTCTAGATAGTGATGCAGATATTGCACTTTTCCTCGCACATGATATTGCCTACAATATGGACGCTTGGGAAGAGTACGAGAAGCCGCACGATGTATATGTATTCCATAGTGATAACGGTATCTTCGATGAAGATGATAACTTTGTATGTTCTTACTTAGATTGCGACAAATTTACTAAATGCGGCGAGCGCAAGTTCAAGGGACGGATTCCTCGGTACTAATGGTAGGGCTAGAAATAGCCCTATTTTTTTCTTGTAGTAAGCCATATAAAATGATATAATATATTTAAGAAATGAAGCAGAAAGGATTTTATATGGCTTCTGAGTTCGGTTTCCGTCCTTGTAAGATTGAAGATTTGAAAGGACAGCCCAAAGTCCAAAAGATGCTGCGAATCTATATTAAGGCAGCACAGATTAAAAAAGAATCTTTCCCGCACACGATTATCACAGGCCAGTCTGGATGCGGCAAGACAGCGACCGCTAATGTAATTGCACATGAGCTTGGCTACGGGTTCAAGGCTTTCTCTGGTCCTGCGATTAACGACAAGAAAGTAATTGACGAGATTCTTCTTAATCTTAAAGAGAATGACGTTCTCTTTATCGACGAGATACACCGCATTTCGCAAAGACTGCAAGAGTCTCTTTATTTCGCAATGGAACAGTTCCAAGCAGACGTGGTAGTAGATGGTGTAGCGACAAGGGTGAGCTTGCCGCATTTCACTCTTATTGCCGCGACTAATCTTTATGGCGGTCTTAACGATGCACTCTTGAACCGTTTTCCTATTCAAATTAAATTGGCCGCATACTCTAAAACCGATATGGCATCTATTGTAGAGAAGATTTGCCAAGAGAAGAAAATCAAGATTGATGAAAAGAGTATCTATAAGATTGCAGCAACCACTCGCGGCATTCCACGCAATGCTAATTCTTATGTAGCCCGTGTATATGATTTTGCTTTGGTTATGAATAATGGTGTAATCAATCCTGAAATCGTTGATGAAGCTCTATATGTGATGGGAATTAATAAGTTTGGTCTTAATCAAGACGATATGGATTATATGAATTTCCTTAACAGCAATACTCGTGCTGTAGGTGTAGATACAATCTGTCTTACTCTTGGCATGGATAAAGAGACTGTACAGACAAAGATTGAGCCTTATCTACTGTCTAAGTGTTATATTCAAAAGCAGCCGCGTGGTCGTGTTATCACCGATTTAGGCCGTTCAATGATGGAAGAGTGTGAACAATGAATACAGAAGTTATTAAAGAGATTGCAAATCAACTTGGAATTGCTGTAAGCGCTGTCACGAAAGACGTGATTCCCGCATATGCTTCGTATGCTATTGCGGCGCATGTTAGTAGAGTTATTATTTTTGCTGCCATTACTATTGCTCTTTTGGTCTTGGCTCGATTTTTCATAGCTAAAAGCAAGGAATATGCTAATTGGGAACAAGAAAAACTAACTAAGTATCAGCGCAGCGATATGAAGGATAAATATGAAACTTTTGAAATGGTAGGCTTTATCTGCTATGGTATCAGTGCATTTACCGCAGTCATTTTAGTGGTAGAACTTGCAACTATGATTCCTTGGATTGTATCGCCTTATGGCGCTTTTGTACATCTTCTGATGCCGCCGCAATAAAAAGTTCTTGCGTTTCGCTATATATTATTATATAATATATATAGACCAAAAGGGAAAGGAAATTACATGATTGGCTCCATTGTTCTTTATAAGGCTCTGTACGGCGATGTATATGGCGTAGTCATTGATGTTCTTTTATTCTGCGATAGCCTTGTTATTGTTGATGAAGATGGCGTGTTCCACACTGCCAAGCGGGAAGATGTCTATTATCTTTAAAGGAGATTATATGTGCAAGTACTGTAATTTCAAGATGAATACCCGCTGGGGCGAGAGCATCAACTGCACTGATTATAATAGCGCTGATTCCGACGTTGGTATGTATATTCATTACTCTGACGTAGATAAAGCCTACTATCTCATGGGCGAGTATTACGACAAGGGTATTGATAAGCTCGGTTGGTCGCATGAGATTAAGTATTGTCCTTTCTGTTGCCGCAAGCTCTAAGGAGATTAATGAATTGCAACCTTATCTCTAATATTTTGTCGGCTTTGGAGACTATCGCATATAATGAAGGCTGGCTAGTTGGTGAGTATAACGGCGAGACGCGCAGCACTTTCTACTATCGTGGAATCAAATTCACAGTAGTTGGCCGCAAGCAAGTACCTGTCTATTTTGATATTTATTGTGAATATCAAAACGGGAAGGATGTTACGTATAGCAAGATTGGCCGCACATATCTAGGTGAGAAAGGCGTAATGGGCGAGAGTCCTGTTCAGAACTTCGCAGTTATGCTTTTCTGTGATATGGTAAAGGAATCAAAAATCCTTACTATTTTCTAGTTGACCTACGCTCTTTAATATTATATAATATTATTAAAGAAAGCCAAGAGAAAGAAGAAAGATATGCGCTACGTTGTTGAATGTGAACTTAATCGTTTTCAAGCATGGTCTGGCGGCAAGACTTGGTTGGAAGAGCTGATTGACCATCCAAAGGCTTACGATTATATCGTTGACCTAATTGAAGAAGCCGAGTTGTATGGAGATGGCGAAGCTCGCACCGAGACTGATATTAACGATTATCTTTGGTTCTATATGGTAGATGACCTTGAAGAAGCCGGGTTCTTGAACGAAGACCATGAGTGGGTTGAGGATAATAACGAAGAGGAAGAGAATGAAGATGCTTAAGCTGTCTGTTGGAGATTATGTTACCTATACTAGTCCTGCTGGTCTTGTAAGTGTTGTTAAGATTCTGCACTTCAATAGCAACGGGACAGTCCTCGTCAAGTATCTGAATGGTTCTACAGTCTACGTGCCCGAGGACAAGTTGTCTCTATACTAATCGTAAACAGGGGCGCAAGCCCCTGTTTTTGTTTTCCAAGAGAGGAAAGAAAATGAAAAGCGCCAAGGTTTTGTTTGATACTATTCACGGCAAGTGCAGTAATGGCGATATGTATAGCTGGAAAGCATGTAAACCTAAAGAGCATGATAACGTAGTATCATTCGATGTGCGGCAAAAGGCAGACAATCAGCTTCTTTGCTCTTGTGCTCTAAGTTGCTTTGAAGAGTATGCGTATGACAGTGATTATCCTGTTGGCCGTGTACATTTCTTATTTTATGACGGTTGTGATTCACTAGAGTTTAATGTAGAGGATTATAAGTGCGAGGTCGGCAGTATCTACATGAATGACATTATCGACATGGCAATTAAGATGCTCTACCGATAATTTTATACTTGCGGCCAGTCTTATATTATTATATAATATATATAAAGAAAGACAAGGAAGGGATAAAACATGACCCAGAGCAGCAAGAAGTTCAAGCAGATTATCAATCAGGCTTTCGCTAACGTCAATCATGTGATGCGTATGTGCCATGAGGACGTGGCAATTGCAAGCATGGACGAGCAGACTTATACTTATGCTTTTGGAGATAAGCATGTGACCGTCACAGCTTGCGTTGCCTGCGAGAATTTTGAGTATGTGCCGCGATTCACTATCGCCGCAGCTGATAGCGGTTATGTTGAGTGGCTAAAGGTATATAGCGCGGGTTATATGGAGTGCGCATATGTCTATGCCACTATTTGTGATATGCTTGGAGTGTAAGATGAACAAGTTTATGAATCAGCTTATCCACGATTTCATGTATGACAACGTTTCCAAGTACTCTTGGCATATCCTTGATATGTCTGAGAAGAAAGAGGACAGGCTTTATATTCGAGTCGCTTCTGATGTTTCCTATAAGACTGCTGAGTGTGATATTCATATCTATCCTAACGGCGATTTGGATGATAGTGATTCTGCCGCTTACAATTTTGTATTATGTTTTCGAGACGGTGAAGGAGAATGCGCTGGGACTTGCGTAGGTCTTTTAGACTGTGTTTCAGATGCCGCGCATGTTCTTGATTGTCTATTGGCCGCAAGTGATTTTGATAAGGATTAATAATGAGTAAAGATTTAGCTAAGGAAATTGCCAAGAGTCTGAAAGAGTATGCCGCAAAGGTTGAGCAAGCATACCACGAGCGCCCTCTTTGTCATTTTGATTGGAAACCTGCTTATATTGCGATTGATGAAGCCCATCCGAACAAAGTGACGTTTGACATGGTTTATCTTGATGATGAATCTCTTAGGGGCTGTGTCTCTGTTGAGCATTTGATAATTTATGAAAGTGTGCATGTAACGAAGGACAAATTAGCTTTTTCTATTTGGGAGCATCAGTCTTGGGGCGATACTTCAACGGCTAAGTTCGTTATTCCGTATCATGGCGGCAACGACTGGGACTCTATTGGTCAATACATCTATGGCTTTGTAGATGAAGTTGATACTTTGATGCGCTGCTATTAGGAGAGATATGGATTCACTTTTGTTTCATGATATTGTCAAAAGTATAGAAGATTATACAAAAATAATTGAAAAATTCAATTCTGAACGTCCCATCACTACTTTCTTTTGGAAACCGTCTAAAGTTCGTTACTTCCCATTTGAAAATGGTGCTGATTGCGGCAAATTGTCTTTTGATATGGTAGACGTAGATGATAATGCTATTGTTGGACAAACTTGCATTAACGTTAGTAAATGTGGGTCTAATATTGTATTATATTTCTTAATTACTGATTTTAAGAATTCTGCTACTTTTAATATGATATATGATGATAATGTTTGTGATTCTATTGGTCAATATATCTATAGCTTTGTGCGAGAAGCTGATATGTTAATGAGCTGCTATTAGGAGAGTTGTGGGATATTTAAATAAATTGTATAATGCTTTGAAAGACTATTGCGCAGATAATAATACAACTTGGACCATTGGCGACGCAGATTTTTATGAGACATATGATGAATCGTTTTGTGATTTTTATATTTTTCCTAAAGATGGTCAAAGTGTTACATGTTGGGCTACCATTTTTGAATGCCTAGAAACCAATTCAGAAACCAAAGTCTTTTTAGGGTTATACGCCATTTCAACAGCTAAAAAGTCTGTATGTTATAACATCTTAGGCTCTTTGCCGTCAGATTTTTATGTAGGTGTCAATAAATATATTTTAGGTGAAAAATTATATCGTGTGATAGATAAAACACATAATAAATTAAAACAACGAATGCTTGCCTAAAAATTTTCTTGCAGATGGTGAAATAATAGTATATAATATAAGTATACCAAGAGGGAAAGGAAAGTATATGAAGCGCAATGATTACGTACAGTATCTTAACCCATACACTCGCAAGTTCATCATCTGTCAGATTGAAGAGATTTATGGTGATGGTCATGTTCTTTTGTATGCGGTCGATACGAATGAAGCATTTTTGGTCAATACTTGGGAACTTTTGTCTTATTAAGGAGTAATTTATGATTGAACCTTTAGAATTTAAACGTGAATACCTTCATAATAATCCTTCTTGTACAGACCAAAGGACTACTCTTGAGACTATGATTGACGCAGGTTTCAAGTACAGCGCCTATGACAATACTACGTATTGTACCCTTTATCTTATTGGATTGACCGCACCTGACATCAAAGTTCTTGCCAAGTACGCCGAAGCTGGATTTAGTATTGTAATTCGTACTGCACATCATTGTGATGATACTGATGATGTAGAAGTGACTGTTTGTTATCATTATTAACATTAGTTTTAAAAAGTTCTTGCATCTTGCCTGAAATTGTTATATAATATAATTAAAGAAACCAAGAGAAAGAAGTTCTTCTATGTGCAAGTATTGTGAGTACAGTAATGATGTTCGATTCGGCGCAAATATGCTTGATGATGAATATTCTGAGGGCGAGGACTATTCTATCACCATTTGTGATGTCTTTAAGAATCCGCAGCGCAAGTTCATTTGCATTGACGATGTATGCGGTGAATCTGTCGCAAGCTCGATTGATATTAATTTTTGCCCCATCTGTGGCAGGAAGTTGTAATAGACCAATAGAGTAGAAAAATACTTGCAGTTCATCTTTCATTATTATATAATATAATTAAAGAAAGGGCAAGGAAGAAAGGTTTTCCAATATGGCTAAGTACATGAAGGCTAACATCATCTTCAACAAGTTTTACGAGGGCGATGGTCGCTTCTGCGGCATTGAGTATACTGAGTGCATGTTCAAGAGCCTTGAACAGCTTGACCGCATCATGGCTGAAGTTGCCGCCAAGAACCTTCGTGAGCATCATCTTGTCTATGAGGGCTATGTCGGCAGTATTGAGAGCCTTTAATCTGATATATTAGTTATCCAAGAGAGGAATTAGAAATGGGTTGGATTTATCTTTCTTTTAAGAACATGGTCGAGGATGATGCCCAGCACTTTATTGTTGCCAACTTTGAGGACGGTACCTATGATGGTGATACGGACTGGAGCGAAGTCTTTGATGACATGTATGATTCTGATGATGTAACCGGCAATGCTTCGCTCGCTGGGCATCCTGATTGTTTCCTCGTGTCGTATGCGCCCGACAGGGAGAAGATTGCGTTTATGTTCGCCGATGAAGATATTCGTGAGACACTTGAGGATACGTATGGTGACGAAGTGCCTTGGTATGAGTTCGCTGGGCATGGTCAGGAGGGCATCAATAAGTTCGATGCGTGGATTCGTATCGCAATCCTTTACGAGCTAAATGATGACCTTTATAAGTATTTTGAGCAAGTCCAGAAGGACTTTGGTAAGGAGAACTAGCATGGGTACACTTGGTGTTGATATAGGCGTAGAGAAATGCCGTGATTTTGATGGTTCATTTTATAGGAGCGATATTGTGACTAATTCAGATGTTAAGACAGCTGAGTACGCAAAGGCCGCACATCAGCTTGCATCTTTAAATGCCAAGTTCCTTGCCAAGTTTAATTATGCGACTGATTATGCAGGCAATATCATGGATATGAAACTTGATGATGATTTGCTTGAATTCCTTTATCCTGCGCTGATTGAAGGATACGAAAAATTCACTAAGAAGCAACAAAAGCACGAGGAAGAGATTAGCCGCAAATTTAATCAAGTTTCTGTTAATATGATTAAGCGCGTCAAGTACGATAATCCTTGGACTATCGTATGGTGGAAAGACGGTCAGATTACTCGTTCTAAGTGTGCGGAGAATGACGTGTGGAGTGAAGCCGCAGGTTTCAACGCTTGTGTAGCTAAGCGTTATTTCCAGACTGCTGGCGCATATAACAAGGTTTTGAAGACTTATTGTAAGGATGAAAATAAAGATAGGTATAGCGCATATGAACTTGGCTATGAAATAGGTTATGATGCTGGTGTTTCTGATACGAAAGATGAAAAGTATGAAACCATGAGCCGTGAATATGATAATGGCCGCAGTCTTGATTACGAAGAGGGTTATGACGATGGATATGCGGCTGCTGAGTGCGAAGTCTACGGTCAGGGATATGACGCGGGCCGTGCTTATGAGCGTAGCTTAGTTGATGAAGAGAAAGATTCCGTTGATGAAGAGAAAGATTCCAAAAACTAGATTGGCCGCACAAGGAGAGTAGAGAAATCTATTCTCCTTTTTGCTATTGGAGGTTATATGGATTATATCTATAAAGATATTTTAGATGCCCTTAATACCACTGATGATACAGACAGTATCGCTGATTATGTCAATAAAATTGAAAGCGGCAGTGGTGAGACTTTTTATGATTGGCTTGGCAATGTGATTGATGTATGGGACAATGAAGATTATGATTAATGAAGTGTTAGGAGTTGTCTGTCTTGTTTTTATAATCTTTGGATTCTGTGCTATGCTGTCCTGTCCTATCATTTGTTTTCTCGTGCTGTATGGACATCATGATGAATCTGGCGATGTTGATTGGTAGTTCTCCTACGAGTCTGCTTATTTTCACTGTCCTATGTGTTATTGGTTTTATCGTTGGTATCTGTATGATTCTGTATGCGGCAAGGGAAACTGTGTTTCTTGTGCGTGAGGTAATCCAAGAAAAGAAAGAATAAGGCCATTGGCCGCATAAGATTTTTCTTGCAGTCTGTTTAATAATGTTATATAATATTATTAAAGAAAGGCAAGGAAAGGAATGCAAATGACTAACAAGTATGATAACCTTCGTCTCAATGTTATTCTTGACAGAATCAAAGATAAGAATATTCTTACGAAAACTGCCGATGTTATTTGTCGTATGCGTGAGAATGTAGATTGCCCTAATTTTTTCTACATTCCTATTGATTGTATGAATGATATGGATTATGTGATTGCGGCCATCAATTATATTATCGTATCTTTTGGCTATAAGGCACATTGGGATTGTCTTAGTTATGCCAAGGTTGGCGGCAAGTATTGTATTCATCTGTTTCTTGAGGAAATTGACCTATAAAAAGTTCTTGCGGTCTGCTCTATATTATTATATAATATATATAGAGAAAGGGAGAGGACAAGATAAAGTCCTCCAAGAGAAGGAGAAAGTATATGACCAAGGTTGAGACGATTCTTGCACAGATTGACGGTCTTCTGGATGCGGCATATGAGGTTGTCAATGGTGACAAGCTCTGGAAGGAAGTCACCCCTCTGGTGAACATTGCTGCCGATATGCTTCTTGAAGAGCGTAAGGACTATTATGCTGGCTGTGCCTATTGGGTTTCCTGCTATGGCACTGAGAAGGAAATGCTCGATGCCAAGAACACTCTTGAGGACCTTGGCATGTGCGTTTGTGATTACTATTGGCATGATGCTGACGAGTATGATAATAAGCCCGGTGGTCATTTGAGCGTCTATTGGACTGTCAACGATTGGGATTAGGAGCGTATATGTTGTTGAGTGATGAACGTCATAAGGCATTGAATATTCCTTGGTCAACTGAAATCGACCTTATTAATGTCACCTATAAAAACATGCTTGAAGCTGCTGGTAATGATATAGATGCGATTAAAGAGCGTTTCATTGAGTACCTCGCACTTGTCTATGAAACTTATGATAAAGATGTTTGTATTGTGCCTGTTGAGTATTTGAACTATATTTCCAGCATGTGCTCTGCGAATTTCTGTTATAGAGATTTTAGACATGCTCTTGGTGAGTTTCAGTCTCGTTATTCTGTAACTGTATGTACGTATGGTACTGAAGATTGGGATTTTGATTATCTACTTATCCAAAAAGAATAGCGCGTAATGAAAGTTAAGGAGTATCATATGCTATTGAGCAATGAGAAGTATGCAAAGGAAAATGTTTATTGGACTTTGGATTTTGTGCTATCTGCCGCGTATTATATCTATCAGTGTGCCGCAAAGCAGGTTGAGATTCTTGCGGCCAATAAGGATACGTGCGATGATATTGAGTTGCCTACTATGTATGACTTGATTGATGATGCTATAGCTATTGGTGCAGATGACGATGGCGAGTGCTATAATCTCCCTTTGATTACCGATAATTGTCTTGCTGATGTTCCTTTTGGTTGCATGATTGCCGAGGAAGACGGCAAGACCATTCTTGAGGGTATTGATGGGATTGATGGAGTGCCAAGTAGGTGATAATGTGTTTCCATTATGGATGGATAGTAGAAGCAAAGATAACGGGCCAATGATTGATTGGCAGTTTAAAATTATGGATTATGTGTACGACATGCTTGAAACTGTGCCATATGGAACTGCTATTATTGTCAGCAAAGAAGAACTTCATAAGCATGTATGTCCTGAACGTGAAGTCTGGTGTCCTTTAGGCAGCAGGCATTTTTGGCCTATACCTGATATGTTAGAATGGTGTGGTATAAAGGTTAATAGTAACTGGAAGTATACAATGGATACTTGGGGATATTTTGTAGCTATGAAAGAGCGTAGTGATGAATAATATACATAGTTTTGTTGATGATATGGCACAAGAGATATATAAGAATTTGGATAAGCCGCGTAATCAGAATTGTGTTACAAGGGTTGCAAATGAGGATATGACTCTCCAAGAGTGCCATTCAGTTGTTTTACATTTTCAGAAAAAGGGCTTTGAAGCTACTTGGTATCAAAAAGATGATAAAAAGCCTATCATCGTAGTATCTTGGGGCTTGCCATTTGATATTGATGAAATTGATACTATGTATAAAACCTGTATTCAATTGGTCAATGAACCTTATAAAGTTGTACATCTGCTAGCAGAGTATGTTCATTATGTTTATGTTTGCAGCGATAAGGATATTTGCGTTATTCCTCTTGAGCATTTAGATTATATTGCCGGCGATTATTTGACTTATCAAACATTTACAGCTGCTCTTCAAGAAGCAGAAGAGAGTTATTCATTAAAGATTCACACGGGTACTCTTGATGAAGAAGACTGGGAATCTGAATATATTTGTATCCAAAAGAAGGATAAAAAAATTAAATAGTGCGTAGTAAAAGACCTGCGGCCTATGGCCGTGGGTCTTTTCTTTTACTTGACAAAATAGACGAAGTATGTTATACTGTAGATGTGGTAAAGTATCTTGACGCCCGTGTGAAGTCTGCTTATGCGTTTCTGCGTGTTAATTAAGTAATGGCGCAAGTGCGCGTTAAATTATCTTTAACGGACGATACGGATTGGCAAATGACAAAACCGCAGGTATTTTGGTGGGTATTTTTTCACTTTCGGAGTGATTAAAAAATGCACACCAGTGTCAAAACGGTTAAAAAATACACACCAGTTATAATTTCCGCAGGTACTTTGGTGGGTATTTTTTAACCTTAAATTTTTAGCGAAGCGAAAGGAATGATTAGAAAGTTAAAAAATGCACACCAGTTAAGGTAAAAAAGTGAAAAAATGCACACCAGTCCCTTCAAAACTGTTAAAAAATGCACACCCCTAATAAATTATATAATAAATTAATATAATAAATAATATGTCATGCACGCGTGTGCAAGAAAGGAGAAATATGACAGACAAAGAAGAAGAAAGCCACAAAGCACCTAAGCTAAGTTTTAGCGTAGACCCAGAGAAGTTGGAAAATAAAAACTGTGACTACAATGCTATGGGCAGTCTCATGTTGGATACTAAGTTGGAAAAGGACAATACTAGAATTCTGTCTATGAAGGACAGTCGAGCCAGGTTGAAAAGCGTAGGCTTGACGAACTATCAAATTAGAAATGTCATGAGCTGTTTTAAATCTTTAGATGTTATCAAGATAAATGGCATGAATGTTATCGTGCAGCCAGTGGAAGGGCAGTACGTTACGATTCCAGTGGATACAGTTAGGTTTTGTCTCAGTGCGTTGAGTGCGGACTGCTTTAAGACGTATTGCTATCTTAAAAGATGGTATCAGCTTCATGAAGCGTTCTTCAAAGGCGGTGAAAATTATTTTTTCTCTCGTACTGAGATTTTAAAGGCTCTTGGATATTATAAGGATGCGAGAAATATTCGCCGAGTAGATGAATTCCTTATCGTGCTTAGGGATGTTGGCCTTATCGAGTATGCGGGAAAGGCTGTATACCGTAAGGGAAAGAAAGGTCTTTATACCGAGTTATATAAGGTAAATGATTATGCACGTGCGCAGAAAGAATCTATCGAGAATACGCTGAGAGAAATAAAAGCGTATGCCGATATTGACAATAAAGAGTGCAAGCTGGTTACTCTTAGTGAAATCAAGGACTACTATAAAGAACTTGGCGAAGAATGTGGCGACGCATGGCTTGAACATCTGGCGAAAAAATCTGCAAATGCCGATGTTGTACAGGCTCTATTCTCGTTGTCGCCAAATGAGCTTAAAGTGAAGTCTATGTTGGAAGACTAAAAATGACAACATAGGCATTATGTATACAGTGTTAAAGCTATTACAAAAGCCCATATAAAGTAGAAAATGATTACATGACTTAGTGGAACTAAATGCGCATTTTACCAGTTCAGCAAACCAATGTCAAGAAAAAAATTTTTATCTTTGCCTTTTAATTTTCGATTTCAATTACAAAAACGAATTTCATTTCCAAATAAAAAACGATTTCCATTTCGATTTTCATTTTCACAACCAAATTCATCTTGAAAAAATTCTTGCATCCAATGAAAACTTATAGTATAATATAATTAAAGAAAGGGAGGGGATAAGAAACCTCCCGTGGGTTCCAAGAGAAAGAAGATTAACATGACCCAGTTTGAGATTTACAACACCATCAAGTCCGCTATGTCCGACAACGCAGACGTTGTAGAGTTCTGCGATAAGCAGCTTGCGGCTATTGAGCGCAAGCGTGCCAAGGACGCTGAGAAGTCCGCTGAGAAGCAGGCTTTCCTTGACGAAATTTACGCAGCTCTCAAGTCTTTTGACGAGCCTACGACCTCCAAGGCTGTGGCTATGCACATGGGCGAGGATGTCAGCTCCCGCAAGGTTGCGGCCAACATGCGTTTCCTCGTTGAGGACGGTCGTGCCGAGAAGGTGGCAGTGAACAGCAAGACCTTCACGTACAAGGCTCTGTAGCGAAATATTTAATAAGTAGGGTCTACTTATTAGAGTTTTTAATTAGAAGGGCCGTGGAGTCCATTTGACGAGACTCCCGGCCTATTCCAAGAGATAGAAGGAAGTAAGCATATGCGGCACACTTACTATGATATGAAAGGTAACGAGCATACCATAGAGATTCCTGACGAGTATATCGAGTCCAAGAGACAGCAGGCAATCCTCAAGGCAAGTGCGGCCAACCTCTATCTGCTAGAGCATGGTATAGAGTATGATGCAGCCTACAGGCCTGATACAGACAAAAAGGAGAAGAAAGTGTCTGAAAAGCGATTGATTATGAATTCCATTGCGGATGCACTGGGAGAGCTTACAATGACCATCGGTGACTGGGAGGATTCCCCGCATGGCATCGAGGTCGGCGATGATGGTAAAATCCGATTCATTCTCAATTCCAAGACGTATGAAATGTCTATGGTATGCAAGCGTAAGCCCAAGGCAAAATAAGATTGCGGCCAAAAATTCTGGGCAGGAAAGTGTAATTTACACTTTAGTAAAAACATATATTAAAAAAACACTTTTTAAATGTAACTAATTTAGTCACATTTCCGCATTAATTTTCACTTACAAAAAGCATGTGCCGCACACTGCTTTTTCTTCTGTCTCTTGGTTTGTGTGAGCCTATTTTATGATTGATTTTGAGTTTCTACTGGCCGTAGGAGTCATGAGAGATAGACTTATTTTCCTTGTGCCGTACAGGGGTACGCAAAAACGATTAAAATTCATTTTAGAACGCTCTCTTGGCTTACGCCTGTGCCAGTTCTGTCCCTTCTCGCCATATAGGGCGGGGAGGGATTTTTTTATTTAATTTTATGATTGACTTTCGTTTTAGGATTTTGTGGGCGCTAGGGCGCAGACCCCAAAATCTACATAAATTCGCCATATACGCGAACGGCGGCGGCAGGTCCAAATATGGTATTATTGTATAGTATTCCTCTATTATATTATACCATAGATTTTCCAGCCTGTCAAGACTCTTCACAAAACCAACACGGAATCTCCACAAATAATAGTTAGGCACCTAACAATGATTCGAAGTTAGCCTATGGTAACACTTGCTCGGGTCGCTCGGTACCTAAGTTAATTTTTTTCGCGTGTGCGGCCCTGTAATGGCCCTAAAAGGCACGATAGCTAAAAGTGCTTAGGAACGCAAGGGTATAGGCCGCAAGGCCGTTAAAACGCGTTTCAGGAGGTCAAAAAGTTGTGAAAAAGTTGTGTTTTTGCTTGAAAAATCTTGACAATAAGGTACCTAATCGTGTAAAATCGACCCAACTATGGAATTTCTGTGATTTTTTTCAAAAAGTTTTGACTTTTTCGCGCGTTTGTGCTAGGCAGGGCGATCTTTTTCCTACCTTTTCAGTAGGAATTAAACGCAAAGTAAAGCGCCCTACTTTAAAAGTAGAGCGCTTTTATTTAATTGTGTTATTTTATTGTAAATTGCGCTAGTAGCATTTGTGCGCATTGCGTGAGCGTTTCGGCGTTTTCTGTTTCGCCGCTTGCGTAGGCGTTGCCCGCCAAATGCGTGAGGTCGTGTACTATCTTATGAATCTCGGTAGGTAGCAAAACTACTTTGCCGCTTTTCATCGCGTTTAAGTGGTGGGCTTGCAAGTCGTGCCCTAGCTTGCGGAGTTCCATATCGGGCAAGTTCCCGAATACCTCAATCAATGCCGCGCGTCTGTAATCCATCGGCTAGACGTCCCTATTCTGTTCTATAGGTGCAAGGGTAGCGGGTGGGGCTTGTTATCGCCCCACCCTAGGCAACTACGCTACGATAGCATAGGCCATCTTGTTTCCGATGGGTGCAACCTTGGTAGCGCGATTGTCGAGCATGAGCAACCCGACAATCTTTGCAGCCTTGGGTGCAGACGTTACCACGCTCGGGAACTCCGCCATAACCTCGGCAAGCGTGAACGGCTCGCCATTCGCGTGAGCTGCCGCGAGCTTTTCGGCTGTTGCGCGGTTCTCAAGCGCTGCCTTGCTAGGCGCCTTGGGCTTGGCAGCGTTATCCTTGAGCACGTGGAACTTGTGCGAGACCTTGCGGGCAAGGTTCTCGGGCGTGTGCGTCTCGGGGTCATAGTTGTCTCCGAGCGCGGACTTGATGACCTCGGGCGAGACCTCGCCCGCCACGCTCACGAGGGCCGCGAACATCTGGTAATCGGTGAACTGGAACTTGGTGCGAGTGGTAGCCATGAGCTAACCCCAATCTGTCCCCGAGACGCGAGTGAGCCGCCGTTCGGCTCTTTTTTCTCTGTCCCCTTTGGACAACTATTACTTTACTATTGCATAGACTTTTTGGCAAGAACTATTTTAAAAAATATGTAGTAATCATGGAAACCCCAGGTAGATGGCCTAGTTTTTTCAGATTCTCAAAATATCGGCACTGTAGCCAGATAAAGCAAAATGAATAGAATCGGGCCATTTGCGGCAAATGGTGCATAAAAAAATCTAGGTATCGGGATGTGTTATGTTTGTGTTTTTCTGAAAATTGTCAAAAGATTTTTCTTGACAAACCCAATCAGGTGATGGTAAAATTTTGGCCCCAACCTCGGGGCTTCGGTTGTTTAAACAACCACACGTTTAAACAAGTCTGTTGTTTAAACAAGTGCATTTAAAGCGTTTCAAAACTTGAAACGTTTCAATCGGCGTTACCCTAGGCTAACTTTAAAGCGTTTTAAAAGTTGAAGTGTTTCAATCAGGATTTGTGAAGGAAATATGTTTTCAAAAAAATCTGAAAATAATGCTTGACAAATCAGCTCAGGTGTGTCATAATTTTTTGCGCCATAAATGGCGTCTTGGGAAGTTTACCTGGGTAAACTATTTTAATTAGTTAGGTACCTAACGATGATTCACGATTAACCATAGCTAACTTCTTGTCGGATAATGCGGTACCTAAATAAAAAAATATCGCCATAGCGGCCATGAGACGCGTTTTAAGGTGCCATTAGGCCAAAGTCTTTATTTTAATAAAGGCATTTGCCGCACGCTCTAGGGTGCTAGAATCGCTTTTGCTCATGGCAAAAGAAAAGGGAGCCGTTAGGCTCCCCATTCGTTTAAAGGTCAAGCGTTTTAAATGCCGCGCTTGCATCGCGCCAACCTTGACCGCGCGAACCGTGGCGCGTCTTTTTGTGCTTAGCCTTTGCCGCGAGCAAAATAGCGGCCTCAATGCGCGCGTCTGAAAGTGCGGTATGGTCCTCGGTAAAGTCGTGCTCATTGTTGATAAAGCGGTAAACACTTTCCGCGCTAGTTGATGGGTTTCCACTAGGCGTAAATGCGCCAGTTGCTACGCAATACTTTAGATAGCGCTTAGAACTAGTAATGTTACTTGCATAGTCCCAAACGTCTTTAAGTCGTAGCTTAAAAGGCATAAACCACGTGGCGAAACCATTTGAATACGTGCGCAACGTGTTGTTTAGTGCTATCTCGTCAAACCGACAATTGTACGCCCACGCGCTTTTAACGTTGCACTCTTTACAATCTGCTTTGAACGTGCGCCAAACCTCATTAAAAGACGATTCGACCCATTCGCCCGTCTTAATTCCCTCAAGATAGGTAGGGATTTTATCGGCATAGTAGGCGCTTTTCATAAGGTCGATTTGATAAAACGTATCCGTGACTACAAACGAACGCTCACGAATAGCGTTATTGTCGTGGTCGCGGATAGTATAACCAAAGTCGTAAACCAAAGACGTCTCGGGGTGTGCTTTGTTATCCTTGTGGTTGACGGTTGGGCAAGTTTCACAATCTAGAACACAAAAGTTAGCCATTGGAAAAACTCCTTAATCGTTTGAGCTAATCACTACACTTATAATAATAGCTGTTTGCGCGGACAATGCAAGCATTATTTTAAATAATTTTTGTTTACCCTAGCTAACTTACCAAAGTTAGCCATAGCTAACTCAAGGTACCTAACTGTAGAGAACGTGTAAGTCATAATGAGTGGGCTATTTAAATGTCGTTGTCCTCCCGACTAAGGTTAGTATAGCACTTTCAGGACGTGCCGCACGCGAGGAAAAAGAAAAAGTTTTTCTAATTTTTCTCTTGCTTTTGGTTGCGTGTTGTGGTAAAATCGCCGCCAACTATGGCGTAATGGAAAAAGGCACCTAAAAGGTGCCTTTAAATTAAAGCGTAGATAAAATACATAAAGAAAATAAGCAGGAATCCCCAATCTGTAATATCTAAAAACAACAGAACCAAACCAATACAACCAATTGCAACAAGTGTCCACTTGATAGCGTTGTACGTTTTTATTGTTACTTTCATTTGTACCCCAAACGTTTCACGTGAAACATTAGGGGAACGTTGCCGCTCCCCTAACTCTATTCTAGCTCTTGGATAATAAGCGACTCTAGCGCGTCTAGCAAAGTAGTTTCATCTTTAATGCGTACCGCCTTGCCGCTTGACGTATCACGTTGCCATGCGTGTACGTTTCCGCTCTCATCGTCAAATAAAATGCCGCCCTTGTAATTTGATACGCGCCATTTGTTAGTGCCATGCTTGACCACGTGAACGTTTCGCAAATCAATAGCAGGGTAGTATTTGCGCAACCATGCGCGTTTATTCTTGCGTACCGCGCTATCAAATTGCTTAGTGGTTTTGCCCTTTGCCAACCAACTTACGACCTCGACCGCATAACCATAGCCCTGTAAAGCGGCAAGCAAACCGTTTAGCTTCTTGTAGTCCCCTAAAGGCTTGGCGATTAGGTAAGGCGCGGCATTTTCTGCTTGCAACATAGGCAACCAACCATTTACACGGTAAAAATCAACCAAAACGCCGTCAAGGTCTAATACAATTGCTTTCATTATTCCACTTTCAAAGAGTGGGTAGGGCTTGTGCCCTACCCTTTGACCAACTAAAGACGTTTACCGTTAAACGTCTTGGGCGAAAAAATTTGAAACTCAAAGTTATCGCCTAGCTCTCGAACGTTCCAACAAGTAGTATCGATTTCTATTGCATCGCTATACCAATCACACTCAATCACAACGTTAGCAATTGCAGTTGCAAGCTCTTTATCATTATCAGCTTCAACGATAAAATAATTATTATCATCACAAATAAATTCGTTGACGGTATCAATGGTATCATCGCAAACCAAATACAACATAACAAACTCCAATTTTTAAAGTAGGCGGACTTTGTTTTGCCCGCCTTTTAAATCAAACTAAAGACGTTCGCCCTTGCAAACGTACTCAAGATTAACGTTATAGTCGAACTCTTCGCCCAACTCACGCACGCGCCAAACGGAACCGTCAAGCTCGGCAGCGCCCAAATCATCCATACGGTCGGCAACGATAGCGGCGGCGAGATTTTCCTCATTTTCCGCTTCAACGATAAAGTTCTCATAATCGTCAAGCGAATCGCCCGCGCTAATGCCAGAAACCGAAACGAAGTACAACATAGTAACCTCCAGTCCCCGCTCGGGCGTGTAACTACCTGTTACTCTTACGCCCTCGCCTTTGGACAACTATTATTATGCGGTAAGCGTCCTAATTTGGCAAGTATCAATTTGCCGCACACAATTCCTCCATAAGTCTTTTGGTCTAATCCTTTAGTGTAATACAAGTCAAGCGAAAAATCAAACCGTGAGAGCGTGAATACGCGAATACACAGAAAAAACAACTCTATCAAGTTGTGACTACTAATTCATAATTTTTTGCCCTTGCAAGCCTACAGAATCGCCTACAAGGTGCCATTTAGTAAAATGCCTACGCGCATAAGTACGACCAAAAGAGCCAAATAAAAAGGCGCTTATAAAGCGCCTTAGAATCAATGAGCTAATGCGACAAATACCACGTTGCCGCCCTCGTCTATAACCTCGCACGTTGTGCGCTCATACTCGGCTATCGCTCGCGCCCTTGCCTTATGCGCCGCAAGCGGTGCACTCGAATCGTAGCCCTTGCATTGCTCAATGCTAAAGTCTTTGACGTTGTCACGCTTGAGGTAATACATTAGTTCATCCCTTCTCTTGGTCTACGACCTAAGTATAATACCTTTGCACGCGATAGCGCTCGACAATCTTGAAAAACTTTTTCTATGTTTTTTCAGATTGACGCTTGACAGAAAAATCGCCCTATCCTATTATTATTATTAAGCTAGAGGACTGTGCATTTTTTGGGCTGGTGAGTTAAAGAAAAGCCCACCCTTGCGGGTGGGTTCTCCTTTACTCGTCCTCGTCCTCAAGGTCGAACTCGATAGGCTCGTCTGGGTAGTAGGCTTCAAGCTCGTCAATGTAATCGGAGAAGTACGGGCTGTTGGGGTTCATGGTTTCAAACATTGCAAGTCCTTTCTTTCCTTGCTTGCTTACAGCTATTATTATACACGCTTTGCGTGTGAGTGCAAGCGAAAAACCTAATTATTTTGGGATAAAATTATTTTTATTTTTCTCAAGTTTTTTCGATTTAACGCTTGACAAACGTTTTGCGCTCATGTAAAATTTTCTGCCCAACTATGGGCTTTTGGTTTGGCGCTTTAATGTTTCACGTGAAACAATAAACCGCCCACCTTTTCAGATGGACGGTTTACTATTTGCTAAAGCATCTTCTTTAGCGTTTCAAGATACTGTTTATCGCGCTCGATGGTTGCTTCTATTCTATCCATTTCGCAACGAATTTCATCCTTGCGACGCTTGATAAAGTTCTTGCAGTCCTCTACTGCATCCATGCGGTAAATGAATTGCTCAACGGTTTTAGTATCAATTTTGTTCCCATCGTATATACTAACTTCATGCTTAAAATAGTCATTATAAACACGCTTGTAAACTTTGTGAGAACTAACAACTTCAATCTCACGCGAACCAGTCTTATGAATGCCAAAATAGTCCAGATGCTCACGAACCCAGTTAGCGCTATAGCAAACATTTGAATCGCTGTAACGACCACCAAAAAGCTCGTTGGCGGTTGCGGCAAGTTCCTCATAATCGTGCATAGTGAACTCATGCCCATCACCAAAAGCGTCAAGCAGAACCAGAGCCGTGTTCAGCTGCTTGATGGTCTTGTCAATGTTGTACATAACGTTTCCTTTCCTTGTTGCTTCGCTACGCTTATTATTCTAACAGATTATGGCGGTCATTGCAACCGCCATATTTTCTACAAACTCCAATAGGCGCGATACATTTGCATCGGGAACGCCCACGCCGCTGCGAGCAGGTTAGCATTTACAGCAGCGTTTGCATCCGTGAGCAGGAACCAGACGAACGTGGCGGCATAGACAATCCATGCAACGACCTCGACAACATCATACCACTTTGCCATCGTGCTATCCTTGAACATTACTAACTCCCTTGGGCTGGCTTCTTGCGTTACAACTATTAGTATAGTGGAACATTGCATCGAGCGCAAGAACTTTTTTTCTAGAAACTTTTTTGCTTTTGGACTAACTTTTTTCAAATTGACTATTGCGTTGCACACCCTAGCGGGTGTATACTAACCTTGTCAGTTGGGAAGAACAAACCAAAGGAGTTTTCAAATGACCGACCACAACTTTATAAACCTGCCCACACTCGACCTGCTCGGGATGCTTTACTCGGTTCAGGCGAACTACGCCAACGCTCAGAGTGACCGCGAGCGCGAGATAGTCCAAAAGCAGAAGGACGAAATTTTGGCGTCAATGCGAACCATCGTAGACGTGCTCAATCAGCAAATAGAGCAATTTTCATAAGTTTGGCTAGGCTCCCCTCGGGGAGCCTTTTCTTTTTGGGACTCGGACGGCGATGCGCCAAAAAATTTTTTGAAAAAAGTCCTTGACAAAACTGAATCGCGGTATTATAATTTTCTGCCCATAAATGGGCTTTTTGTGATTAAGTTTCACGTGAAACATTCACCGCACACCATGAGACTAAAGAACTATAGCATTTGCGGCAAGTGCTTTAGTTAGTCTAGACAAATAAAGGCGCTACCATTTAGTAACGCCTTTGCTAACATCTATTTAGCTATTACTTTAATCTGCGTAAGAATCTCCTTCATTACTTGCCAATAGTCCGACTTAGTACGTTGCTTATTATCTAAATCGCCATAGCAATATGTTTCTTTTGTATCACACGTCATGTTTATTTCCATTTGAGTGTTCACGTAAAGATTTACTGTTGACAAAATATCAGCAACGCTATAGTCTGTTGGGCGTGGCATTTCGTAAAGTGCTTCACGAACGCACTCGGTGATAGCTTTAATATCATCTTTATCCAACACTACCGAATAGTCAGAAGTAATATAAACCTCAATGCTATCGTTCATCTTTGAACCCTTCTCTTGGTTGCTTTCCTTACTGAAAAGTATAACACTTTGACCGCATGAGTGCAACCAAAAAGTTTTGATTATTTATGTTGATGTTAATGTTTGTATCTCTTGGATTATGTAACGACATCTAATCACGCATAGCAATAAGACGCTACGCCTTTACAAGTGTAACGCCTTATTCTTTAGTCTATTGAATTATAACGTTTATTTTGTCAAGTATTTCAAGTGTGAGGTACTTTTCATCCTCGGCATTGACGCACGTGTAGTCTACTTCTTTACCTACGAATACCTCATTTGCCAAACGGTTGACAAGATAGAACTCTAGCTCGCAATTAGCAATACCATAAATATCGCTAGCGGTGTAGTGCCGGAATTGTTTGCTAACATAGTTTATGACCTTCTCGGCAACATCGGCAAGGTCATTATCTGGAACACTAAAGCGGTAGCCATTCTCAAGGTAAATAGTATGCACGAAACTCATAGTTCTAACCCCTCTATTAGTCGGTTGGTTCCCTTAGCTCTAAGTATAACATAGCTTCTTTTACGTGGCAAGCAAGAGTTGCCGACAAACTAATAAAGTGGTTCACACACGCAAGCACGATACTTGAATACGCTTACCCTAAGCACGTAAATGTTAAAGCTACTAGAAACTTTTTTAAATTGTTGTGCCTAATCGTTTATTCTTTTGGTATAATGTTTTTAACGAACAAAACAGTTCGCGTCCGCTTTCAAGTTTGGAGCCTAAAATGAAAAAGTCAACCGTTCGCCTGCTCGCCAGTTCTAACCGTCCCGTGTGCATCGCTCGCACGTCCACCAATAGCGGCCATGTTCTCGCTGTCTGTGTTGCCGCTCATGGTGAGGTTTTGACGTTCAAGGCCACTAGGGATGGGCAATCCGTCCGCGCCCTGTCTGTGGCGTTTGAGGGCCGTACACGGGTAACGGACGCGACCGTTAGCGCCATTGCCGCGCGTCTAGTTAACGACCTAGAGACCTACGACCGTGACGCCGTGGAGACGTTCGCCGACGCGCTTATAGGTGGCTGGGATTACGACTACAGCGCTCACGTGGGCGCGGCGCTCGACAGGCTCGCGGAGGCTCATCTGTTGACGCGATAGTGCGCTAGCCCCCCCCCATTGGGGGGGGGCGTTCCGGGTTCGTGTCCGGTTTTTTCCCAGGCACGCCCCGCCCTGCACAAATTACCGACCTCTGTTATTTTTTGAAATACCAAATTACCGACCTAAGAGGATTTTTCAAATTCCATAAAACGCAACGCTTTTCTTCTTTATTTCTTCTATTGACTTTCTTGACATTTCCGATTTCGGCATTAAAAAATTTTCACGAAGCTATTGAAAAGCGCTAAATCTTTTGCTATAATATATACAAAACTAATCATAGCGCCGTTCCCAGTCGGCTTAGGAGCTATCCTAAATCAAAAATCCCCAATGAGGTGAATAACTGGGTCTTAAACGTTGCAGAAATATTCTGCCGTGAGAAGTATGGATATACTCTCACTTGCAGCAGAATATTTCTGTAGCCAAGCGGTCTTGCGTTGGTTTATTAGTTTACAGGAGACGAACGGTATCTCTACCGTACCGCATACAGAGGGGATAGGATACTCTTGGAAAAAGTAGCACATCCAATAGGTTCCATGCAAGGGGAGAGTGAGCATGGGTAATAGTGCAGAATTTTCTATATACTTTCATAGGTATAACTATATAGATTTTACTATAGTGATACGTATTACGCCAATAGACATACAAAAATGTTAGTATATTGACGCCCGTTGCCCTAGGCAACGGTGCGGCAATTCAAAGCAGCACCATGATACATGTAATCATTTGCGGCCAAAATTTATAGGTGTAATGGTTTTATGGGCAAAAAACGGTAATCACATTTGCTGCATACTTAAATATAATATACATAGAAAAAATATCTAAAATTTTATACAATGCACTTGCGCTCTATGCTATTTTATGGTATAATATAAATGCAATAAAACCAATAGAGAAGGAGAAGTAAAGATATGGCACTTGATTACACATTGAAGACACAGGAAGAACGACTTAAATGTGTGCGGGAAACCATTGCAGCCACTTCTCAAGAGAATCTAGATGTAAATTATCTGCGCGTGATGACAGACTACCTGCTCTTTGCCGCAGACAGAAATCAAACCAAAAAGGAAAAGAAAAAAGAACGTAGTATTATCACAAAGAATAGAGAAGCAACAGTAAACAAACGACAGATTTCTTTTGAGGAAATGGTTGAGAATATGGAGAATGGCGAGGACGGCATCTACGCACTCGTCAATAATGATAAAAATCAAATCCTAGATAACAAGGATACTATCTCAGAAGATGATTTAGAGAACATTCCTGGTATGCGGGAATTCGATTCTATTATCACGTCCCTTAAACGTCAATTTCTTTCTGCTACTGGCAAGCAACGTTATTATCTGAAAAAGCAGATTATCGAAACATATCAGCAGATGTACTTGTTAAAGCAGTCAGTTAAGGGTTGGCCTGCAAAGTCAAAAGTTTCAGCGCAGCTAAAGAACATGGCGCATATGGACTTGTCTGAGAAGATTTATTTCGATTCCAGTGGGTATCCTGTATCCGATGGAGTAATCTCATTATTCAATCCAGTCCACATTTCATTCCTACTCACATATTATTCCTCCATCAAGCAGGAGTGTTATACTGACCTCAATTGTGATATGCATTGGGAGCTTCTAGACTTTGAGAACCTAATTGAACAAACATTCAAATCTAAAGACCAGACAACAGCTATGCTATATGACCTTTTAGTATGGAAGATTGACGGTAAATCGAATGACGAGATATGCGGCATGATGGAGACTGAGTATGGCGTTTCGCATACAGCACAATATTTCTCAACGCTATGGCGTAAGAAGATTCCAAAGATGATTGCGGAACAAGCTCAAAAGAATTATGTTATGTGGTATTATACAAATGTGGAATATGGACAATGGAAAAAGTGCGGCAAATGCGGAAAGACCAAGTTGGCACATCCTTTATTCTTCTCAAAGAATAATTCAGCAAAAGATGGCTTCTACTCTACATGCCGTGAGTGCCGCAAATCTAAAAAGAAATAATATTACTAACCCACTTCTTCCTTCTCTTGGATGGAGTGGGTTTGTTGTATAGAAAGGAGATTTATGGCAGACGTATCTATGAAAACATGCGCGAAATGCGGCAAGACCAAGAAGGAAACTGATTTCTATAAAATACCCAATACAGATGAAAGATGTGACCTTTGCAAGACTTGCCTGACGATGTATATTGATAATCGCCGCCCAGATACTTTCAAATGGATTTTAAAGAAGATGGACGTGCCGTATATTGAAAAGAAATGGGTTGAGCTAGCAAATAAAAGCTATATGAAAAATCCAGCCACGTTTGGCCCTATGTCGGTTATCGGCACCTATCTTCGCACTATGAATATGGACCAGTATAAGAAGCTGAAATATGCGGACTCTGAGAAAATAAATAATGAGAAATTCCAGCAGGCTAGAAAAGAGCAACAGAACATTAAAGGCACATCCTACGATGAAGAATTTGAAAATAGGCTTTTAAAAAGTCTTAAAGCTGGCGAGATTTCACAAGCTGAATATAACACCATGAGTCGCAAAAGTGTCTTAGACCGTATCAATGAGAAGATGCGGCAAGGCGAGGAAGAGGTTGCTAGCAATCCTGACAGCGTGCTTGATAAAAAGGAACTTGAAGTTCCTGAAAATACAGTTGATTCAGAAGAAATCAAGAAAAACGCTGATGTTATCAGTGCGGCTAAAGATGTTGAGCAAGAATTCTTAGCAAAGAAAGCTGAGAAGGAAAAGAAAAAAGAGCGGCCAAAAGAAGTAGACCCTGAGCCGCAAGTGCTTGACCTTATGCCTGATGTTGCTTCTTCTCTTGGTGTGAACCCTGTAGAGAATATCAATAATGCGCCGCTAGATATTACTAGTGAAATGAAAAATGACTTTATTCCAGATGTTGCACGTATTGATGAAGCGCAGATTACAGAGAATCTTACAGAAGATGATATTAAATATCTTTCGCTTAAATGGGGTCTTCTCTATAAACCATCTGAATGGGTTAAGATGGAAGAACTATACCAAAAATATGCGGCAGACTATGAATTGTCTACAGACCGCGAGCAGGTATTAAAGAATATCTGCAAGACAGACCTAAAGATGAATCAAGCTCTAGATGTAGGTGACATTAAGACATTTAAAGACCTACAGGGAGCCAATGATATGTTGCGTAAGTCAGGCAAGTTCACGGATAGCCAAAAGCAGGAAGAGAAGAAAAGAGATATTGATTCTATTGGTGAACTCGTTGCATTTGTAGAATCTAAAGGTGGGATTATCCCAAGAAAAGATGACCCAATCAATGTGCCGCAAGACAAGATTGATTTTATCATCAATGATATGAAGAACTATACAGATAACCTTGTAAAGAACGAACTTGGTCTAGGAAACCTTATTGAGTCTTATATCAAGAAACTTGAAGAGAACAAGACCAAGAGTGTAGATGAAATTATTGCAGAGGGCATTAAGACCGATGAAGATAATGCGGTCACCGATGAAGAAGCTGCGGACTTCCAGCAGTTCCAGATTGAGGAACGCGAGGAAGAAGCTAAGAGATTGGCAGAACAATATGGCGCTGAGTAATTTATTGAAGATTGCCGCCCATGATAAGAAAAGCGTTGCCGAGATTGACCCAAAGAAGATTGAAGATAATCTAGATAAATATCAACGTATTATTGCCTATTGGCGTATATATCCAGATAAATTTGTAGATTATATGGCTTCACTAAATCCAAATAATAAATTTCAATTTTATCCAACTCAGCGTATGATTCTCCGCATTAATATGCGGTATAGGACTGTTTATGAAGTATTTAGTCGAGGATTCTCTAAATCCTTTATGGCTGTTTTATCTTTAATGATTAAAGCAATTCTTTATCCAGGTTCTACGCTGATTACAGTAGCAGATGCTAAAGGACAGTCAGCCATGATTCTTCAATCAAAGATGCAGGAGATATGTAAGTTAATTCCCGGACTCGCTAGAGAAATTGTTTGGGACACACGAGGAACTTTGGCAAAGACAAGTCAATCTAAAGACGAAGTAACTTACAGTTTCCGCAACGGAAGTACGATTAAGAATGTAAGCATGACTTCTGGTTCTCGTGGTTTCCGTGCTCAAGCTGTACTTACAGAAGAGGTTGCGACTATTACGGACCAGCAAAAGTACGAAGAAATCATTGCGCCGATGCTCGTTATTTCTAGAAAAGTCAATGGCAAAGTAGACCCAGACGAGACACTGAACCAGAACGACATCTACGTCACAAGCGCCGGATTTAAAGGTACTTACGCTTACGACAAGCTAATCGACGCGCTGTGCCGTATGGTATCTAGTAATGGATACGATTCTTTCATTCTAGGAGGCGACTGGAAAGTACCTGTAGTCGAAGGGTTACAGCCAGCAAATTACATTCAAGCCCAAGAGACAGGCAACTCGATGGACGAGATTGGCTTTGAACGTGAATACGGGTCCGTCTGGTCAGGAACTTTAGACGGTGCTTTCTTCGATATGAATAAGTTCGACAAGCACAGGATTATCAATCTCGCCAAGAATGGATACGATAAAGGACAGAATAGAGATACGTTCTACGTCATGGGTGTGGACGTAGGCCGTCTTAACTGCCCGACAGAAATTGTAATCATTGAATCTTCTCCTGCAAGAACAACAGGTGTCAATGATAAGAAGATAGTAAACATTTTCACTTTATCTGAATCGCATTTTGAATATCAAGCCATTAAGATTAAGCAGCTATTCAATGCGTTTAAGTGCGAAGCTATAGTTTTGGACGCGAACGGGTTAACTAACTAGCTCGTGTAAAACTTTTTTAAATGCGGGGAAGTCCACAGATGTGGATAATCCGCAGCCAATATCAAATCATAAAGACTTTTTTTGGAGGTCTATAAACATGAAAACAATGAAAATTATAAATGCTAAATATCCACTGGCAATAGATTATTATATTACTGATACCGGCGATGTAATTTCTGGTAAATATAATAGAAAATTATCTACTGCATTAGACAAAGACGGATACGTTAAAGTCACGCTTACTTCACCCGGTAAGACACGTCATCGTTATTCTGTTCATCGTCTTGTCATGGAAAATTTTTGTCCAAGAGAAGATATGTCGGAATTACAAGTAAATCATATAGATGGAAACAAACAAAATAATAACTTATCTAATCTTGAGTGGTGTACTTGTAAGCAAAATATTAAGCACGCTTGTGAAAATGGTTTGCGGCATGACCAATCTGGTACAAACAATAATGCTAGTAAATATTCAGAAGAAACAATTTTACAAGCGATTGAAATGTTAAAAAGTCATAAGTATACTGGCGCATATATTGATAATTATTTTGGTTTTCCATCTGATTATGCCAATATGATTCGCAGGGGCGAACGATGGACTTGTTTAACAAAAGATATTGACTTTAGTAATTAATTAAAATTTTATGATTTGATATGGTTCAACGACTATTCCGCAAGGAAGTACATAATAAGTTATTGATTATGGAAATTTGAAAGTACAATTATAATTGTAAAGATATAGTCTAATCTATATAGTAATATATAGCCGAATACGGTATTCAGAATAGCGAACTGAATAGAATATAATGTAGGCATTGGACTGCTTGATTACTTAATTACAGACCAGAATGACCCAGAAACAGACGAGCTTCTTCCTAATATGGGTATTATCAATCTCGACAATATTCCTAACGAGCAAGACCGCAAGAATTATAAGTCGTTCGAGAATGAAAACACAATCAAGAATGCAATTTGGATGATGAAAGCAAATGCTCCAATGAATACAGAGTTATATTCTTATACCCAGACGCAATTGCGCAACGGTAAGTTAAAGTTCTTAATTGACTCTAACACTGCTAAAAATAAGCTATTGCAGCAAGCGCAAGGAAAGAAAATGTCGCCGTTACAGCGTCAGGATTATTTGCGGCCATATGTTGCCACTGATATTCTAAAATCGCAGATGGCAAATCTAGTACAAGATAATGAGGGTGCAAATATCATCCTGAAACAATCTAATAGAAAGATTCTAAAGGATAAAGTATCTGCCCTAATCTATGGACTCTATTGGTGTAAACGCCAAGAGGATAGGCGAAATCGCCGCAATTCCAGAGATTTAAGTGGATTTATGTTCTTTACGAAGCATTAGTAGGGTGCGGCCAATACGGTCGTACCCTATTTTTATGTAAAAATTTTTTATAAAAATTGGGCAAAACTGTATTATTTTATAGAGTGTAATTTTATATGGTATAGTAAGAAATTCCGAAAGGACAAACAATGCGTGATTCTATTGGTGAAATAAAAATATATGAAATACTAACAGACGCAGGTTTACCTTTTGAGGAAGAGTATGAATTTGAGGGACTTGTCGGCAAATCTGGCAGAAATCTTCGTTTTGATTTTTGTGTGTTTGACGATTGCGGTAATATCGACTTCCTTATAGAATATCAAGGAGAACAGCATTATGTGCCTGTCAGTCGTTACGGTGGCGCTCGTGCCCTCAAATATCAAAAATATAACGATACGTTAAAAAGAAAATTTTGCTTGGAACATAATCTGAAATTAGTCACTATTCCTTATTACGATGAAGGAAGATTAAATTACGATTATATTATGAAAGCAGCAGGATATTAGGAGGTGAGCTTTGGCTACCGTTAAAAGTAAAGATGAACGCGATTGCCGCATCATTGCAAATGGCAATAGCCAGTCTGGTTCTTTGGCATTTAATAAAATTAAGGTAGGGAACAAAACTCTCTCCAATGACGTTGTTCTTGATATTGGTCAAGTTATCACAGACAAATACTCTCGCCGCAAGAAGTACACTAAAGAAGATGTATTAAAGGCTATTGAGCAGAATAATATGAATGAACAGCGTAAGATTTCTAATTATTTTTTCAAGACAAGCGGTATCTATAGTCGCTTGTGTCGTTATATGGCTTTCCTATTCAAATATGATTGGTTTATTACGCCAATGATATATGATGAAAAATTAAAACAAGATGGTAAATCTAAAAAGGTAGTCGAAGGTTGGTATAAATCAACACGCTATCTTGAAAATTGCAATCTCAAAAAAGTATTTGGCGAGATTGCGCTAAAAGTTGTACGTACAGGTGCCTATTATGGCGTTATTGTGCAGCAAAAAGACGCTTGTTTTATTCAAGAATTGCCTATTTCCTATTGCCGCAGCCGTTATCAACTTAATGGCAATCCTGCGGTTGAATTTAATATGAAATATTTCGATGATGCTTTTTCCGATACTGCGTATCGTTTAAGAGTTCTAAAACTGTGGCCGAAGGAAGTTCAGAAGGCTTACCTTGCTTATAAGGATGGGAAGTTACCCATTGACTATGCTGGAGATACCAACGGCTGGTTTTTACTTGATCCATCGACAACAGTGAAGTTTAATATTACTGGCGGTGACGCGCCACTGTTCATGAGTATTATTCCTAAGCTGTTGGATTTGGAAGATGCGCAGGATTTAGATAAGAAAAAGATGCTTCAACAGATTTTGAAGATTATTATCCAAAAGATGCCTATTGATAAGAACGGCGATTTAATCTTCGATGTTCAAGAAGCGCAACAACTCCATACTAATGCAGTTGCCATGCTTGGTGACGCTGTTGGAGTTGACGTGTTGACAACGTTCGCGGATGTTGATGTGGCAGACCTTGCGGACAAAGGTAATGTCTCTTCCGTAGACCAGCTTAATAAAGTTGAACGTTCTGTGTACAACGAAGCTGGTACTGGACAGAACCTTTTTAATGCAGATGGCAATCTTGCATTGGAGAAATCCATTGCAAATGATGAAGCTACTATGTCTGACCTTATTCTACAATTTCAGACATTTGCGGAACGTCTGTTGGCACCATTTAACAAGAACAGTAAGCGACTTTATTATCATGTCGATATTCTGCCAACAACTGTCTATAATTATAAAGACCTGTCTAAACAGTATAAAGATATGACCTCTCTTGGATTCTCCAAGCTATTGCCGCAAGTTGCTCTTGGTCAATCTCAGAGTGCGGTTCTTATGACTGCATATTTTGAGAATGACGTTATGTCTCTCAATGAAGTTTTCGTTGCTCCTGCTCTATCTTCTACTATGAGCAATGGCGGCAATGGAGATACTACCGCGAAGACAAAACAACAGCAGACTCCATCTTCGGGTAATAAGGGCGGTCGCCCCGAGAAGCCTGATGACCAAAAGTCTGACAAAACAATCGCTAATAGAGAAGCGGAAGGATAGAATTAAATGCTAAGAAATAGGTCTGTGGCTACAATTGATAGTCCAGAATTCATTAATCTAGCACCAGATGCTATCAACCCCGGTATTTCTAAATGTGAGATTAAGGTCATGTATCTTGGTAAGAACCGTAACGGCTCTTTCATTGACAAGAACACGGCCATCCAGATGGCGAACTCATTACCTGCTACGCCAATCGTAGCTGCATATAATGAGAACAAAGAAGACTTTGGTGACCATGGTGAAGTTCTTCACATTGAAGATGGGGAAGTAAAATTCTCTTGCAAGACCGTTCCATACGGTTTCGTTGCTCCAGATGCGGAAGTATGGTTTCAGAAATTCGATGATACAAATGAATTTGGTGAAACCACTACACGTGAATACATGATGACTACTGGTTATCTATGGACTGGGCAGTATCCTGAATTGGATAAATGTATCAACCAAGGCCAAGGACAGTCAATGGAAATTGATGACGTTGACGGACATTGGACAACTGATAGCAATGATATTGAGTTTTTTATTATAAATGATGCAATCTTTACAAAACTTTGTATCTTGGGCGATGATGTAGAACCTTGTTTTGAGGGCGCATCTGTCACTAGCCCAGAAGTAAGCGAACATTTCTCTTATAATAAAGAATTTTCGCATACTTTATTTGCTATGATGAATGAATTAAAAAGTGTGTTGACAAAAGGAGGGTCTATGCCGAAAGAAAACGTTGAAAGCGTTGAGGTAGAGCCTACTGCCACAGTTGAGGAAGAAACTCTTGCGGCAGAAGAGTTTGCTGAAAACGTTGAGACAAATGAAGACGTTGAATCTAGCGAAGACTCCGCCGAAGAAACTTTTGCTAAGGAAGAAGAGAAGAAAGAAGATAAAGAAGACTCTGATTCCGAAGATAAAGAAGATGAATCAGATGACGATTCTAATGATTCTGATGATAAGGAAGATGAAAAGAAGCCAGAGAAAAAGCATGAGCTTGAGAATCAGGTTTCTGAACTTTCTGAACAGCTAAAAGAGCTTACAGATAAGTTTACGGCTCTCGAAGCAGAAGCAGAAGAGCTTCGTAAGTTTAAGGCAGAGCGCATTGATGCCGACAAGGATGCTATGATTGCTAAATATTATATGCTCTCTGACGAAGACAAAGCGGAAATTATCGCTGATAAAGATAAATTCACTCTTGGCGAGATTGAAAGCAAGCTCGCTTTACTATATGTCCAGAAGAATGTAAACTTTGATGAAGAGGAAGAAGTAGATTCTACACCTCTTACGACATTCTCTTTAGACGATGAAACTATTGCGGAAGATGCTGACCCAATGCTATCTGCTCTCCGCGAAGCACAAAACTATTAATAGGAGGATTAAATGGCTCTACATGTAGACCGCGCTGATACTAAGATTCAGCTTACTGGTCACGACAATTTTGCTGTTGTCGAACCTAACCACCTCTCTGCTCCCCGCAGTGGTGGCGTTTATGGTCAGCTCCCCGCTGATGATTCTATTACAATGCTTGAACAGGGTACTTTCGTTAAGTACGATTATGCCGCTGGCAAGATTAACTTCACTGGTGAAGGCCCTTGGATGATGGTCTTCAATGAAGAAAAGCTCTATGACGAGCGTAAGCAGATGCACCGTGACTACGCCATGAAGAAGTCTGACTTCTATGATGGCGTTATGACACCTCGTGTTTTCCGCATGTATGCTGGTGATATTTTCACCACAAATAACGTCAAGGCTGACGATTATGACCTCGGTGACGTTCTCGTCCCCGGCGCCAATGGTGTTCTTGAGAAGGGCGCTAAGGGCCAAGGCTTAGCCGTCAAGGTCGCTAAGCTCACCACCATGCCTGATGGTCAGCCCGGCCTTAAACTACAAGTCATCGCTGAATAAGAAAGGAGTAATATAGACAATGGAACTAATGAAATTTGACGAACTTAAAAAGCTCGCTCGTGCCGCTACCAAGAATGCTCCCCTTACTTTTTCAGTAAATGGCAACGAGGAATCATTTGACGTTGATACCGTTAACCGTACTCTTCGTGAACAGTTCAATCTGCTTGCTGGCGATTATCGTCTCTTCCGTCGCAACGAGGTCGCTGTCTACGAACTAATTGAGAATACCATTGACGAGATTCTTCCCGTCAAGGTTATGCAGCAATTTGAACAGTTCGCTGACGTCCAGACAATCGCTCAGGGCGACAAGGCTGTCTTCAAGCTCCGTATTACCGAAGCCGCTCGTAAGCGTGCCAAGGCTTTCGTAACTCGTGTTGGCCTTGCTGGTCGTTATGAGACAATGATGCTTGATGGTAAGGAACTCGAAGTTGCTACTAGCGCTATCGGTTATGCTATCCGCATCGGCTTTGAGGAATTCCTTGATGGTCGCTATTCATTCGCCGACTTTACCAATATTATGCTTGAGGGTGTCGATGAATACATCTACGCTGAAATTCTAAAGGCTCTTACACAGACTGTTGAACAGCTCCCAACTGCTAACAAGTATGTTGGTGCTGGTTTTGATGAGACTAAGATGGACGAACTGCTTGCTATTTCCGACGCTTACGGTAATGGTACTTCTACCATCTACTGCACTCGTGAGTTTGCTTCTACTATGAAGCCTGCTTCTGCTGACTGGGCTTCTGATTCCATGAAAGAAGAGCTTTTCCGCAAGGGCTTCTTCGCTGATTATAAGGGTCACCCTGTAATTATCCTTCAGCAGTCTATGGTTGATGAAACCAATGCCGAAAAGGTTGTTGACCCATCTCAGGCTTACATCTTTGCTTCTGTTGGCGAAAAGCCTGTCAAGATTGTCTTCGAGGGTCAGACTGCCGTTCGTACAGTTTCTGATAATGACGATTGGTCAACCGACCTCCAAACTTACAAGAAGTTTGGTGTCGCTGTATTCTCTAATCCTTCTATCTGCTCTTATCAGAACACAGCACTAAAAAAAGCAACTCGCTAAACCCAATTCCAATGCCTGACCCAGAGCCTCCCACTCCTGGGAAAGACGAGGTAAATGCTGGCGATTATAATACTGTCTCAGAAGCAATCGCAAATGTTCCCGCTGGCGGCACACTGTTTGTCCCTGCGGGAACAGCTGCAATCGAAGAACCTGTAACTTTTAACAATGACATTACTGTTAAGGGTAACGGCGTAGCATTTGAAAAACCAGTAGTAGTTTCAGATGCGGCAGTCACACTTGATAATGTTAAACTTGTAGCTACTGGCGCAGATGCTAATGACAAGACACTTGCCGTCAAGGTTAACGGTACGAAGCCTTTCACGCTCAAGAATAGTGAAATTTCAGGTACTACCCGCACTGCACTATCTGTCATGACTTCTGGCAAGATTGTATTTGAGAATAACGTATTCGATGCTGGCGATAAAAATATTTACAATATGGTTGAGTTTAGCATCAGCAACGCGCGTGATATTGCGGATGTAACCTTTAAGAACAATACGTTCAAGGGTAAGCTAAAGAATAACGGCGTAAGCCTTTATAATCTTGCCGAAGGTGCTACCGTAAACTTTGTGGGTAACGTATTTGAAGATATTGATGTAAGCAATAACCCAATTCGTTTGAGCAATCCTAAGAATGTCTCTGCTATCTTTAACTTTAAGGATACTACGTATTCATTCAATAGTGATATGCCAAATGCTGATGGTTATACTGCTTTCATGCTGTTACAGGATTATTCTAAGGCTGGCAGCAAGCAAGATTTCTCTAAGTTTACAATTAATTTCGACAATCTTGTTCGTGGCTCTAAGAAGCTCATGGAGAAAGGTGAAGGAATGGATAAGGTATATTATGTATATGCCGACACTCAGGGAATCCTTGCCGATGGAGTTAACGACCCCGTTGTTAATTTCAAATAATGAATTATTGGAAGGGGCGCTCTGCGTCCCTTCTTTTTTTAGATTTAAAAGGAGAAAATATAATATGAGTAACGAAGTTGAACTAATTAGCGATGATACACTAGTTCCTATCCGCAATATCGTAAATTGCGAGACTGGTTATATTCTTTCGTCTTCTGGTCGCGCACGCCGTCTTATTCCGGGCGTTACTATGCGCGTTTCCGCAGGTGAGCTACGTGAGTTATTTTTCCAACCCGGCGGCTCTATTCTTCTACAGAACTACATCAATGTAGGTAATAAGTCACTTGCCGCGGAATTTGGTGTTCCATATGATGCCATTGAATATGATTGGACAGAAGCAGATGTAAAGAAGTGTCTGACCGAAGATGAAATTGATGTTCTTTTGGATGCACTTGATTTCGCGCCACAAGGTATTATTGAAACCATTAAAGATGATGCCATTAAACTTGAAATCAACGACCGTGCGAAAATTAAAGCCATTGCGAAAAAAACTGGTGTCGATATTGATGCCGCTATTAAGAATAAACATGCTTATGATAATAGCGATACCAATGTTGCTGATAAACCACGTCAACGCCGAGCTCAAAAAGATGCCGAACCGCGTAAGCGCCGCGTCAAGGCAACTACCGAGTAATATAAAACAAGTAGGAGGTTTGCCTAATGCCACAAGATATAGATATTGATAAAGATATGGAAGTCATACCTCCAACTTCTTTTCAGGAGATGTATGAATTTTTCCTAGCGGGTGTTACCGATGACATGTTTATGGAACTTACAAAAGAGGATACTGAAAAGCTACTTGAGGAAATTCTGATTGCGGCAGTTCCTAAATTTGAATTCCCGCATTGGGCGCACCCATTTACTCTAGATTATGAAAACAAATGTTTTTCTACTTGCCTTACGGTAGAGGAAAAGATTATTATTCGTTATTATATGATTGCAGAGTGGATTAGTTATCAGCTTGCCACTGTTGACCTTATTCGTCAAAAATATTCAAGCTCAGACTTTTCATTTACTTCTCAGGCTAATCATATGCGTTCACTTATCACAATGAAGCAGGAATATGAACAGAAAGCGTTTCACGCTCAACGAATTTATTGTCGCAGATATGTTGATAAGAAAGGCCATGTTCGCTCTTCTTTTGGTATGATTATGGAACCAGTGAAGTAAAATGGCGTTAATGGTAATAGATGATAGGATTCTAGACTATCAGGTAGAAAATGTTAAGGACAGTCTAGAACGCATCACAAATCAAATTTTTAAACTTCTACCTACATTTGAAGATGGTAAAGATTGGATTAAGCCATTAGATACTTTAGTTATAGAGATTACAGGTATGGCTCTTGTAACTCCTAATGCACCAAAACTTTATCAACTCGTATATAAGTTGCAAGGCATCAAAGAGCAGGGGAAAGGTATTGAATTTATGCTTTTTCGCCGTATGATTTTTGAAGCCTGCAATATCGCTAACGATGTTAGGGAGAGCCTATGAGTATTCAAACATTAGGCGCTCGTCTTCAATGGCTTGGCGGCGATAATATGGGAAGAATTAATCAGTCTAAATATATGTCTTTTCAAGCGGCTTTGAAAAATGACTATAATAAGAGAATGATTAAATTCAACAATCAGTCTTGGCCTTGTCTTATTAATTCCATGTCAGGAGGTTTGAAGGCTGATTACGATAAAAAGTATATCTCTGTCGATTTCAAGAGTGGTCTAAAAGCTGGTGAAACTTTTGAACTTTTAGATAGTGGCACTCATTGGATGGTATATCTGCCAGTGATTACAGAGACAGCTTATTTGCGGTCTGAAATTATTCGTTGTGATTATACGCTTAATGTAAATGGTCAAGAATATTGGATTTTTTTTAGAGGACCTGTAGAAACAGACCTTCGCTGGTTCATTAAAAACAGTATTAATATCAATGAACTTAACTTGTCTGGCCGAATTTATATTAAGAATGATGAAAATACTAGAGACTTTTTTCATCGTTTTACTCATATCAAACTTGCGGGACATACATGGGAAGTACAAGTTACAGATTCGATTACAGTACCGGGTATCTTAGAGCTTGAAATCCAAGAGTATTATGATAACAGTATCGCAGAACTGCCCAGTATTCTCAAAGACGAGACTACACCTATCAATGTTATTAGCGGTGCGACAACTGTTAAACAAGATACTATTATTGGATATGCTATCTCAAATGAAGCATATGACCCCAAGATTCATTGGGAAGTCAAGAATAATTCAAGAGTCAAAATACTTGAAGAATATGAGAATGGCCGCATGTGTAAAGTTAAAGTATATGCAGGTGCGGTAAAAACTTTTGATATTTGCTATGGAGATTTCTTTCAGACAATAATTGTCGAATGGCAGAAGCCATTAATCCAAGGACCGCAAGAAGTTTATCCATATGATATTCACACCTATTGGATTAAGAATCTTTCAGAAGGTGAAAAAGCCATATTCTCTATTGATGATGAATCTATGGCTAAGATTGTAGATTCCAACAATGATTCTTGTAAGGTAGAAATTATATCTGGCAAGAAAGGTAAATTTGTTATCCATGCGGAATATGGTAACGTTGAAACAGATTTACCAGTTAAGATTAAATCGTTATAAGGATTGGAGGTTACATGAAACACGTTGCTTCTAATATCTTACGAACTAATTATAAGTCTACTTTTCTTTCTCATGCAGAAGACCAAGAAACCATTTGGCGCAAACTCTTTGTTGAAAGTAGACCTTATAGCGATATACTGAAAAAATTACTTATTATTAATACACCTAATTGTCTTGATAGAACTCAAGACCAATATCAGCGTAAAATTGAACAGTATAGTATTAAAGATTTACATGATAATCAATATATTAAGGCTACTCCCAAGCTCTCTTTTGGAGAACACGAAGAGGTTAAGTCTTATATCATGTTAGACTTTGATGATTTTTCTCCTTCTGAGAATCCTCGCTACCGCAATTGTGTTATTAGCTTTACGATTATTTCACAGCTTGACTATTGGGAACTAGATGACTATCAGTTACGTCCTTGGATGATTGCGGGATACGTTGATGGTATTATGAATGATACTCGTCTATCTGGCATAGGTAAGCTACAATTCCTAGGTGCGCAACAACTTGTTTTAAATGAATATCTAGGTGGCGTAATGCTACGATACTCAGCTAGCCACAGCGAAGCTGATGATTCACAGAATATTGATAATACTAAGCCTGCGCCGCAAGATTTATAAAGTTGGTGCAGCATGGCAGAGTTACAAGGAGATTTAGGTAAATATCTTTCTGGAATGCCAGTGACGGTTGCGGGAGCAAATGTTGCTATCTCGCAGCCGTCTATTAAAGATATTTGTGCTTTTGGTGAAGATTCGTTTCTTATGTCAATTGAACTTTTTGTCAAGGCGAAGGAACTTGCCGCTGAAATGAAAAACGTGGGCAAAAGTCAATTAGGATATATGGACGATTTTCAAATATTATTAGTAATCATCCAACAGGACGAAAATACAAAAAGAAATGTAGATAACCTTTTCGGTCTTATTTTTCCTGATTATATAATTGAGTATGACGCTGGGTGTATTAACTTTAGGATACAGGAGAATGGACCGATAGTAGGGCAACTTAATCCTATGAATTTTGAAAATTTCAGAATTACATTGAAAGAGCTATTTTTGCCAGTAGGAACCGATAAGTATGAAGAAGAATTTAATCCTGCTAATGATGCAGCTGCCGAGATTGCGGCGAAACTTCAACGTGGTCGAGAAATACGAAATCAGATAAAGAGCGATAAGGATAAGAAGAAAGCCAATAGTATCTTTGGCAACTATGCTTCTGCTCTTTCTATTGGCTTGGCAATTGATATTAATGTCATATATAACTATACTCCATTTCAGCTGTTTGACAGTATTAAGAGGTATACGATTAAGATGGCATATGATTTATATCAGAAAGTTGCTACTACTCCTATGATGGACGTTAGTAAGATGGACGAACCTGATAATTGGATGGACGGTATTTATTGAGTATAATCGTGGTTTTGCCGCGTTATATAATAGACATAGAAATTAGCGCGTTATGTTTCTATGACTAAGGAAAATGTATACAAATTCCTAAATGTAAGGAGAAATCTATGAATAGATTTGGCGTGCGAGAAATCTGCGATGTAGTCTTCAAGCCTCTTACATCCGTAGACCTCGGTGGCCAGCACTTCGATGCTGGTCAGCCTATGCTTTATATTGACACTGCCAAGACTTCTAGTCTTGAAGGTGCTGCTACCACAGTTTATGCACAAGGTGGTAAAGGTAATCCTCGTCTAATCGCCTGGGATGGTGAGAAGACTCTTACACTGACTCTTGAAGATTCTCTTATGAGTCCTACAAGTTTTGCTATGCTTTCTGGTGCTGGTCTAGTACACGGTAAGAAGACTGGTGAGAGCGCAACTCCTATCTATGTTCATGCTACATATGATATGGTTGCCGAAACTGCTGGTGACAAGATTGTCGCTAAGCTAACCGATGAAGACCGCAACGGCGCGACTATCATCGTTACAAAAGAAGCTCCTATTTATCCTGTTACTCTCGATAGTGCTGGCGCTCAGGCTAATTATCTCTCTGCTGTTACTGACAAACAGGTCTTTACTGTTGAAGGTAAGGAGCTAACTGCTGCCGTTCTTGGCGACCACGGTGAGATTAAAGCCGAAGGCAAAACCATTGCTTTCCAGCTTGCCGCCGATGAACCCGGCGATAGCAAGCAGGATGCCGCTGTAAAGGCTGGTGACACTGTCCGCATTGACTGCTATGAGGTTCATTACGATGAAGCCTACGAGATGCAGATTGATGCTGAGAATTTCGCTGGTTACTACTACATCGAAGCGTCTACACTATTCCGTGACGAAGAGACTGGCGTAGACCTTCCTGCTGAATTCATCATTCCTCGCGGTAAAATCCAGAGTAACTTTACGTTCTCTATGGCTAATAATGGTGACCCGTCAACAGTTACATTTACTATTGACTGTATGCCTGCCTACACAAAGTTCAACAAGAAGAAGAAGGTTATGGCTACGCTACAGGTTGTTGACAAGACTGATACAACTCACAACTACAAGAACAAAGAAGTCCTTGGTCACGATGGCCGTACAAAGGATTCCGATGTAGATAGTTGGTATTCTAAGTCTGTCTTCTCCGAAGTAGCGGGGGAATAAAGGCCGCAACGTCAAATGAATCTGCGGCTGGCAAACAACATTCAGACGTAACTGCTAATGCAGTTGATTCGACTACTAAGACTTTTGTAGGTGAAACTATTCCCAGTGTTTCTAAGCTAAAGAAGTCTGTAGCTAAATAAGCTAAAGGGTGTTCCTTAACTGGGACACCCTTTTTCTTTTTAAATAGCAATAATATGTATTGCTATTGCAATATATACTAATGTTATTTAGGAGGTAATATGAGCAATTTCAATTGGCGTGCCGTCCAAGCATATAATGGCGGTAAAGAGTATCTTGCTTATACTATTGCCAGAGGACAGGCCGATATTGATGATGATACGATGCATCGTATTATGAAACGCCAAGTAAGTACATTTACTCAAAGATTTAATCAAGTGAATGCGGCCAGCGGTAAAAAATATACTGGTAGACAGATTAAATCTATGATGGATAACTGGGTTTCAAATGGCGGTGTAATAGGTAATAATATTGATAAAGTAATGCAAAACATTGCAAACTTTGATAGCAAAAGTATTGCTAAGTCATATAGTACGTCTGGTGATATTTTTGTCGATGGTGTCAGTTTGGCAAATGTAGGTGCTGCATTTAGTTCGTCTGTGCAAGATTGTTTGATTCATGTATCAAGTATTACTACAGCAGTCAATGAAGCTGTTAATAATGTTATCTGGACGCTTGCGTCTAATTACGAATACCTTGTTGCCGCGCGTCTAGTTGACGCATACTATACAAATGGAAATGTCCCATCAGACCTACAAGGTATTCCAACAGATGCGAGCATTAGTGCGGGAATGGTCAAGGAGTCTGAAACGAAGATTGTTCTTGCAATGGAGAAGGTGCGGGAAAACCTAGATATTCTTGCTTCTCTTGGTGACGGTAGCAGTGCTGATATTCAGAATAGCTTTCAATCTGCCGCAGATTCTATTGCAGCAGCTTTCAACTCTATTGGTGGCACAGTTCACGAAATGGCAGAAGCACATGCAATTAATGTTGCCGCAAATGAAGGCCAACAACTTATTATGGAAAATGATGAAAAGATAAAGCAGATGGTATCTGTCGCAGATGGTAAATTTTATTCTAATTGGACAGCCCAACAGATAACAGATACTCTTGAAGGTAAAGAATCCAAGGAAGATGTTCATATTTATTGGAATAAAGGTGGCATTGTTCTTGAATTTGGCGGCAATATTAAATTACGTGAAAGTGCGCCATTTCAAGGTAGTGGCCCAGGTTCGCGTGCTCTTGGAGTTGAAGGATTTGTCGCTAGAAGTATGACATATCAGCAGTTGGCGAAAAAATTAAATGCCTTTGCGCCCGGGGCTGGTCAATATGGTTATAGTCTTGTAGGTGCTCTTGGAACAACTGTTAATGCTATGGACTGGTACAATATTAGACAGGCAGCTGGTGCTTTAAGCCTTGTGGATGCTATTGCTGGTAGTGGTATTCAAGGAGACTATTCAACTTTACTTATCGTAAATAATAAGATATTTTCTATTTATGATATTCTTAGAAAAATTTATGATAATTCAGATACTATTTTAAAATATGGCGGCAGCAAATATTACCTTGTTGAAGGTTTTGATTTAGGCACTTTACGAAGTAAAGTTATGCCGTCACAGAATGGTGGAAATATTTTTTCAAAAGCAGTTAGGCGTAATAGGCTTGCTTATAAAGTATTGAGTAATGCTAAAATTAGTATTACTCTTAATATGGGTCATTTATATTCACCAAATATTTTTAGAACTTAGTTGACATAATTTTTAAGATATGGTATAATATAGCCATATAAGTATAGAGATAAAAGGAGATTTTATGGCAATTCTTTTTGAAGAAGAGATGGCTAAAAAGCTAACCTCGCAAGACATGTATGACATTATCCATTTTGCAGCGCAGTCTGCCGAAGATAATGGTTTTGTCAATCAGTTTATTTTTGAACGTGCATTATATGCGTATGCGGCAATTATTATTTATCCAGACCGCAGTGAAGAAATTGGCCGCATTGTTTCGAATAATATTTTAGATGCTTGGGATGCTCTTCTGGCTGACGGTACAATTGCAGATATGAATGAAAATTTTGCAGTAGATATGGATTCTCTTGGTCAGATTGGTAGTGTATGGCTTGATGATTATATTAAGTACCTACAATCTGCTCGTGGTATTTTCTCTACGTTCCAAACTTTTAGTGGCGATATTGTAGAGTCTACAGTAAATCGTTTTAAAGATGCTTTTAGTGAAAACGATGCACAGACTGTTCTTGATATTGTAGATAAATGGGGAATGAATAATACTCCAAAAGATGAAAGTAAATTAAAGGAAAAAGTCAAAGTCAAGGCTATGGCAACCCCTGAACAGGTTAATGATGCGATTAATGCCGCCACCGATTATCTTGCTTCTGTGCCAACAGAAAATGATGAGATTAAAGAAGATAGCGAGCAAGAGGACGGCCCTCTATTCGAGCTTTAGTACAAAATTCAATAATTATTATGAGCCTACTTTTATATAAAGTAGGCTCTTTTTTTATGCCTATATTAACGTTAATAAAGATATAAAAGGAGGTACGATTGTGAATCGTACAGATAGATTTAAGGTAGGTGATTACCATTAGTAAATATTCAAATACTATTGAGTATAATCTACGAACTACATTAGACCGCTCTGGTTTGACTCAATTGCAGACTGAGCTTAATAAAGTTTCTGTCCAATTGAAGGAAATGCAATCTCAGAGGTTGCTTGACCCCTCTCAAGTAGATTCGTCAATCAGTACAATCAACAAATTTAAAAGTGCATTGAATTCTAGCTTCAATTCAAAAATTGGTATGCTTGATATGTCAAAATTTGTTGGACAATTGCAAGAAAGTAAAGTATCTTTAAATAGCTTGCAGAATTCTTTTGCTTTAACTGGTAATACTGGCAAGGCTGCATTTGCTGGCGTATTAGGACAGCTTGGTAAAATTGATACCGGCATTAAAAGTACAAGCTCTATGGTTGACAAAATCTTTAACACAATGGGTAATACCGTGCGTTGGGGTATTATGTCAAGCGCTTTTAATGGTGTAACTGATTCCATTCGTCAATCCGTTGAATATGCAAAAGACCTTGATGATTCGTTGACACAGATTATGCTTGTTACTGATTATTCGCGCGATTCGATGGTTCAGTATGCAAAACAAGCTAATGAAGCTGCTAAGGCTCTTGGTTCTACGACTGTTGCTATGACAAACGCTTCTCTGGTCTATAGTCAGCAAGGCTTTGACTTGAATAAGTCTCAACAACTTGCTGAAATGTCAACCAAATTAGCAAATGCTTCTCAGCAAGATACTTCTACAACGTCAGACCAAATCACAGCATATATGAATGCTTATGGTCTTGATGATAATATTGATAAACTTAATGCGGCACTAGATTCTTGGGCCAATGTAGCAAATATTTCTGCTGCTGACGTTGGAGAACTTGCAGAAGCATCACAGAAAGCTGCATCAGCAGCAGCTACTCTTGGAGTTTCTACAGACCAACTTAACGCCCAAATTGCAACTATTGAATCTGTTACCCGAGAAGCCCCAGAACAAATTGGTAACGGTTTAAAGACACTTTACGCACGCTTTTCAGACCTTTCAATGGGTAAAACCCTAGATGATGGAGTAGATTTAGGAAAAGTAACTTCTACGCTAGATAAAATTGGTGTACAGGTTTTAGACGGTGATGGAAAAATGCGTGGCGTTGGCAATATCATGGAAGACTTAATGAAAGTTTGGGATTCTATTGATTCTACACAAAAAGCTGCCGTAGGCCAAACGCTTGCTGGTAAATTCCAACTTACACGTTTTGAAGCATTGATGAACCGTGCAGATTTATATAAGCAATATAAAGCTGGTTCTGAAAATGCTAATGGTACACTTGATGTAATGAATGAGAAGTATGTTGATTCATTACAGGGAAAATTAAATAAATTACAAACTACCTTTGAAGGCATTATAAATAGCCTTGGTGATTCTTCTGATTTTTATGGATTCATTGATGGATTATCTACTGTATTAGATTTAATGCAGAAATTGGTTGATTCTATTGGCGGTGGTTCTGCTGCGCTAACTTTACTTGGTGCTACTGCTACTAAAGTATTTAGTACAACCATGTCTCGTGGTATTGCTTCTATGATACAAAATCATGAAGTTAATAAAACTCGTAAAATCAATGCGCAGACAAGACAGCAAAAATTACAGGAAATGGGCTATAATAATATTAAAGAAAACGAATCAACAAAACCCATTATGGATTTCGTCAATACTGGCATTAAATATCAACCAGATATGAATGAAAAGCAAGCTAAAGAATATAACGGTATTCTTGATAGCCTAGTTGCTTCTGTACAAAAGGTAACTACAGAAGAAGATAAGATGCGTGAAGCTGTTGAAGCTACTAACATTGCTATGAGAGCAGCTTTAGAAACTTCTTTTGATTACCTAGAACTTACAAGAGATGAAAACGGCGTTTTACAAATTCAACCTACTGATGTATATGACATAGCTATTAGAAATAGTCAAGATAAATTAGGCAAACTTGGCACTAATGAATTGAAACAAATTACTGGAGAACAGGCGCTTAAAAGTAGTGCTTATAGTGCTAATCTAACTAGAAGCCTAAGTACAATCAAAGCTGCAAAAGCAGAAGATGCGACAACTGGTACTAAAACACGGGCAACTGCCGCTATGCAAACATCTCTTAATAGAGGTAAAAGTTTAGTAAAAGAACTTATGGGTACTGATAATATTTGGGACGATAGGTTTAATGAATATGAAGAAAAAATAGAAGACCTCAGAAACCCAATTCAGCAATTGATTGTTAGTCTAAGAGAGCTTTCAAAAGTTATTAACGAAGATAATTATAATTTTGACGCAGCGATTGATACATTAGAAAAAGTACAGAAAGCAGCTAACGGAGCCGCCGAAGCGGCTGATGTTGCCACTAAGCAACAAAATGCAACTCGTAAAGAGGACAGAGTACCGTTATCTAATGTTGGAGAAGCAGCACAGCAAAATAATAAAATGCAAGCCGCGCAAGAAGAACTGAAAACCGCGCAAGGTCGTGGTGAAGGCTTCAATGAAGGTATGGATTTACAAAATGAAATTCAGCAAATTGTTCAAGCTACTTCTGCTATTGGTCAACTTGGCTTTGCTTGGCAATCTTTCCAGAATTTAGGCTCTATATGGGCTAATTCTGATTTAACACTGGGAGATAAAATTGAGCAAACCATTTTAAATCTAACTATGATGCTTCCACAGTTAGTATCTGGTTTTATAGCTTTAAAAGAAGCATCGCAAAAATTAGATATGAGTAGATTAGTAGAAGCAATAGATGCAACAAGAATTGAAAAATTGCAGAATGCTTTTAGTGATTTTGCTACAATGAAATTTGGCCCTGTATTAAGTGGTTTAACTGCTACGGAAACAAGATTTAAAGCAATTAATACCGGCGCAAAGATTGCATCTGCTGGGCTTGAGGTATTTAAAGGAATTATTGAAAGCCTTGGCAGTCCTCTTGGGATGCTTTCTATTGGGCTTGTTGCTGCTGGCAGCGCTTTAATTAATTTCCTTCATCAAAAAAATCAAGCTGCAAGAGATAAACAAGTTGAGACATATACAAATACTCAACAAACAGCGTCAGTTGATACTTCTTCCTTTGATGTTGCTTATGCTTCGTACAAGAAGACTGGCGAAGTCACTGATGAATTAAAGAGTTCTACTGATACTTTGATTGATTCTCTTGATATTGCTGGTGGTAAAGCTCTTAAAAATTCAGGAGATTTTGATACTTTAGCTGAGAAAATTAACAAAGCTAGTACAGCATCTAAAGAATTAGCTGCGTTGCAAGGTAAACAAGCTCTAACTGCGCTAGATAAAGGCGCTTCTACTTATACACCTTTTGTTAATAATGCTGCCAGAATTGCATATGAGAATGACTTTTTAAGCAGTCAAGCTGGTTTAACTACAAACTTTTGGGGTCAAGACACTAGCGGATTGTCTATCCAAGAGAAAATCGGCAATGTCACAGAAGCGTCTGCTAAAGCTCAAAAAGAAGTAGATAAGTATCAAAAGAAACTTGATAGCATGAGCAAAGACGATGTTATGTATGAACATACAAAATCTAAGCTAGATGAAGCAAAACAACATGTTTCTGATGCTCAGGATTACTTAAATGATGAAAATGTCGCTAACGCAAAAACCATTATTGACAATATGGCTAGTGCCGCAGAAGAAGGTTTGAACAAGAGTGACTTCGTTAACAAGTCTAAAAAAGAGATTGAAAATTCTCTATTAGACAATGAAGCTATTAAAGCTAAATATCAGTCTCTTGGAAAAGAAGCTGGACAAGAATATATCGACGGACTCGTTTCTGCTATGCAAGGTGGCAAAGACGATGTTAAAAATTCTGTTATGGCAGGATTAAGTTCTGATATTTCAACTGACAATCTAGAGAGTGCGGCTAAAAATAAGTCTTCAATGAAAGATGTACTTGAAGATTATCAGACTGCATATCAAAAGAACGGTGGCTTTACAGAAGATGAAGCTGCTAATATTATGGTTGAGCATCCTGAATATGTTGAGTTTTTGCAAAAGGTTGGCGACCAGTATCAGTTAAATCAGCGTGCGGTTGAACAATGGACACAAAAGACGCGTGAACAGACCGCTGCGATGAAAGAAGCAACTGGTGAAGCTGTTAATATGTCTCAAGCTAATACAGATATTCTTGCAGCATATCAAAGTCTTTCTGGTAATAATCTTGACTTACAGCAGCCGCTTCAAGAAATACAGCAACTTAATGATTTGCTTACTAATGGTGCAATTTCTAATGCTGATTTCTTAGATAGATTAAATTCTGGTTTTGATGCTTTAGCAAGTAAAATTGATAACGCTGTTAACAGCGGTCAGAAACTTGCTGACGTATTAAATGATGATGATATTTCTAATTTTGCTCAGATTATGACAAATGAGCTGTATACTGGTTTACAGCAGGCCAACAAACAATTCAAGAGCGGCAAAATGAATGTTACTCAGTATTCCAATACTATGAAAAAAGCTGCGCAGCAATCTATTAAAATGGAACAGGCAACTAGTGGTTTAACTGATGAACAAGTTGAACAAATTAAGAATTCTAGAGATATTAGCAATGTCACCGTTGGCATGACAAAAAAGCAGAAATCTGCTGCAAAGCAAATTAATAAATTAGCCAAGAGCATGAAAAATCTTGACGCTGCCGCTGACTTTAATAATTTTGTTACAGACAATTTTGAACAAATGAATAAAATCTTTGAAGACACTGGTAAAGTAGCCGTGGATGCTACAAATGATATGGGTGGAATCAAAGAGGAATATAGTCAAACAATTTCAGGTCTTGCATCTTCTATGCAGACATTTTATCAAACTAACACAGAAGCCGCTGTAAATACTGCGAACGCTATTGCGGCTACTGGTGCAATGACGCAAGCTCAAGCGTATGAAATGTTGACTACAGGACAAGGCCTAGCGAGTGCCATGATGTCCAACAGCGAAGTTGCTAGTGCGGCGATGCAAGGAACAATGGCAGAAGCCGAAGGTGCAGTTTCAAATATGGCAGATGGTATCTCAGGTATCATTACAGATATTATGGCAATGTTTGGCGGCATTGATGGTGATGTTACCAGCAGTACTGAAAAGACTGATTCCTCTGAATATGATATTACTTCAACTGAAAAAGGTAAGGGTTCAGAATCGGTTGGTACCGTTTCAGTTCCAAATTTCAAGATGCACATTAAAGGTTCTAATAACTCTTCTTCTAAGGGTTCTGCTGCAAGTAGGAATAAAAATCTTACCTCTACTGGTAAGACGAGAACCACTTCTGATGGACGTATTCAAGAACAATATGTAAACAAATTTACTGGTAAATCTACTTGGTCAGATGTTAATGCTGGTTCACAAGCGTCTGTTAAGGAACACTCCAAACAACTTGCAAAGGGTTTAAGTTCATTATTTGGGTCTTCAACTCCAAGCCTTAAAAACTGGGCACCTTCTGGTGTTGGCGGTGCTGTGCCACCGTCAAACTTCGGACTTCCTTCGTCTGGCTCAGGCGGTGGAGGTGGCGGCGGTGGTGGAGGTGGCGGTAGCTCCTTCACTCCAGATACCAAAGAAGCTCTTGATGATGAAATTGACCGTTATGAACGTGTTAATACACTTCTTGACGCAATCGCAAATGACTATGAGCGTATCAATAAAGAGCAGGAACGCTTAACTGGTGATAAGTTAGTTGAGAATCTTTCTAAGCAGACTTCACTTCTGAAACGTCAAATTGACTTACAGAAAGAAAAGTTAAGTATCCAGAATGATGAAATGAATGAACTTCAATCTAAGCTATCTGGATATGGTATTCAATTTGATGCTGAGGGTTATATCTCTAACTACGCAAAGATTCATCAAGGCTTAATTGACAACGTTAATAACCTTATCGGTCAATATAATGCGGCTGGTACAGAAGAAGCTCAAGATGCTATTAACGACCAAATTGATGCGGCAAATGATAATCTTGATAAATTCAAGACGCTGTATCAACGTTATGACACTTTGATTTCAAGTGATTTGAGAGACACAATTCAGCAGATTGAAGACCTCAATGATGAAATTGAAGACCTGCGTATTAATATTTTTAAGACGCAAGTTGAATCTCTTGACAATCTCAAAGACATTCAAGAAAGTCTCGTTGATTTCGACCGTGCGTTCAATCGTGGTATTAAGCTAACGCCTTACCAAGAAGCAGCCGATAATGTTGCTAAGCTCGGCAAATACTTTGATGTTGCAACTATGAGCGTTGACGAATATTACGATAATCTTATCAAGAAGCAAGAGGATGCCGCAAATGCCGCAGGCACATCTGACGCATATAAGAAATGGTCAGCAGGTCGCGTAGACGAACTCAAAGCTGCCAAACAGCGTGCGCTCAATGGTGACAAGAGCGTAGATTACTACGGCACTGGTTATTTCGATATGTCTATGAAGAATCTAACTGACATTAACGCTCAGATGAAGCAGTTTGAAGAGACTGGTAAATCTGATATTTTCGGTGAGAATTCCGCAGACCTCTATGACGTAGCTAAGACAGTATACGAACAGGCCGCAGGACTTGCTCAGGACTATTGGTCATTGATTGAAAGTCTCCATGACAATGTTATGGATATGATTGATGATATTAGCGATAAGATGGATAGGCGTAAAGACCAGTATGAAGCCATCACAGATGAACTTGAACATTGGTTAGATATTACAGAGCTGCTACATGGCGAAGAATCTTATGATGATTTAAATACCATCCTTGGCGCACAGCAGAATAATTACAAAGCACAGCTGAATGAGTTAATGCAACAGCGTGATATTTGGAAAGATATGCTTGGCTCCATGAAAAAAGGTTCGGAAGAGTGGAACGAAGTATCTGACAAGATTAAAGATGCTACTTCTGATATTAACGACCTTATTCAGAATTCTTTAGAGAATCTACAGAAGCAGTATTCAAATACAGTTTCAAAGATTACAAAGGCATGGGGAACCAAAGCTGTCGGTACTGACCTTGACTGGATGAATACGCAGTGGGAGCTAATCAACCGTAACGCTGATTATTATCTCGATGATGTTAATAAATCCTATAATATCCAAAAACTACAGAGCAAATATCTTGACCTCTTGGATGGTTCAAATGATTTAGCTATCCAGCAAAAGATTTCAGCGCAGATGAAAGAACAACTTGAATATTTGCGTGATAAGACTAAGTTATCTGAGTATGATGTAAACTATGCAAACGCACAGCTTGAAATCTTACAGAAGCAAATTGCGCTTGAAGAAGCTCAGCGCAATAAGTCTCAAATGAAACTTCGCAGGGATACTCAGGGTAATTATTCATACGTCTATACAGCGAATGATGATAATGTCCGTTCCGCACAGTCTGACCTTCTAGATGCACAGAATAACGCATACAATATGTCTAAAGACCAGATGAAGCAAACTCAGGCAGATTCACTATCTGCGTTACAAGATGCTCAATCTACAGTCAATGACATTTGGAACAATGCTAACCTGTCTCTTGAAGAGAAGACCAAGAGAACACAGGCCATCATTGACTCACTCAAAGAATATCTTGCAGGAACCAGCGAACAGCTAAGCACGTCTCAGAAGAACATTATTAATGACTTCATTGGCATGTGCGATATGCTTACAGGTGAGAACAAAGATAATCTACAAGATGTATACGACCAGATTGTCAATGGCAGTACTGATGCTTTTGACCAGATCGATACACGTTGGTCTACTTCTTTGACCTCTTGGTTACAGAATATGGACCAGTTCAAGGCCGACACTGATAAGATGCTTGGTGATTTGACGCAAGCTGGTAAAGATTATGCGGATGGTACAAAGACTATTGCTGACCTAGCTAAGACTAATTTTGATGATATTTCCAATAGCATTAGCGGCACAACGGATAAGACAAAAGAACTTGCGGACAGCACAAAAGAATTTGTCAACATTCTTAAAGATGTATCTGGTGAGGTCAAAAAGACAGAATCTACGATGACTGATTACGCCAATCGTATTACAGATGCTAACAACAATATGCAGGCATTTAAGCAACTCGCTGATGAAACTGCTAACAAGCTATCTAAAAAAGAGCAAGAAAATGCCAATCTAAGTGAAGCTCTAAAGCAGGCTGAGCAAAAGAACTATAACTATGAGCACTATGGTAACGCTAACGGGCCTTCATCTGGCGGTGGCGGCGGTGGAGCCGGCGCTAATGAAGATACTGCTTGGGGCATTGCTAAGGCAATTTGGACTTATGGCTGGGCTTCTGGCTGGGGCAACGACCCTGTACGTTCCAGTAAGCTGACTGGAGCATATGGTACCGCTTTTGCCCGCCACGTTCAGGATATTATCAACCAATACTCTAGGTCTGGTAGACTTGTTGATTATGGTTCTATGAAATATAGTTCAAAGAATCTAATCGGCTATGATACAGGTGGCTATACTGGGTCTTGGTCTGATAAGACAGCAGATGCCAAGAATGGTAAACTTGCATTCTTGCATCAGAAAGAACTTGTCCTTAACGCTACAGATACGCAGAATATTCTTGCGGCAGTTGAATCCGTAAGGTCTTTTGCGGACAGTCTTAAATCTACAAGTCTTGCGCAATCACTTTCTACTGCTCTTGGAGCGGTGAGTGGCGCGAAAGCAAATAACGCATCCGAGACAATTGACCAAAACGTACATATCACGGCTGAATTCCCAGCTGCGAATAGTGCGGCAGAAATTGAATCTGCGCTTATGTCACTGAATGATAGGGCGGTTCAATACGCTTATAAGTTCAGATAAACATGGGCAAAATTTTATAATCGAATATTTGTGGTTTTGATATGTCTTAGAGCATAATTTTATGAACGGGAGAACTTTATGTTCTCCCGTTTTTTATTTGGATTGAAAAGGAGTTGACAATGGCGAATCTACAGGACGTTGTTCTTGAAGCTGTGGATACAATTGTATCCAATAGAATAGAACAGATAGCTACGGATAAAACAGTTACCGCCACTGTCGCTGGCTGTACTAATTCACTTACAGGTGAATATCTCGTTTCCTACAATGGCGGCAAATTAAAGGCATATGCCCAAGAAGGAAACACATATACTCAAGGTCAATCAGTGTATGTCCTTATCCCAGAAGGTGATTTCACCAAGAAAAAGAATATCGTAGGTGTTGCGCAGGCAGCAGAAGATGATAATAATATCAGCTTTGTATCTTCGGCTATTAGTAACTACAATCTCATTGGCCGCAATTGCCTTAGTGATAAAAATAAAGTGACGCCTGCGGGACTTCGTTCTTACAAAAAAGAAGATTACAAAGTTCTATATAAGAAAGATGAAGATGTAAGTGGTTCTAAACCTAAATTCTTATCTATTGATACTCAAGAGCTAGAGAATAATATTAAACAGGCCGAAGCGGTGCTAGTTGAAGCGTCTTTCCGCACTTCTTTGCCGCGAGAGCACAAACTTACAAAGACTGGCGAATATGGTATTACTTTTATCTTAGCTTTTAAAGATGGAGACGCTACAGACGATAAAGGTCAGGCATTAGTTAAAAAACTATCGTATACTATTGATAGTAATAGTATGACAGGTTCACCGCTTCAATATCAAAGTTATTTTGACCAATATCAGATTTTCCCAGTAGATGTTGAGAACTTCTTATATATTGACCAGATTATTTTCTATTGTAAAGATTTCGTAGAAACTACTGACCCAATTCAATCACAAGACAGACCGATTGGCTGGGGCGATGATATTTTCATTAAAGATGTTGAATTTTATGGCCTTAGAAAAATCAGTGCGGCAAATGGTGATTATCAGATGCACCTGTCTATGCCGAAAGGTTCTACTTTTAGAGACTTAACTGAGAACTCTTCTTTAAGCGTTGTCGGCACTCTCCGTCATAAAAACGAAGACTTATCAGGCGATGCCATGTTTTACTGGTTTAGAGAAGATGGACAAGTGACCGCAAGCTCTAAAGATTATAAGATGTACGGTGGAGCTGGCTGGTCTTATCTTGAAGCCAAAGGCAATAAGTATAGCTTTGTTACTACTGGTGCGGAAAATCGTGCTTATGAAAATAAATATATGTGTGTTTGCGTCTATAAAGAGCAAATGGTTTTAAAAGATTATTTCACATTATATAATGAAGCGGCAAAGCGTGATATTGAGATTATCTCTTCTCTTGGTGTTAGTTTCAGCTTTGACCGTGGCAAACCTAAACTTACCTGTCTCTTGGACGGCAAATCTTCTGACTTTGAAGCTGGTAAAGCAAATGGGCATCCAGATAATTTCTTTAGATTTGTTTGGTCTAAAGTTGATGATTATGGTCAAACATTATCTTTCATTGAAACGGTAGAAGAACTTAAAGCTCGTTACGAAGATGGTATAAAACAGGGTATTGGATATAACAATTTATCTGCCTTGAAGAATCAAATGAATGCACTTGAAGGTGCATCATGGGACAAAAATACGCTTACTTATCCAGTTAAAGGCATTGATTCTAAGGCTACCTTTAAGTGTGCAGTTTATTTGCGCGATAGGGAACCTTCAAAAGATGAATCTGTAGAAAATATTGAATATAATATTGGTGTTGCGACACTTACTTTAAAAAACGCAACCGCCGCAGACCCTACTGATTATTATATCACTATTGAAAATGGCGACCAAGTATTCCAGTATAGTGAATCTGGTGTATCACCTGATGATGATAGATATGAAGACCCATTAGAGGTCAAGCCGCTTACTTGCCATTTCTTTGACCCTGCTGGTCTTGAAGTTAATAAAGATACATATGATATTAAATGGCGAGTACCATTAACAGATTCAATGATTACTATTCCAAAAGAAGGAATGGTACTCAATCAGTCTAATCAGAAAATCGAGTATTGTATATCGCAGATTTATCCTATGGCGATTGCCGCAAACTTTGATTATTCAGCAGTATCGAATCAAATTGAAGCTATTGTAACATATCAAGGAGTTACATATAGTCAGATGACTGATTTTCTGTTTACTAAAGTTGGAGAGAATGGTACGAATGGTACAGATATTGTCGCTAAGATTTCTCCTACTTCTAAGAATCTAAAGAATAAGATGCTTGCGCTTATTATCGACAAAAATAATAAAGTTGCGTGGAATACAGGACAGGCAATTTCGCAACAGGTCTTGCAGTTCCAGCTCTATCAGCGCAATGAGAAAATCAATGATGATTCTACTGTCTCTTGGTCTATGGGTTATGGTCAAAGTAAATATATGAGTTGTAACGATGGTGTTATTTCTTGGAACACAACTGATGCAACCAAGCGTAAGTTTATGAACCAAATTGTTAAGGCTCAAACAATTTATACCGTTGAAGATTCTTCATATAAGTATTATGCTTTTTATGGTATCCCAGTGATTAAGAAGTACGCCGATAATGATATTCAAATTGACAAGACTTCCTTGTTAAAATCTATTACTTATAATGCGGATGGACGCAACCCGCTATACAATAAGAACCAAGGCGTTACGCTTGTTGGCTCTGGCCTTGAAGATTTATTTATTGAATGGATAGCTGAGGGCGGTGAACCTTCAAAGACTGGTCAAACATATGACGATAATCCATTAAGTGCTTGTTTTAAAATTATTACAGAAAAGAATACATCAGATGGTGTACAAAAGACAGTTCGCACAAAGGGATTAAGTCAAATCTACATTCTTCCAAATGATGTATATGATGGTGAGTATGGAAACAACTTAGTTCATTGTAAAGTTTATACGTCAGCAGATGCGGCTAATCCTGTTGTAGAGCTATATATTCCTATTTATATGTCACTGAATACTTATGGTCTTAAATCTTTGAATGATTGGGATGGAACACACCTAGAAATCAATGAAGATGAAAATTACATCCTTGCGCCGCAAATTGGTGCTGGTGAAAAGAATAAGAATAATCAGTTTACTGGCGTTGTTATGGGAACTTCTAAGACTTATGATTCTGATGAATCTCAAATTGGTTTAATGGGATTCTCAGAAGGTAAGCAATCTATTTTCTTAGATGCTAAAGACGGTTCTGCCACTTTTGGTTTGCCAGAACAACAAGCATCGCAGAATAACCATTTTGAGGAAGGCCGCATTAAGTTAGTCCCAGGTGGCGAAAGCTATATTGGCGCATGGCGTATCGGTTCTCGTGCATTATATAATATTGCAAATGCGGAGGTTGATAAAGACGGTAATTTCACAGAAGCGACTGTAGATAGACCATATACAGATTATCCTGTAAAGGATTCACAATTTTCAATTCCATCAGACAAACAGGGTCTTATTTTAGGTGCTAATCCCGCATATATTTCAGTCAAAGGTAAGCCACTTACAAAACAAAATTCAAATATTGATTTTGACGGAGCAAATGCCGCACTTGCCGAGGGAGATAGCCTTGAAGTAGAAATTGACCCGCGCAAAGATTCAACTTTCTCAATTTATAGACATTATAAGAAAGATGATAAGTGGCATCGTTATCCGCTTGTTGGTATTAATCAATTTGGGCAGTTTTACACAAATGCAATTCAAGACCAAGAGTCTTCGATGGGCATTGGCAAGATTGGAGCCTTTGGTAAACGTGCGCTAGATGCTAAATATATTGGTGCGCAGTTTGGCTGGTCTGATACAAACTTATTTAAATTCTTTGTTGATGGTACAGTTAAAAATTCTGAAAAGGCTACAACAGACCTTTATCTTTCTACTGGCACAAATGTTAACAATGAATATCCAAGAGGATTCAATGTATATGGTAATCATGTTAGTCTTTATGCGCCAGATTTAGGTAAGGAATCATCTGATAGCTCGACACATAGACTTCACATAGATTCACAGCAAGCTATTATCGGCCACGAAAATTCTTATTTAAGATTATCTGCTTTATCTGCGGCAGATGATACAACAGATGGAAAAACTAAAACATCTGTTCTATATCTTAATAATAATTTTGAGTTTATGAATCCAAAAGATAGAAAAACTACTATGTCTACTGGTGATTTTACTCTTTCTGCTATTGGAACGCCAAAAGATGATAAGACAGATAAAGACGGTAATTATACTTATACCATTGGCGGCAATTTAAGATTAAATGCAACCAATTCAATCAGAAATATCGCAGATAAAGACTTTCAGATTAAAGCAGGAGAAGATTATTTGATGTATTCAAAGGCTTTCTCTTCTGTCGCAAATAATAAAGATGGTACTTTTACTATTGGTGCAAATAATGCTAAAGCTGTCTTAACATTGAACGATAATAAGGGACAAAATACTACACTTGTTGGTGAAGGTCTTAAATTCAATGCAGCAAATAATGGAATTAATATTGTAAGTGATACTTCGCCTAATGGCATTAAGTTAACTGCTACTGCAATTAAAGACAATGAAGCACAGGGCGGTGTAAGTATTAGTCTTGTACCTCAGTCTGGTGGTAATGGTGCTTTTTATATCAGGTCTGGCACTGGTAGCATTGAATCTAAATATGATGAAATTAAGCACGTTGGTAAACGCACCTATGTAAGCATTGGTCACGGTATTGTATCAAATTGGGGTACTTTTTTAGGTACGCCTGATTCACAGTCAACCACTTCTATTATTGCTGAACGAGATATTCGTAGTATTAATGGTTGGAATTATAGTAACGAATATTGCTATAATAATGCTTATTCACATAATTGTATGGGTGCTAATAGAACTTCAACCAAGGTTTCAGACCATTTAGGTTGCATTTATGATTTGTTAAATAACTTGCAGACGCAGATTACGAATGAAGTAAACGCTCGTAAGTCTGATGTAAATGATGCTAGAGCAAAAGCTAATGCAGCACAAGCTACTGCTAACGGTAAAGCAGATAAGAATCACAATCACGATAGCGTTTACGTTAATTATTCTACCTATAATTCTCATTATCATACATTTGCGTTTGATACTGGAAAAGCTGATGGAAAAACGGTTGTTACTAATATTTATGCTGGCCAAAAATTTAAGGTACTTGGTCCATTTATTAAAAAAAAGGAGATAAAAGGATATGAACGAATTAGAAGTACGCATGAGGGTTAATGCTCTTGCAAAAGATATGATTTATGATTTTATGGCAAAGAATGGAGTTGGCGCTACTGTTATGGTAGACGCTCTTAATTCTGTTCTTGTCGGTCTTTATCCACTAGCTCAGGGTGAAATGTTGCGAGCTATTGATATGGAAACTGCGGCCAAGGCTCAGCAGCAGGCGCAAGAAGTCAATCAAGCAGAGCAAAAAGCCACTCCCAAGGAGAAGGAAGTTAAATAATGGCAGTAAAATCCTTTGTTAAAAAGGTTGGTCAAAAGGCCAAAGATGGTTCACTTACTTTGCCTTACTCTGAATTTGGAGTTGGCTTTGAAAATGTAGTGGACACACGCAAAGATAAGGGCAATTATTCTCTTGCCCAATTCTTTGACAATTATATGGACTTCATGAAAAATACAACATTTGTATACACTGGCAAGATACAGCCTACTAATACTCATGTTGGTATTTGGATTGATACAAGTTCTTCTAACCAATAGAAAGGAAGAGTGAAATATGGCAACAGTCGTTAGTACACTGTATCCACCTGTTGTTTCGACATTTCAAAATGCTTTCGTGAACACAGAAGATGCTGTTGTGTATTTTACTCTTTCTTCTTTTAATTCTGCATCTGAGATTAAACATGTACATGTCAGTTGCGTAAATCAACTCAACAATGAGAATGCCTTGAATAAACTTTCGGGCATTCTCATTGAAGATTTACAATTCGATAAAGTAAGCGGTATGTATTATGTAACAATACCTACCGCTTATATCGAAGGCAATGCTTTCAATACAAATCAGTTCTATAAGGTTCAGATTAGATTTGATAGCTATAATGGAACTGATGAAGTACCTATCAACGATGAAGTGAAGAAGAATAGTTATCTTTTATCACATACGCAATATTTTTCAGAATGGTCTTCTGTTTGTCTAATTAGACCAATTCACCAACCTAAAATTTATCTGTCTGTATTTGAAAATTATACAGGCAATTCATATATGACTTTTAATAAAGGCTTAACGCAAATTGCGGGAGGTCTTCTTTTCGTCACTAAAAATGAAAGTGGCGAAGAGGTAGTTTTAAATACTGAAACCGAAACGCTTGAAGCGTATCAATTTGATATTTTAGATGATTCAGATAAGGTATTGTTCTCTACCCCTACCATTTATACTGGTGAAAATCTTAATCCAAATAATATTGTATATAATGTTGATTTTTCATCTTTAAAGAATAGTTCAGATGGTTCTACATCAGACCCTACCAATACATATTACGTATGCCGCATCACTTGTCGCACAAAGAATCAGTATCAGCTTAGCAAAGAATATAAGTTCCAGATAGGTGAATATACTGGTGCGGATGAATGGCAACCTACAATTGCCGCAGAAGTCAATGATGAAACTGCGTCAATCAGGGTTTCGGTTAAAAATGAATATTCTTTTAGTGACGGCGTATCTGTATACGTAAGACGTGCATCTAATAAAGATAATTTCAAAGAGTGGGAAACAATCTATAGTGCAAAGCTACAACAGATTGATTTTTCAATTGTAGACAATACTGTAGAAAGCCTAACGTGGTATCGCTATCGTGTAGAAGCTCTTACTTCTACTGGAATGTCAATTGCAAAACCAACCATGTCAAAAGTGGTTTTGCCGCAATTCTATGACGCTTATTTCTCTCGTGGGAAAGAACAATATGCGGTAAGATATAATTATCAAGTAAGTAGCTTTAAACCAGTAGTCAATCGAGCTAAGATTGATACCCTTGGCGGCAAATATCCTAAGTTTGCGGAAAACGCTGTATTAAATTATAAGCAGTTTAGTATCTCTGGCATGATTAGTGCCGAGTCTGATGTTTATTCTGAATTTGCGGATAAGACAGAACTTATTCATCATAATAATGATACTCTTAAAGACCTATATTCAGAATATAAAGATGAAACTGGTGTTGAAGATTTAATTCGTAACGATTTTAAGAATTGGCAGAAGACTGGTGGCAACCAGTATCCTAGCGGCCCTATTTCTAGTGTAGCGTCACAAGAATATTTGACGACCACTACAAACGATTGGCTCTATGAACGCGAATTCCGTGAAAAGTTAATTGCATGGTTAAACGATGGTGAGCCTAAGCTATACCGTTCAATGGCAGAAGGCTCAATGGTCGTTATGCTTACAGACGTTGCATTAACGCCTAATGCTACGGTTGGCCGCAGATTATGGAATTTTTCTGCTACGGTTTATGAGGTTGAAGATGCTTCTTCTCTAGACACTCTAGATACTCTTGGTATCTATAACCGTAAGATGATTGGCTCTATCAATGGTAGCGGCAAACAAGATTCAGAAGATGACCCTAAAGACTATATTGAAGTCATTAAACCTGCACAGATGTATAGGATGACTATTACAAATAATAATGATATTAGAAATGATATTAACGATGCTCTATCAAAAAAGTATAGTGGTGTCTTATCTGGGTCTAAGGCAGAGGATATTGTTCTTAAAAATGTTAAGATTTTTTATCATTCTAAACCTCGTTATTATACATTCCAAGCCAATTCAGATGGTTTAACGGAAGTTACTGAAAATACAAATGGCATTACGGAAATGTTGAATCAAAATCAGGTTCAACGTGGATATTATTTTGGCGTTATTACTCGTGGTAGCGATGGTAACCATAATATCTTTGTAAATGAACGTGGTTATTACCAAATTCCAAACAAGCTAGACGTTACTGGTCTTTATTTCCAAATCGGCGATGTCGTTACTGTTGAATATACGCTTTGCTATAAAGAACGTTCTAGCGTAAAAGAAGCTGTGTCTGGTGCATCAATTGACCGCACACTTGTAGGTCAAGAGAGTGGCGTATTTAAGCCGAATGCTTATCTTGGTAACAAGATTAGAAATAAATATAACTTTATTCAGATGAATGGTGACGTTATGCTTTCAAGCAAACGTATGAAATATTGGAAAGGCATCTGTTTAGATGTTACTCCTTATGCGGTTGCTAGTATTAAATATCATAATGAAGATGAATATAAGAATTATCTTGTTGGTGGTACAGGTGTTTTACACATGCTCAGAGATGTTCCAGTAGATGATATATGTTTCTTGGGTATACGAATGAAACTTACAAATAAGAAAAAGTATCTCCAAGAGAATGAGTTTAGACTCGATTCATCTGTTGGCGCAACTAGTGCTACAGCTCTTAATTGGTTTACTGTCATAGATAATACTGATACGAAACAACCAGTTTCAATTATTCAAGATGAACAAGAGCCACAAGATTCTTTTGGTGAAACTTGGAATCCCATTGGTATGACTGCTGGAACTAAGATATATAATTCAAAAGATGAAATTGAAAAGCCTGTTTTAAATACCGTATACAATATTAGTAACGAGTTAAAATTATACTATAATTATCAATGGTACGATTTTGCTTTTGCATCAATTGATGCGATTGATAAAAACACAGCTACAGAACGTATCGGTATTGCCGCTATGCCAGTAGAAGGTATGATTAACTATTATGGTACTGTAATGACTACGAATTATCAATAGGAGGGGAAATGAGAAGGACATATCCTTATTTAAATGACAGCTTCTATGAAGATGCCAATAGTGCGTTAAAGCGTAGAAATTTTCTCAAGACTATTGATAATTTTGTCAATCAAAAACAGTATGTGCGGCTAACCCTTCTCAATTGGAACGAAGAACCGTTAAAGGAGATTCAAGGCGTTATTGCGTCTGGTAGTCTTTCTAAAGACGGTTCTTCGTCTATCAGACGCACCTGTTCATTAACTGCATCTATTGATAGCGGTGAATATGATATTGAAAATATGTCATATGATTTTGCTATCAATAAGAAAATTTTTATCGAAATTGGTATTGAAAATCACAGCAACCAATTTTTAGATTATCCTATTTTATGGTTTCCTCAAGGCGTTTTCTTTATTGCAAGTGCAAGTGCATCATCTTCTGTTTCGTCTGCCGTATCATTGCAGCTGACATTGAAAGATAAAATGTGTGGCCTATCTGGTGACGTTTCTGGTACATTGCCTGCTGCCGTTATCTTTGATGAAATGGATACACAGGACGCAAGCGGAGCATATGTTACTAAAAAGGTATTAGTTTATGATATTATCCAAGAGCTAGTAAATCATTATGGTGGAGAAGATTTAAATAATATCATTATTGAGGATGTACCTCGCCGCATTAAAAGAGTAATGAAATGGACCGGTTCTAATCCGTTGTATCTCGTGCCTAAACAAAGCGGTAGTGCAGGAGTTATATGGTATGCGGCGTATATTGATAAGCCAGAGACATTAGAAGACGGTACAATTGAGATTTTAAGTGGTCAAGACTGCGGTTATGTTTATGATGATTTTGTATATGATTCTGAACTGTCTGCTAATCTTGGAGAAAGCGTAACATCTGTACTCGATAAAATTAAAAGCTATCTTGGTAATTTTGAATATTTCTATGATGAATTTGGAGTATTCCACTTTAGAGAAGTCAAGAATTATCTTAATACTACGCAAGCAACTACTTTAGTAAATGATATGAAGAAACACGATTATCTCGTAGAGACAACTACAGGTAAGAGTGTATACACTTTTAGTGACAAAGACAATATTATCAGTATTAGCAAGACACCTCAATTTAATAATATTAAGAATGATTTTATTATTCAAGGTAAGCGCCAAGGAACAAATAGCCAACAGCAGGTAGACGTTCGTTACCACCTTTGTATTGACCGCAAGCCTTTACCCGTCTCGTCAGATGAACGTGGTAATAATTATTATAATACATATTATAATTTGTTACTGTATACGGAAGAGTCTACCCAAGAGATAAAGGCTGCATTCCCTGCGGTGTACACAACGAAGAATGATTTCCCTTCTATTGGTGAATTTAATACTATTTACTTTGATGCTACAGATAAGTTTGCTTACTACTGGAAAGACGATACATATAAGTCTTTGAAATGCTCAGCATACTATCCAGCAGTAGATACATTGTCCATATCTGCTATTGCGGAAATTGGTTCTGAGGAAACTAAAGAAGAAGTTAAACCAGTCCCAGTCCCAATAGTCAATGGTGGTTATCTAGTTAAAGATTGGCGTACTGAACTTTATCTTGAAGGTATGTTGGCTAAAAAGAACGGTATTGATTCTGGTAATTATTATGCGAAAATTGATAGTATTACTGGTTGGCAAGGAAATGTTCTACAATATGCACATAATTGTAGGATAGATACTGATTATTATTTTGAAGAGCTTGATGCGTTTTGGCCGCAAGTCTATGACCTTGTAGACCAGAAGTTCATTGGAGAAAAAGAAAATACTGAGCTACTTACGTCTTCGTTAACAGACGGTAACTACTTCTTAGATTTTATTGATTCTTCAACATCTGATTTGGGCCAATTCTCTGTTTCTGCTATTGGTCGCAGAACAGATGCAGTGTCATCTGATACTGTGAATTGTTTGTTCGCGCCTGAGATTCCCAATATTGTATTCATCAACGCTGATGAAGATGACAAGGGGAGGACGAAGCAGCAGGAATGTGAAGACAATGGTATGCCATATACTCAGGTACGCGGTGAGGTTTTCTATAATCTTGCTACTGGCGGTTATAAGAATGGTGCTTTTGACCAAGTGAAATATGAATTATATCTTCATACAACTTATCAAAATTCAGTATCAATTACTGCGCTGCCAGTGTTTTATCTAGAGCCTAATTCTAGAATTGAATTGAATGATACTTCTACGAATACATATGGCGATTATAATCTGAATACGCTTTCTATTCCTCTTGGACCGGGCAATGCAATGACTGTTTCATGCAATCAGTCAATAGAGAGATTCTAGTAATAGGGCAAAACCGTATAATCGGTTTGCCCTATTTTTTATTTTATATTAGGTTATATTTTTAGAGATAAAAGGAGGGAAATTGGCAACTACGAATATTGGTCAGTATAGATATGCTGGGGCAAGTAGCAATTGTATTACAAGTATGTCTTTTAAAAAAGCATATGTAAGTTCTAACATTGATATTACTGGCTTAGACGAGCAGAATACAGGCTTCAAAGATGTTGCTATCATTCCCGACGAGCAGTTTTCAAAAGGTCAAGATTATTACTTAAAAGTTAAGATTCCACAAGACATGAACTATGCCATGGAATTCACTATCAAGCTAATGAAGAACAAGGATACTGACCAAGGTTCTTATCAGTATATCAAGACCGTTAATGTTAATGCTGGTGGAGACGGGACTAATGTATATAATGTTGCTCTATATGAGAAAAAAGATGGCAGTATAAATGCCATGATTCCTCTTCAATATGGGCAAAGCAATATTAATGGCGCACTGTATTATCGAGAACTAGACAAAAAATATTATCTTGGCACAGGCGGCACAAGGTATGAGCAGACAGATAAACGTAATATCGTAGCTCTTGCGGCATCATGGAAAACAAATGTCGGCGAGCGATATGGTTTGTTTGAAATGATTTTCAGGCCAATAGAAGAAGGTTTTGTATCTATTGTTTTGTCTATGACAAGACAGTCTGAGGATTATAATATTCAACATACAACACAAAATGGCACTGAATATGGCCGTATACTAGACCTTGATAAAACTATATGCGAACTTTATAAAGTAAACAATCTTGTTAATAGCATGAATTCAAATGCGACATTAGACAGGATTGGCGTTTGGGGCCATTCTGGTTTAATAATGGCTATTAACGGTGAAGAAATTAAGATTGGACCAAGCGGATTCTATGAGCTATCAGAAGTTCCTATTTCTTCTCTTGGTGTAGTTGCACGCGACTTTAATGATTCATTCACAGTAGACTATGAATTCTCCAATAAAGACACAGAAGAGGTAGGTGAATAGACCGATGGATTCACTTTATGGTGGACATGAAGGAGTCAGCTTTGTAATCAAGGCTTCTTTTAGTTCTGTAGACGAGATGAAGCAGAAATTCTCGCAAGGCGGAAATTTCACAGAAGTATGGTATTCTGAGTATTGCCTTATCTCTACAAAGAACAAGAACCATCCCGACAACGGAAAGGTTTTTAAGCGTGGATTAGACTACCAGAATCCACAGACTGCAGGAAGTATTTTCGTTGGACAAATCGTTGGACCATCAAGCGGAACGCCTTTCTTTCAAGTAGATACGATTGACAATGTAAACAGTTTGTCAACAAAGATTCTTGAAGAAAACACTTATCGCAGGTATCCAGTAAGCCAAAACGTTGACGGCACTGTTGTTACCAACTGGAAACAAGATGCTAGCGGTAATTGGCATGATGCTGGTGGTACACTTAAAAAAGATTTTAAATTCAATATTCAAAACCGCACATTGGTTCCTGGTAAAGATGGAGCGTCTTTTAACGATGATATTGAATATACATGGGTTAATATCCGCAAGGATGATGAAGACGCGGATTCTTGGTTTTATATAGGAATGAAGTTCCCATATACAGTTATTGACTACAAAGCTCATGCGGTTTCCCAGTATGATGCAGCGGGCAATATTAAGAACGATATTGATATGGCTTCTATTGACCGCATTGACGATAAGACCCATCCATTCTGGGAATATTGGGATATGGGTATTCCCAAAGGCTTAAAGGGCGACACTCTGCGCAATCTTAAAGTCATTGAGATGAAAGAAGAATTACGTAATAAAATATATGCTACTGAGCATGTTACAGTTAATCCTACTACTGGTCTTGCTACTGTTGGTCAATCTGGTTATCCTAATATGGACGATGATATTGCCAAACACCGTCAAATCGTAGTATATGAATTATATATTTATGACAAGCGAATTAATCCAGACCCAATCTTAATCTATCTCGGTGATTTCAATATCATTAAAAATATCACGCTTGATGATAAAGGTACTTTAACTGTATCTTATACTCACAATAATGACACTGTATTTACCAAAAAAATTAAATGGGTGACAGGCGTTGCTCTATCTACTGGTGATGGTGCAGCAGGTGGTCATTTCAAGATAGATTTCAATAATGATTCGCCCGCGTATGAGACAGACCTTACATGGGTTAAGGGTCTTGAGATTCAAGATAATGGCGATGTTATTGGAACCTTCGCTGGCACGAATGGCGGAACTCTGGCAAATAATGGTAAAAATAAAATCGGTCACGTCCGTTGGATTAGCTCTGTTACGTTAGATGAAAATACTGGTCATTTTGTATGTGCTTTCAATGATGGTACTGCTTCTGTTGATAAGTATCTTACTTGGGTTAAAGATATTACAATTAATCAAGCAAATGGTCAGATTACAATCAATACGACTACTGGTGATAAAATTAGCCCAGCCAAGCTGAAACTTTTAACTGCTGCGCGTGTCAATGATATTGGCGAAACGACTCTTATCTTTAATACTGGTGAGACAATTAACTTAAAGACTGAAAACGGTGGCGAGAATTATAAAATCACAACCGTTAAGTCTATTTACATGAGTACTGGAATCAGTGATGACAAGAGTATTTATGTTAAATATAATAGCAATCCAAATCCTGTAAAGGTCAGTGACCCGATTAACTCAATCGAGCGTCTTGTTGTTCGTCCATCCGACTGGCATTTATTCGTTCTCTATAGCGACCCATCACATCGCGTTAAAAATGAGACTGATGGCTGGATTTCAAATAACGATGCGATGAAGTATGACGCATCTATTCCTAATTATGGCTCAAATATCTATTGGAAAGACTTAGGTACGATTAAAGACCAAGCTGGTGTTTTAATTGGATTTAATATTACTAAAGCACAATTAACTGCCGCAGGCTTCACCGATGCTGATATTATTACATATCTGAACCGTGAATTTCCGTTCGGACTTACAGGTGCGCAAAATCAACCAGGTGGTCAATCTAATCTAGGCAAAATTGTTACGTATCAGCCGCAAGATGATGCCAAGAGTGACAAAGAATTCTACGCATTTGACTATAATTTAAGTACATGGTATTATCTTGGCAAAATTGCGGATACTGGTATGCGTGATGTAAAGCTAATGGATGAAAGCGCGGCCAACTATGAGAGCCTTAAAACTTTGACGGCAGATGGGCTTGCTTTCTTACAGAATTCTGTGACAGTTTCAGATAACGCGATTCCTTCCTATTGGTCTAGTACCTATAAGTTTGGAGCGTAGACATGAAACTTGAACAAATTAAAGGTCCATTTTTAGTAAAATCAAGTCATACATTTAATGCTGGCGCAGGCAATTCTTATGTGCATATCGGTATTCAGATTCCAAAGCGTCAACCGATTGCATATTCTGAATATCGTGCGTTAAATGAAGGTAAAGAAGAAATTATCCTTTTCCCGCAAATCCCTGACTATGATATTACAATCACTACAAGTGAAAGTGAGTTTTCATATAAGGTAAATGAGACAGGTATTCTTGAACTTGATGGTAATTTTGGTTCAAAGCTGAAATTTACTTTTGAGAAGAGTATGCCGCCAGAGACAATTGTAGACGTTATCTATAGAGACGCTAATGAATAAGGAGGTAGTAAATGGCTAAAGGTAATCCAAATGATTCTACAATGAAAAATAATTTTGTTGCCAAGGTATATGACCCTACGCTTAAAACATATAGGCCAATTTATGTTGCGCCAGATGCTACCGACAACAAACGCGGTGAAGTTTGGCTTTCGGATGCTATAGATGCAACAGATAGTGCGGCTACTGGAGTTGTTGCTGCGACACCGAAAGCAGTAAAGGCTGTTAATGATAACGCAAATAATAAGTTAGACAAGACAACTGCTACTGCGCAATCAATTAAATCTCCTACGACTTTCGCAGGTAAAGTTACTGGTAATGGCGGATTCGCAGGAAATCTTACTGGTAATGTTACTGGCAATGCCGACACTGCTACAAAGTTAAAGACCGCACGTTCAATTAGTGTTAAAGGCGGAAATAATGGCGGTACTGGCAGTGCTAATTTTGATGGTTCTGGAAATATTTCAATTACAATTCCATCAATTGATGCCGCAAGTATCACTGGAGTGCTACCTTTAAATACAATTCCGCAAGGTGCGCTAGAACGATTAGTTCATGTTGCGAATAAGACTGCACGCTTTCAATTAACTAATACACAAGTACAGACTGGCGATAGTGTTATCCAAGATGATACTGGCATTATGTATATTGTTGTTGATGATAGTAAGCTAAACTCTGATGCAGGATACCAAGAGTACAAAGCTGGAACAGCATTAAATGCAAGCCATGCGGCAAATGCTGATAATGCTACTAATGCAACTACTGCTGGAAAAGTAGGCCATAGTTTATCAATAAATCTTATTGGCGGCACAAGCACTGCTGCAACTATTAAGACTCTTACTTTTGATGGTTCTTCTGCTGTTTCGTTTGATGTAGATAATACTAGACCAGAGGTAATGAAAGGTGCTACTGCTTCTACTTCTGGAAATGCGGGTCTTGTCCCTGCTCCTGCTGCTGGAAATCAGAACAAATTTCTTTGTGGAGACGGTACATGGCAAGTCGCTGGTAAGGTTACTGGTGTTAAAGGCAATGCAGAAGGTAGTTACCGTACAGGTAATGTTAATTTAACTTGTGCTAATATTGGCGCGGCTGAAATCAATCACAATCATGATGCCAGCTATCTGAAACTTTCTGGTGGCATTTTAACGGGTACTTTGACTGGTCAAACGATTAAACCTAGTGCTAATGGTTCTTATGCTCTTGGTGCATCTAATGCCAAATGGAGCTATGTCTATGCCAATAAATTCGTTGGTGATTTAACAGGTAACGTTGAGGGCAATGCTACCAGTGCAACAAATGCGCAGTCGGCAAATAAATTTAATAATACAGTAGCACTAAACGGCGATATTACAACTTCTGTAACAAGTTTTAATACAGCAAGTCCAATCACAATGACTACTACTATTGGCAATGGTAAAGTTACGTCTGCCAAGATTGCTGACAAAGCTATTACTAATTCTAAACTTGCTGATGATGTTGGTACTGTATATGTTGGTACTGATACGCCTACAGAAGAACATATTAAAATATGGGTTAAAATATAAGGTTGGTGTTTATGAATAATACTCTCTGGGGGGGGGGGGGGGGGGGGACTGACCCGCTACATAACTTAGCTGATAGATGTGGTTGATTTTATGGTGAGTGATGGGACGAATTTTTCTGAATTTGTCCCATCTAAAGCAGATGGTGTGCGAGATTATAATGCACCTACCAGCAGAACAATTAAAATAGGATTTGCCGCAGAGTCTTTAAGATTAAATCAAGAAGATGCTGAAAAGAATTTAGGTTATCTTGCAGGATATAGTTCGACTGGCAATCATATTAAAGATGTAAATCTAGATGCGGCAAAGCAATATTTGGGTATTAATAATGTCAATAATACAGCAGATTCTAGTAAATCAGTAAATTATGCTAATTCAGCTGGTACTGCTAGCAAGTGTAATAATGTAATTTATACGCATCAAAATGAAATTAACTTTTCTGGTGGTAAACAACCTACTTGTTATTTTAATTATAGAAATGCTGACTCTGGTGCATCAGATGGTGGGACTACTGGTATTACATACAAGTTTTGTAACTATTCAGCAAATACTAAATATTCAACGATTGAAGCTAATAATTTTATTGGCAAGATAAATGGCAATACAGTATCCAAGAGTGTTCCATCTGATGCGGATTTTTCAAATGATAAAGTTGCCCAAACAGCAGTTAATAATACTGATTATTCGGATTGGCGTTCGTTGGTTTGGGGTGCTTCACATAGTCCGACCGAAGGATTTGCGCCAACAAGCGTGACTGATAATTTGTTTAGCACAAATACTTTATTTGTTCAACCTTCTACTGGAACGATTAAGGCTACTACTTTTAAAGGCAATCTTACTGGTAAGGCTGCAAGCGCAGGTTCAGCAGATACCGCTGCAAGGGCGACTTCTGCGGATAGCGCCACCACAGCTTCTACTGCTAATAGAGCAATCGAAGTGGCAGATTATAATAATACTGGTCAAGGTGTTAAAATTGGCTACGCAGGAGTTGGCTTCACCGCTTCTGATTTTCAATATGCTCTTGGCATGAACAATGAACGAAAAATCAAAGACGTATCGCAAGGCGAGTATAGAAAATGGCTAGGTCTTGGTAGTGCCGCATATACTTCTTCTTCAAATTATGCGGTGAATGATATTATTACTGTATCATCTACTGAACCTACGTCTTCTACTTGTAAATTATGGATAAAAATCTAATATAACTTTGGGCAAAATCCTGTTATGGGTTTTGCCCTTTTTTCATATAGATATAGAATATAATTCTGAGAAAGAAAAGGAGTTTTATATGAATCAATTTAATGAATTAATTTCTGCGGAGTTTTTCCAATAGATTATTAAAATTTTATTTAACATTATATAAGAAAGGTAATTAAAGATGTTAGATACCATGAAGAATTACACTCTTCTGGGGGGGGGCATTCCTCTTAGTTAATGCCCTCTATCTAGGAGGGTTATATGAGTAATTTTGTAAATTTACTTGATATAATTTATCCAATAGGTAGTATATATATAGCTACCAATGATGCCGACCCCGCTGATATTGTTGGTGGTATTTGGGTTGAACAGACTAATTATTTTATACCATTATTAAACACATGGGGTCATACATATGGCTTAAATCAAAATACAATAGGTGATATTACATTACTTATTGGGTTTTCCAATATTTCATTATCAAATTATAGCCCCTGGGCGCAAGGCACATCTCAATTACGCGCTAATATTATTAGCGATAATACTACTAATCTTGGAGTGTTTGGTTTTTCACAAGCCGTTAAGCCTTTTATCTGGTATCAGGATGTTCAAAATACTGGCTCATATGAGAACAAAACTGACAGTAATACAAATAACTGGCAAGCCATTATTGGTATTGGGAAAGCTAAGGATATTGTAAAAGCTCCTATAAAATTTTATAAAAGAACCGCATAATTACTCACATTAACTTATCTAATATCCTAAATGAAAGGATATTATGAAAAACTTAATGACTAATAATGGTCATTGGGGGGGGGGCTACAGTAATGTAGCTTCTTCTTCAATGGCTGTTCTAAGCATGGTGATTTACCATGTCTAATTTTGTAAATCTTCTTGATATTGTTTATCCAGTAGGAAGTATGTATTTTAATACGTCTGGCGTTTCTCCAGCAAGCACTGTAGGTGGTACGTGGGAACAAATTAAAGATGCAAATATTGCTGCCACTGGCAATAAATTTGCTAAAGAATATATTGGCTCTTATAAAATTAATAAAAAGCAACTCCCGCATCACGCACACGTTATAGCGCAGAATCGTGCTGTATCTGATTTATCTACGTTAGATACATACGGAGATACCCAATTAGAAATGTGGACAAATGTTAGTAATGCTGAGACAAATTATAATAAGATTCAAACGACTTCGTCTTATTGGATAAATTCTGGTTCTGAACATAATGTTGTAGATGGGTGTTTAGCCTATTCTTCTGGCGGTAAAGCAAGCTGGTTAAATCTACTATATGCTTGGCGAATGCCGCACGGGGGGGGGACAGGACTACTACCCATATTCCTACGCTTGCTACGTATGGAAACGCACTGCTTAGTATTTTTGAAGGAGTTGGTCTATAATGGCTAACTTCGTAAATCTCATGGATATAATTTATCCTGTTGGAAGTATCTACATGTCCACAAATAATACATCACCTGCAAGCTCTATAGGCGGAACATGGGCACAAATTCAAGATGCCGTCCTTGCGGCGAGTGGAAATAGCTATTCTGGTGCTGTTAACGGTTATCATGGTAATAAGGCTATGACTGTTAATCAGATGCCTAGTCATACTCATATTCCTACAGAATATAGTGGATCTGTCCCTAACGCTGAACGTTGGGAATATGTTTTCCATGTTGTGAATTTTGCTGGGGGTGGGAAACCACAGCCCACTGGACGATATAGTTATTTGAATAGTACATATAGCGATATTGTACGTTTTTGTTTAAATGCTGACGCTACAGCAGGACGTGGACAAAACTACATTCCATACCATTATTCAATCAATGTGTGGAAACGAACAGCCTAAGAAGATTTTATAATATCTTTTCTATAAAATTGGAAAGGATATAAATGAGTAATTTTGTAAACCTCATGGATATTATTTATCCAGTAGGTTCAATCTATCAGAGCATGAATGCAACATCTCCTGCGGATTCTGTAGGTGGCACTTGGACACAATTGAAAACTTTTCTTTACGGCAGTGATGCTGCGAATAATACTGGTGGTGAAGCAACACACACATTAACTACATACGAAATTCCAGCACATCGTCATATAATGAATGAGATGAATGGTAGCGGTGCATTGTCTGGATGGGCTTTTGCTACACACAATGGCAAATATATGCACTCTAGTGGCTTTTGCGCCAATGAGGGGGGGGGGACGAGCACACAACAACTTGCCGCCCTACACAACCTGCTTCATCTGGTACAGGACAGCGTAACTACGCTGAAAGCGAACTGTCTAAATTTAAGCGAGGTGGCGTATGTCTAACTTCGTTAACCTTTTAGATATTATTTATCCTGTTGGTTCTGTTTATATTACTTTCAGTGATGTATATCCAGTAGATTCAGTCGGTGGTTCTTGGGAAAAAATTGATGATAAGTTTTTATATGCTACGTCTACACCGAATCAGACAGGTGGCTCATTTAAACATAGCCATCAATATGGACACGCATATACCGTGTGGTGGTATTCACTTGGTGGCTATAATCACAATGAAGAGTCAATGTTGCCACTAATGACATGGAATGAAAACGGTGAGAGAACTTTAAAGTATGCCACGAAAAAACCGAGCACTCATTGTTTGGTAAATACCGCTTTAACTAATAATTATAAAGACCAAGGTACTTATACGTTTGAAACCATTGCTCAATCTGAATATGTCTCTACACTGCCGCCATATGTTACTTGTCATATGTACAAACGTATAGCATAATTAATTCGAGGGAAACTTTATGTTTCCCTCGTTTTTTTATGGGCAAATTCCTAAAATCAAACATAAATTATTTTCATATTATATTAGATTATGTAGAGAAGAAGGGATATTGCCGAGAATGGATGCTTTGTCGCAACTGGTATCGCAATACTCTTTCGGGGCTATCGTTATGCTAGTTGTGACTTTAGCTGTCGCTTTTAAATTTTTAAGTGAGCTATTGGAATATTTTTATAATAAATTAAAAAAATTCTTCAATTATCAGACACTTAAAGATACACAGCACTCTGAGATTATAGAAAGTATTGCTTCGTTGCAAGCAGACATTAAAAGTCTTAGCCAAGAAATTAGCAACCAATCGAATGATATTAAAGCACTCCAAGAGCATGAAAAACTCACTCTTGAAAGATTGCAGGAAAACTCACGCAGTTATATCATTGACAAGCATCACTATTTTTGCTATGAAATCAAGGCTATTGATGACCTTAACCTAGAATCTCTAGAGCGCAGATATTTATATTATAAAGCGGCAGGCGGCAACTCATTCATTGATGGCTTAATGGAAGAGATACGCGAGCTACCGAGAATCAATCTTTCCAATCCACAATTTATTGTAAGCCATAAGAACAACGAAAGGAGTGAATAAATGAGTCAGGAATTGAAACCAGTTACAGTCAATTTAAAGTCTCTTGACCAAGATATTAAAGACCCTATTGTAGCTGGCGGTGCAGATGCGAACGGTCGTACTTTTAGAATTATTTTTGACCAAGAAGCTGCTGCTCAAATTGCTCCTGAGACTAAAGTGTATCTAAGTTGGTTTCATCGCCAAAAGAAGATTAAGGGATATAATGTCTTCACGCAGACAAATGATGACCCGATTATCTGGGAAATCAAATGGCCGCAAGCTATGTTACTTGAGGGCGATGTGCTATGCTGCATTGAGCTAGTGGATAGCGTTTCGATTGCTCAGTCTACAAACTTCATCGTACACGTTCTATCAGACCCAAATGACGGCTCTTCTTTTGTAGTTTCTGATGATTTCACGCTATTCCAGAATGCAGTTATTCGTCTGAATTGCATTGGTGACCAAATGAAAAAGCAGATGGTTGCCCAGAAAATTGAATTTGAAGACATGCTGCTTGAGTTTAGCAAAGTAAAGGTCGCTGCAAAAGATGCGGTAGATACAGCCAATGCGGCTGCTAGTAAGGCAGACGATGCAGCAAAAAAGGCTACCGAAGCTATGGAGCGTGTTGAGCAAATTGGCAATAAGGCCGATGCAGCTCTAGAAGAAGCTAAGAAGTCTTTAGCGATTGTCGATGCCCGCATTGATTCAAAACTAGATGCTGATAAATGCGGCATTACGTTTACAGATGATATTCCGACAATTAAGGAATATATTGATATAAATATTAAAACTCCGCACCTTGAAATGGTAGACTTTGATAAACTTGTAGGGGAGGGTGATTAAATGGCTTATACTAACCTCTACACCGTTAGCGTGAAGAACCTCTCAAAGCTCCCAGTACGTGACGGTAACATCATTTTCGTAACAGACGGCGGCACAGTCTGTCTAGACTTTAACGGTGGTCGCTATCCATTTAAGACAATTCAGACATTTGCCACAGAAGAGGACAGGATTAAATATACCGCTGTCATTGATGGATATTATTATGTTACTTCTACAAATGTTATGTGGAGTTTTTCCAATGGCTCTTGGCAACAAATGACCCCAGACAATCTAGAGCCTATCATGTTTGCTACAGACGTTATAGATTTTCCAAAAGAGGGAAATCCAAAGACTCTATATGTTGCCGACAAAGCTACATATAAATGGTCTGCGGCTACAAAAGAATATATTATGGTTTCAAATCTAACTGAATGGAATCAACTAGAATCTTAACTGATTATACGCGCGAATGCGCTTATAATATATATTATTGCATTATGTAAAAGAAAGGATAATACATGGCACAAGTAAAGTTTATTGCTACCGACCTTGTAAAGTATAAGGCTCTTTCCACAAAAGACCCTAATACTTTATACTTTATCGGTAACGGTGTCAACCAAATCTTCAAGGGTGACCAATGCTTCTCTGGTGGCGTTTATGAAATGGTCGAGGCTTTCCCTGCAACTGATGCAGCTAAGCAAAATGTTCTCTACGTCCACAAGACTACTGGTGAAGTTCGTTTCTATGACGGTACTGCTTTCCAGACTGTAGTTCTTCCTAAGGCTACTACCATTTCTGATGCTAGCACCGCTGCCGAGCTTGCTACCGCTAAGTCTGTTGCAGATTATGTAAAGACTACCATTAAGAATCTTGATACTGGCGCTCTAGCTGACCGTGTTACTGCTGTCGAGGGCAAAGCTGATGCCAATGAGACTGCTATTGGCGTTATTAACGGTGAGGGCGAAGGCTCTATCAAGAAAGCCGCCGCTGATGCTAAGCAGGCTGCTATTGACGCCGCTGCCACAGACGCTACTTCTAAAGCTAATGCTGCTCAGGCTGCTGCTGAGAAGACGGCTGAGACTAAAGCTAACGCTGCACAAGCCGCTGCCGAAAAGACTGCTGCTGACGCACTCGCTGCATATGCTAAGACCAATTCAACTGCACTTGATGGCAAGGCTGACAAAGCTACCACTCTTGCTGGTTATGGTATCGCCGATGCTTATACGAAGGATGAAGCCAATACCGCTATTGCTACTGCCGTAGCTAATGCGCACCACCTCAAGCGTGAAATCGTTAGCGTTCTTCCCGAGGTTTCCGAAGCCAACGAAGATACTATCTATATGGTTCCCGATGCTGGTAGCACCGATGCCGCAGGCTCTAACAAGTCTGTCTACACCGAGTATATGCTTGTCAATGGCGCTTTTGAGCGCATTGGTACTTCTGATGTAGACCTTAGCAACTACTTCACTAAAGACCAAGTAACTGGTGCTATCGCTACCGCTAAGGGTGAAGCTGCTACTGATGCTCAGACCAAGGCAGATGCCGCTAAGGATGCTGCCATTGCTGCTGCTGCTACAGATGCCACCACAAAGGCTGACGCTGCTAAGGCCGCTGCTATTACCGAAGCTGGCAAAAAGGCTGATAAGGCTCTTGAAGATGCCAAGGCTTATTCCGATGGTCTGGCTAAGAATTACGCTACTGCCGCCCAAGGTGCTAAAGCTGATTCTGCTCTACAGGCTGCTGATGTTGTTGATGGTACTGTTAACGGTGCTATCTCCGTTAAGGGCGCTCCCGTCAAGGTTCATGGCCTAGGTACCGCCGCATACGCTGCTACAGATGATTTTGCTACCGCTGCTCAGGGTACAAAGGCTGACTCTGCTGTTCAGGCTGCTGACGTTATTTCTGGTACCGCTAACGGCACAATTTCTGTTAAGGGTACAGATGTTGCCGTCAAAGGTCTAGGTTCTGCTGCCTATCAAAACAGTGGTGCTTTTGAATCTGCTGGCGCTGCTGCTGGTGCTCTTTCTAGTGCTAAGACCTATGCTGACACAAAGAAGACTGAAGCTATTGAAGCTGCTGCCGCAGATGCTACAACCAAGGCTAATAATGCTCTAACTGCCGCTAAAAAGTACAGTGACAGTCTCATTGAGTGGGGCACGCTCTAATTTAAATTAAATTAAGGAGATTGTATGTCTGCGGATATTAAATTTTACACAGGTGTACAATCAGAGTATGATGCTCTTGGATTAAATAAAATAGACCCAAATGGTATTTATTTTCTTTCAGATTCAAAGAGCATTATGAAGAATAATATCAAATATGGCAGTGGCGATGTTAAAGTCGCCACTGCTTCTGCCGCAGGTATTATCAAGCCCGGCACTGATTTTGATATTACCTCTGACGGCACACTTACACTTTACAAAGCAATGTCTGTTAATAGTTTTTCAAACAATAGCGGCACGCTTGAAATAGGTTCTTCGCTTTCCTCTGCAACCTTCTCTTGGAGTTTAAGCAAGCAACCTTCTAAATTGACAATTACAGCAAGTAGCCAATCTTCTGAAATCAATAAAACACAATCTGGTTCTGCGCTTGTTACATTTACAAAACCTTTAACTTCCACAACGACCTTTACGCTTACTGCTACAGACGCACGCAATGCTGTTGCTTCAAGGCAGTCTACTATTTCTTTCTTAAATGGTAAATATTATGGCGTAAGTAACATTACAGATACTTCTAGAATGGACGCGGCTTTTGTTAAAGGCTTTACTAAAAATTTAGCATCTGGCCGCGCTGGTCAATGGAGTGTAACTGCAAATGCAGGACAATATATTTATTTTGCCATTCCTGCTACTTTTGGAACACCCATATTCTATGTAGGTGGTTTTGAGGGCGGTTTCAGCAAAGTAAAGACCTTTGATTTTCAGAATTCGAGTGGTTATACTGCTTCTTATAATGTCTATAAATCAACTAATGCTGGTTTAGGCGCGACTACGGTGGAGGTGAGATAATGCCAATTCAACTTATTGATAAAATTAAGCAGAAGAATAATGGCACTTTCAAACTTGTAGACGCATCTGATATTAATTGGGATATTAACGTTCCAAGCGATAAAGTTCCAGCAGACTATGTTAAAAAAGATGCAATGGACACGGCTATTGCGCAAGCGGTTGCCGCAGCCCCGCACCTTAAACGTGTTGTCTTGGCAAAAGGCTCTACACTTCCTGCTGTTGGCGAAGATAATACAATTTATATGCTACCTGATTTGACTGAATCAGAAAACGAATATACCGAATATTTTTGGATTAACGGGAAGTTTGAGAAATTAGGCGGTTCAAAAACTGACCTTACAAATTATCCATCTAGAGATGATATGAATACCGCAATCAATGCAGCCAAAAGTGCAGCATCGACAGATGCGCAAAACAAGGCGAACAAAGCCCTTGCGGATGCAAAGGCGTATACAGACCAAGAGAAGGTCAAGTATTTGCCATTAGCAGGTGGAACTCTTTCTGGCAAGGTCAAATATGCGGCCAATCAGTCTATTAGTGATGATAATGATTTGGCTACTAAAGCATATGTTGATGCTACGGCTGCTGGTGCTAGACCAAATGATATGCTCACATCTTCTCAAATTACTACTGGTACAGTTAACGGTGCCATCAAAGTAAAAGATAATAATGTTCAAGTATTTGGACTAAAGTCTGCCGCATATCATGAGTCAACAGATTTTCTAACGCCAGATGATTTAACTTGGCATCCTATTGTATAATATTTCAGAAAGGACGTGAGCAAGATAGCAAGAGTAAAATTTATCAGAGATAAAGAACCTAATATCAAAGCTCTCACCGCGAGTAGTAAAGTATTAAATGGTGCGCTATATATCGCTACTGATACTGGCACTATGTGGATGGGAACTTCTGCGACCTCTCTGATACAAATTAAAGATAATATCAATACAAATACTACTTACACTTTAACCAAGAGTGGCAATACGATTACTCTCAAAGGTAGTGACGGTAGTTCTGTTAATGTTACAGATTCCAATACTATATATAACAATGCTACTGCCAGTGCCGCAGGTCTTATGTCTGCTGCTGATAAATCTAAACTTGACAGTGTTGCTACTGGCGCAAATAAAACTGTTGTAGACGCATCGTTTGTTGCTGATTCTACCAATCCAGTTCAAAGTAAGGTTGTTAAATCTGCGCTTGACGGTAAATCTAATACTGGTCACAAGCACGTTAAAGCGGACATTACAGATTTTCCAACTTCAATGCCCGCTAGTGACGTTTATGCTTGGGCTAAGGCTTCAAGTAAACCTTCCTATTCTTGGTCTGAAATTTCTAACAGACCGTCAATTCCTTCTGTTGGTAATGGTACCGTTACAATTACGCAGAATGGTGCAACAAAAGGTAGTTTTACTTTGAATCAATCTGGTAATGCGACTATTGCGCTTACGGATAATAACACGGTATATAGTCTACCTGCTGCCACATCTTCTACTCTTGGTGGCGTTAAGGTTGGTTCTAACATTACTAACAGTAGCGGCACAATTTCTCTTACCAAGGCAAATGTAACTTCTGCTCTTGGTTATACACCTCCCACTTCTGATACTAACACTTGGCGACCAGAAGAAGTCATTATTTCTTCTACTCAACCTAGTGCAAGCACTTGTAAGTTGTGGATAAAAATTTAAAATTATTGGGCAAAGTATTATAATTTTTACCCTTTAATTTTTAGATACAATAGAGAGAAAAATCTTAAAGACACTACGAAGATATGGTAATGAAGTTAAATCAGATTCCATACAACACAATAGATTAACTCTTACCATATCTTCTTTTATATATGTGTATTACTACATATCACTAAGGAGAACACCATGAACGAATATCCTTATTTTAATCCATATGCGCCATATATGCCTATGCAGAATAGCGCGTACCCACCAGCAAACCAAATTCAAGGGGTTAGATTTGTGTCTAATCGTCAAGAAGCGGAAAGTTGTGCCGTTCCTCGCGGAACAAAAGCGTTGCTTATGGACTCAAATAAGGATATTTTTTATTTGAAAGAAACTGATATGAATGGTATATCTACTATTTCAGAATACTCCTTCAAAAAAGTTGAGCCGCAAACTGCGGATAACTATATAACAAAAGATGAATTCAACAAATGGAAGGAGCAATATGAATCAATTATTTCAAACATTGCAGCAAACACAAATGCCGCAAAACAACCCAATGACCGAGTTGTTGGACTTCATTAAAAGTAGTAACATCACACCTCAACAAGCCCAAGAGAAGGTTCAGTCTCTTATCTCTTCTGGGCAAATGTCTCAACAGCAATTTGAGACGCTTAAACAACAGGCTATGAATATAGCTAAATTCTTCAATTAGTTTAGCCCCTTGTGCGCACAGGATAAAATATTTCTATATACCACGATAGAAAGAAGATTATTATGGAAAATATGTCTCTATCCGATATTGCGGCAGTCACTAAAGACAACGACAATTGGGGCGGTGCTGGTGGCTGGATTTGGATTATTGTCCTTTTCCTATTTATGTATGGTAATGGCTGGAATCGTAACACCACAGCTGAACAGCCTGTTACCGAAGCAGGTCTTTGCAATGCTATGAACTTCAATAATCTTGAGAATAGCGTTGGCCGTATGTCTGACCTCATGCAGACACAGTTTATGCAGACCTCTCAGGGTCTAGCATCTGTTGGTTATGAGAATCTGCGCAACTTTGCGTCTACTCAGGATGCCATCAAAGATGGTAACTATGCGCTTTCTAGCCAGCTAGCGAATTGTTGCTGCGAAAATAAGCAGGCCACGGCAGACCTTAAATACAGTGCTGCAATGAACACCGCTTCTATTAACGAGAACACCACCGCACAGACCCAAAAGATTCTAGATGCTCTTGCACAGGATAAGATTGAGTCTCTACAGGCTCAAGTTTCCGAGCTTAAAACTCAGAATATGTTCTGCGGCGTACCTCGTATCTCCCCTTACGGCTATGGCGTAGTGCCTAACTTCGCTACTCCTTGTGGCTGTGGCTGCAATGGAGCTACTTTTTAATCCTATCTATCTTTAGGAGTTTATTATGGGCATCAAAACAGTAGGCAGATTCACTTATGATAGCGCTACTGCGCTTACACTAGCTGCTGGCGACACCATTCCAGTACCTAGCTCAACAGTATCCAATAAGTGTATCTCGTGCGATGGTAAAAACATCACTATTAACAATAGCGGTCTTTATCAGATTATGGCAAATTTCACATTTGCCGCAACAGAAGCAGGACCAATAGAAACACAAATGTATCGCAACGGCAACGCTCTTCCAGCGGCACATGCTATTGACACAGGTGCCGCAGCAGGTAATCTTGTGTCTCAGGCGTTTTCCGCACTTGTTACCGTTCCTTGCAATGCTCCGCAGGCTACAATTAATGTCAAGGCGTTAAGCGCTACAAGCGTCCGTATCGCCAACATTATTGTAGTAAAGATTGCGTAATGGAAATTTTTAAAACGCTACTTGACCAGGTTGATGATGAAATATGCGGTGCAAAGGAGTATGCGGAGTTAGCGCTGTCATTGAAAGACGATTCGCCGCAACTGTCTAGTATGTATAATGATTTGTCTAAGCAAGAGTATTCTCACATACAGATATTACATTCACATTTACTCAAGGTTTATGAATCTCTTGGAGAACAAACTGATATAGTGCAGAATCTGTTTGATTGGCAAAACAAAAAACTAATTGATGGTGCGGCACATGTCAAGACATTAATTGATATGTACAAGTAGCTTAAAATTTTGGGCAGAATTATGTAAATAGTTCTGCTCATTTTTTATGTATATTAGTAAAATACAATTTAAAAGAAAAGGAGGAATTGAATGGTTGACGATTCTGTACATCAAGACCCAAATACAATTGCTTCTAATAAGGCTGTTGCGCATCAAAGCATAAATACAGCTGCTGTTGGTGGTGCCGGTGGTAGCGGCAATACTCAAGGTGGCGTGCAGCCTAGGATTTATATAAATATTCCAGCTGGAGCTAAAATTAAAGCTATATATATCAATAAGGGATAGAAAACCCTAGGAAATAAAAGGAGTATAAATGAGAATTTTAAACGAGGAAGACGTTGAGATTAAAGAATCTGACGTTGATACCGCAAAAGGCTATTTAAAATTTGACAAGAAATTTGTCGCACACCATGAGGAACAGGTTGAAATTCCTGAGAAAAAGCATTACGAAGTAATCCGTTTTGTTTTTGAAGATGGTTCACAAATGCTTATTGATGGAAATACGGATATACACGTCAAAGTCATTGATGACCAAGCTGGTGTCTTTGAATATGTAGACCAAGGCGAAGGTAATGTCTATCATGGTGCTGAAATTAAATCTGTAATCGACCAAGAACATGTAGAACATAAAGATGCATATGATGAGTATGAAGATATTCAGCGTTATGTTCTATATACCGAAGCCGAACTTAAAGAGCGTAAGGAAATGGAAGAAAAGCAGGCAAAGCAAACTGCCTTTATGGAAAATGGCCCAGACCAGCTTGAATCCAATACTACGTCTATTGGCGACTTAACTATTATGTTATCTGAAATCGTTGCAGGAAGTGATGAATAATGGCAGTATCTAAAATGGCCTTTAAAATTGTTAAAAGCGCAGTTCAAATTCGTCTTGACCGAGGTGAAACTTTGGAAGACATTCTCGCAAGCTACCCCAAGCTGTCTGCGGAGCAGACTTTTGAACTTCGTGAATTTTATACTCCAAAAGAAAGTGAGTAACTATGGACTTTATGCTAGGTGCAATTTCTTGTGCATTGCTAATTACCATTATCGGCACTGTTAAGAAGTTTGTCGTTAATCGTTTTATCCAGATGGAATCTGATATTGATGACCTTAATGAACTTGTTTCTGAGATTGTATCAGGAAGTGATGAATAATGGCACGTCCCACTAAAGGTGTTTCCGCACTCGCTTTTAAAATCGTTAAGAAAGCTGTTAAGATTCGTCTAGACCGTGGCGAAACTCTTGATGATATTCTTGCTAGCTATCCTAAGCTATCTCAGGCTCAAGCTGATGAAATTCTTGAGGAATTCAAGAATTATAAATCTGAATAGGAGATTTAACAATGTTTGATTTATCAACTATCTCTACCTATCTCGTTCCTAGTGTAGTTATTCTATGTCTTTTAGTCGGCTACATTATTAAGAACTTGATTCCAAATGATTCTATTAACCGTTTTATTCCTCTTATCGTAGGTGTGCTTGGCGTTGCCGCCACAATCTTTACTGCCGTCACAACAGGTGTTCCAATTACTGTTGATGTTGTAGTTGCAGGATTAAGTAGTGGTTTGGCAAGTACAGGTCTTTTTGAAGCCTATAAAAATCTTCTCAACGGTTCCGATAAAGAATCTAAATAATGTTACACAAGGGAGCCTAACGGCTCCCTTTTTTATTTCCAACAGAAAGGAAAATTATGGATTGGAAAAACATTCAAGCTGATGTAACCAAGATTCTGCCTTGCGACTATACCGCAGGTCGTGAAGGTGCTAACATTACTGGTATTACCATTCATCATATGGCTGGTAATCTTTCTATCGACCAATGCTATAATCTGTGGAGCCGTTCGCAGACTTCTGCACACTATGCGGTTCAGTCTGATGGCAAAATCGGCCAGATGGTCAATGATTGGGATACTGCTTGGGCTTGCGGTAACTGGTATGCTAATACGCATACTATCTCTATTGAACACGCTAACAACAACAGCAATCCTTGGACCGTCTTCCCTGCTGCTCTAGAGTCTGGTGCACATCTTGTTGCTGCTCTTTGTCTCTATTATAATCTTGGCCGTCCTCAGTGGCTAGTTAATGTCTTCCCGCATCGCTATTGGTCTGCTACAGCGTGCCCTGGTGAACTATATGGTTCTCAGAAAGACGAGTATATTAACCGTGCGCAGCAATGGTATGATGCAATGAAGAATGGTTCACAAGCTGCTCCTGCTCCTTCTACAAACAAGCCTACTCCTGCGCCTGCTCCTACTAATAAGCCAGCCCCCGGCAAGGCTATCGTTAATGTTCATTATGCTTTGCGCAATCTTAATGGTGGTTGGAATGGTACAATTACTAACTTCAATAATTCTGATTCCAACGGTTTTGCTGGCGTTCCTTGCGGCAAGCATGATTATCTATGTGCTTGGGTTGACCACGGTACTCTTAAGTATCAGGTTCACACTCAGCAGGACGGCTGGCTAGGCTACGTATCACAAGGTAATCAGAATGACCTTGTTAATGGCTGTGCTGGTATCGGTGGTCATGCGATTGACGGTGTTCGTATGTTCTATATTACTCCAAAGGGTGAAAGCTACAAGCAAGTATACTATCGTTCTCAGACTGTTGACCGTGAAGGTTGGCTAAACTCTGTATGCGATGACGGTTCTACATATGGTGGCGATGATTTCGCTGGTATGTATGGTGAAGCTCTTGACCGTCTACAAGTCTGCATTTCTGATGCTAATCCATTTTAATTAAATAAAATAAGGGGTATTCTCTTAATTGAGAATACCCCTCTTTTTTTATGGCTTTAGAAAGCCGATTCAGTTTTATTAATTTCAATATTGGCTGCACACCCGATACAAATAGCATCTGCGGTATCGCTATCTACTTCTTTTTTATAGTGCTCTTGGATAAAGTCAATGGCTGTTTGTTTTTGCTCCGCTCTCTTTCTACCCCATGACATACCATATTTATCTTTCAAAATCTTACGCCAGTGCGATGGAGAAAGACAATATAGATTCTTTTCATGCTTCTCACACCAGAATAAAATCATTGCCTGCACATATGCTAATTTCTTGTATGTCTCGACATTGCCCATTTGCAATTGAATATCTTCATATACGATAGCATCAAAATGATAAGTCTCGTATAAATCATCTAATTCATAAAGAAATTCAGTCAGACGCTTTCCTAGCTCTTGGTTAGAATGAATGGTGAAAGCTCCACAATTTAAGATTTTATCATTATCAAAAACCGCAACGCCTGTTGTATTCAAACTTTGGTCTAATGCTAAGAGACGCATTAAACATCAATCCCAGCAAAATCAAGTTTATTTGCATATAGCTTAGCAAACAACACAGTATTCGTAACAGCGCCTACGCCATTGGGGACTGGTGTGATATAATCAGCCAAATCTTTAACACTATCATAATCTACATCGCCGCAAATATGTCCTTGTTCATCATAGTTAATGCCAACATCAATGATGTTTAAACGAAATGCATCAAGATTAGAAGTATTAAAATACTTTGGTTGTCCAATAGCAGAAACAAATACATCTTTATCACTAAAATTATTCATTCCTTTTGTTGAAATAAATTTGCTTTTACTGTGATAAAGTGTTACAGTGCAATCTTGTTGCAATAATAGCTCTGCGAGAGGTCGCCCGACTCGCATAGACCTGCCAACAACGGCGACATTAAGACCTGCAAGATTATTATCATAGAGTGTTTGAATAATCTTTAGACATGCCGCAGCAGTACAGGGAGCCTTGCGATATGCAATAGGGTCTTTACTGCCATATAGGTGCGCCACGGATTTATTAGAAAGACCATCAATATCAAGCCGCATTGGAATCAGATTGTATAATGATTGAGTCGCTTCACCATAATCTGAGATAAGAATGATTCCATTGATACTAGGGTCTTGTGTCCATCTGCGAATTTGTAGACTTGCATCTTGAATTGTATCGCATTGAGCTGAGATTGTAGCTGACTTATATTTGTCAGCATTGCGCGTAATGGAACGGAGATACGAACCAGCTGCCGCGTCATCCGCTCGATAGATAATACCAAGAGTAGGATTAAGTGTAGGATGCGGGTCAATAGCAACTGTCTCTAGCTTTTTAATAGTAGATTCAATTATCTTGTCCATATATGCTCTCCTTAAATTCCTGTGCTGCCAAAAGAACCTCTTTCAACCGCAGTGAGATTATCAACTGGATTAAACTTAATCTTAGGCTGTTTCTTTTGGATACGGAATTGACAAATACGAGTGCCTTTTGCAATAACTACTGGACGAGTAGCATAAGCAGGAAACATCCAAATATCTGAATTGGATGCAAATGAATTGTCAATTACCCCAATTGAATTAGTTTGTAGAAGACCATATCGTTTAAAAGTAGATGAACGAGGTGCTAGAATAGCTTCATATCCATCAGGTAACTGACAAGCAAAACCAAGAGAGATAAGTTTGAATTCACCGGGCTGCATTGAAACATCCTCCGCGATATACGTATCAATCCAATCTGACCCGTCTTTTTGCTCTAGCGCAGGGGAATCGACATATCGAATCTTAATAGTTTCTGAATTACTCAAAAATATCATCCTCGCTATCATCGTCATTAGTGGAACGCATAGACTCTGCCGCATAAGGTAGCTCTACATCAAAGATAGGAATGGTAGGCTCCTTCATATCGTTAACTGTAAAGACTGCTTTCACTGCATAGAAATTATCTACAACTTCTCCGCGCTCTTTGACTAGCTTCTCGGAATAGCTAAAGGCAGATAGAGAATAACCGTCTTGTGCGGCTTGTTTCTGTAGCTCTTCACGAAAAGCTACCACATCTTCAATCGTCTCAACACGATACTCAGCGGTGTTCTTGATAACGTAATGGCGCATAATTAAATACCTTCCTCAATAACTGGTAGAGTCGTAAGACCCTTGATTTTACTTACTACTTCTGGAATATAACTTTTAGGTCCAAGAACATAGATTTCTTGAATACCATATTCTTTTTCTAGATACGGTGTAAGATTTTCTTCAAATTCAGGGAACCAACACATCTTTTGTGAATCGACCTGCTCTATATCACTTTGCACCATAAACTTAATAGCTGATGCGGGAAAAGCCGCCACGATTAGCTTATTCATTATTCTACCTCAATTACAAAATCTTCTGCTTCAAATAGCATAAACATATAAACATTATCGGTCTTATATTCTTTAATCCAAATCTGATAAGTATCTTCGGCGTGCTGATATTCAATATCGAGAATGCGGCCACGGAACGCAAGGCATTCTTTGAGTTCTTGAATCATCTTATCATAATTTGGATTTTTAAGATTAAAGGTAGTGTAATAATGAAGTTCATTATTAAGTAGCATATAGTAATGCTTTTTATGATGCGTTGAAAGCCATGCCCCTACATTGACGAACATTGCATTTACTTCATCCTGTGAAGGTGGCGTAATCTTGGCATACATTTTTTTGTTAATTTCGTAATTATTAATAGTAGTGTCCAAGCTATTTCCTTTCTTCTTTGTTTGTAATTATATTATATCATAATATTTTACAAAAGTCAATAAAAAAATGAGGGATAGAACAAAATCTATCCCTCATACTTAAATATCCAAAAGCATAATGTCATTTGCTGCATGTGTCTTTTGAAGGTCAATTACTCGTTGATTAGAGCTGCCTTTAAAAGCAAGCGTTAAATCTTTTTTCTCTTGGATAAATGGGCCATCTACTAGAACATCAGCGAGTCGCAAAATAGGTTCTAGATAATAATCGTCTTTATTCTTTTTGATTCTCTCTTGGAGCTGTTCATAGGTGTATCCAGTATAAATCCAAATTTTAATATCAGAACGAGTAGCTTTGACTTTTTCAATTAAAGTTAAAATCGTTTTTAAATTTTTTGTAAATAAAGGTTCGCCACCCTCAATTACAAAATGATTAAAATAAGGAGTCGTTTTAAAAGTGCCGCAAATAGTATTTTCGTCTACAAAAGTGTACTCGCGTCCACCTTCAATATCCCACGTTTGCGGCGAAAAACATCCTTTACATTTTCTAACGCATCCTTGTGTATATAAAGAAATGCCCCATCCGATTGCATTGGTGCATTCACAATAATCAATATAAGCTATTCTCACTGAACCTTCACTCCACTTGATGATTTTTCTCGTTGTTCTGCTTCTTGCTGCTTACCTTTATTGAAAGCGGTCTTATAATTACCAGTTAAATACCCTGTTACTCGGCGAAGCTGCTGAATGTCATGACTGCCGCACATGGGACATTCATCGTTAAATTCATCACAATAACCGCATTCTAGACAAGTATCATTAGGAACATTAACTGCAAAATATGGAATATCTTTATCCATAGCATAGTTTACAACCGCTTCAAGTGCATCAATATTGTGTTTGACTGTTGATTCAAGTTCTACATAAGTAATGCAACCAGCACTGCTGTATCCAGTTAACTGACTTTCAATATCAATTTTTTCAAAAGGTGTTACCTTTTCCCATACAGGAGTATGAACGGAATTAGTGAAATACTCGCGGTCTGATACGTTCGGGATAATTCCATATTTATCTTTAAACTTATTCATAGCTTTGTAACAAAGGTTCTCTGCTGGTGTAAAATAGTTGCCGAAATTGAGCTTGTATTGTTTCTTAAACTCATTGCAACGCTGTCTAATATGAGATTCAATCCTCTTCGCTAAAGCCATCCCCTCTGGGTGACGCTGGTTCTTTCCGATAAGAAGTTCAAGAGTTTCAGCGAGTCCAATTTGTCCGATGGCTAAAGTGCCATGCTTGAGCGCACTTCTAATTCCTTCTTCTGGAACATATCCAGCCATAACACCATTTTCATACATAAATTTAGCGCTTGCAGGATTTTGAGAACAGATATATTCAAAACGTTCAATTAGCATATCTTTTGCTTCAAAAAGTTTCTTATCCAAAAGTTCCATGAACTTTTCTACGTCTCTTCCTGATTCCATTGCAAGAGTTGGAAGAATAATTGTAACAGGACAAATATTACCGCGACCGTCTTTTAATTGACCAAAACCGTTAATATCATATCCATTATATGTTCTACACATGTTATCGGCAGTTACCTGCCGCACTGACTATATCATCTATCATATTAGATAGTCTTCTTACTTCGAGATAATTGTTATCTCTACTTCCTTTCGGAATAGTCGATACGCATTATACATATTCAAAATCATAATCATAATTGTTTGTTTTTTTCGTGCTTTAAAATAGCTGTAATAGTTTTTCTATTTAACTGGAGTTCTTCTGCACATTTACGAATACTTGGAAATATATATTCCATTTTATTTTCTTTATTAGTGGCTTTTACAGGACACCTGACGGTTGATTTATATAAGTTATGATTATACCCATGTTGAGTATTTTCTTTATTACTACACCACTCTAAATTTTCTACCACATTATTTAATTTATTTCCATCTTTATGATTTACTTGCGATAAGTTTTGTGGATTAGGAATAAAGGCTTCTGCAACTAATCTATGTACTCGTAAATAAATAGATTTTTTATCATCTGTGCTTTTTACTTGTTTGTATCCAACATTGTCAATCCATTGACAAAGTTCTATTTTTTTACCATTTTTCTTTGTTTTATATACTTTGCCATCGTCTGTTACAGAAATATTGTTATACCGTGTTGATTTTTCCATAGAAAGGACTACTTTCTATGATTTTAAATATGTATATTAGTTCGGACTCAACTTAAATCTAAGTCCTACCCGAATTCAAAAGATTTTATATGGGCTATAGTTTACGCTTACCCATAGTTGAAGTATATGTGCAGGGGTCGTTAATATCATATCCAGCATTATTAGACCAGTCAACGTTAACATAGTTTGGATACAAACGTTTTGCTGTTGACTTTAAAGCAAGTCTAAATAAATCATAATTAGGCTCGCCTTCTTTTCGATTAACGCCTTTCATACATTGAAAAATGCCGCATGGGAAAATAGAGGTTTTGTGTAGCTTACCAACACCTTCAATTGAAACTTCAAGCAATGCCTTAATTACCATACGTCCTTCTGGTAGCGTACACGTGCCATAGTTCACACTGGTAAATGGTAATTGATTCCCGCTACGACTTTGTAGCGAATTGAGATTATGATACATTCCCTCGACTGCTTGATAAACTTCTTTCTCTGTCATATCCATAGCATATTTATATGCATTAGGTTGAAATCTGTATTCCTGACTTTCAATACTTGCATCTACTGGGATGTGTTCCGAGTATTCTTTAATATCAAACGAGAAGTCTGGTTCACAATAAGTTAATCCATCAATGAAATGCTTTTTAAATGATTTGCGAACATAAGGCACCATAGTCCAGTCAAGATGCGTAGCACTTACGCCGCCGAATTGCTGCAAAGATTGAAGTTGAAAAATTACAGCAACAAGCTGAAAAGCAGTATTAACAGAATTGGCGGGTCGAATATCTACTTGACGAGTATTAAAACCTTCCTTGAGAAGTTTATCAAAAGGAATAGAAAGACAATTATGGTCACCAACTGCATAATGGTCTAAGTCATGAATATAAATTTCATTGTTTAAATGATTCTCTTTTGCCATTGTAGACATACAATGATTTAGTGCATAGTTACGCATTACAATACTGCTTGCTTCGCCAATACGTCCACCAAAAGAATGTTCATCGACATTTGCATTTTGATTATCAATTTTTTTTGCCATTAACTTTTCTTCAATAGCTTTATCAAGTTGCTTTTGGCGTGCAATTTGATGCTCATAGCGATAAATCATATATGATTTTGCAACATGCGGGAAGTCACCCATGAGCAATTCCTCAACTGCATCTTGAATGTCTTCAACTGTCATATCGTCATGGTAATATTCTGCATCCTCAAAACTAAAGGCAATATCTTTTGCAATTTCATGACAACAATCAGAAGTCCATCCAAAAGTATCCGCAATGTCATTTGCCGCACGAAACACCGCATTTTCAATCTTAGAAATATCAAACTCTACTTTATTTCCATTTCGCTTTGTAATATATTTAGTCAATATCTTTCTCCTTCTTCTCTTGGTGAATTACTTTTAACATATCTTCTATATTGTCCAAAAGAGGATAGCGAGTTTCAGACGTAGAATTCGCCGCAAACTCACGATTGACCATATCAACATACATCGTGGAACTACCTTCATCGCCCATATAGAACATGTCCCATTTATCTCGTGGCACAAGGTTCTTTACATCAAGCTGCTTTAACGCAAGATTGTCAAATGAAATACTATCAAACCATTTTTCTTTTACCATATATGGCAAAAGGTGTTTAAGATTCATGATACTGTAATCAATGTGCTGGTGAGATTCTTGGTAGGCTTGAATTCCACGACCGAATTTCTTATATCCAAGAATAAGAATCTTTAAGCCATTGTCATAAAGGAACTCGTAATCTCTTTCCTTGGTGATACCTGCGATAGTATGAATGACCGCATTAGGAAAGCTGCGGAGCATAGGTAGAAAATTCTTATCAGGGTGATGGAAAGAAATACCTAGACCATAGATTAGCTTTTCATCTGTCAACTGCTTGAGAAACTTATGCTGTTGCATAAAATGAATCTGGTTCACTGTTACAGATGGGACTAACTTTAGTTCCTTACACTTCTTTAGAAAAGGTACAAGGTCGGGATGCTCTAGGATATTACCACCGCCCAAAGCTAATTGAGTATAAGGATGAAGTTTGTCAATAAAGCTATCTGATAAGATGTCTCCATGCTGTCCATCCTTTGTCGATTTCTCGTGACAATAGCGGCAGTTCAGCGAACAGCAGTTGGTAATTTTAATATCCATTGAGTCAGGAAAAGACGGAACTAATTTATCGTCTTTACTGTATCGAATCATAGTCCCGTCTGCAAGAGATAACGTAACTGTATAGTTACCATTATTGTAAGAAACACAATTGGAAGGGCGAGGGTCAAAACCTTTGGCTGTCATATTCCAATCTTTAGCCATCATATCCAAACGCTCCAAACGCTACCATTTCGTCACCAGAAGGAGAAGTAAAAGTTTCACTATAGGTTTCAAGGTCGCCATTACGCACATAGAAATCATCTGTTGTATATGCTTCAAGCGAACTACGCTCAGTGTCCCAATAGCTATCTCTCCAACTATCGTAATCTGGACGCTCATTGAGAACCTTGTCAATATCAAGCACCTTAGCGAACTTATCTCCTGCGTCAATGCGCTCCTGCTGCTCTTCATTGTACTTTTCTGCAAGCTCTTCTAGCTCTTCTGGAGTGACAAAATTCTTATTTGTATCTAACTTGTGCCAATCATTGTCAAGCCAAAACACCTCGCCGCGTTCCCACTTGTCAAAATCATCTTTTGAGCAGATAGTTAACGTATGTGTTGAGCTTGAATTAGTTTCAAACACTCCTTGTCGTACTTGAAAAATCATTTTATCCTCTTTCTCTTATATAAAAATTGGTTAATAAACTTTCTAAACTTATGCCCATGCGTTTATTTGGATAAATGTTTACGTTTTAGCTGTGAAACTGTATGAATTAATTCGTCAGTATTCATAATACTGGATACAAAATCTGTGCGGCTACCTCGATAGCGAAGCACATGCTCATGTGAACCATATCCAAAGTAATCATCATATCCTCCACTAAAATCTTCCCAGTCTGCGAATGCTCGTCTAATGAATTCCCACTTGAAAGTATGCTCTCGGTTAATAGAACGCTTGAGTCGCACAAGTAAAGGAACTTTCAGATAAAAGCATTCGCATTGTAATGTCCAAGGACAAAGTCTTTCGAGCTTTGTCATACTAACAGGATTAAGGACACAGATATTTATACAATCATCATCGAATGAATTGATTGCAGTGCCATATCGCCACCCACGAAACTCAGTATGCTCGATAAACTTATCATCATATTGCATTTCAACGAAAGTTTCCAAGTCAACGAAATGATAATCAACACCATCAACTTCTCCCTCTCTTGGAGGACGGGTTGTATAACTGATTACCTTTTTTGCTGGGATGCCAATCTTCTTATACTCTTCGACTAAGTGAGTGGCAGTTGAATCCTTGCCTGCCGCCGATTTGCCGCAAATGCCAATTACTATTGGATACATCAAACCTCCAAAAATATAGGAGCAAACCTTTCCTTTTTGTTTACTCCTATATTATAACATAACTTTATTTAATTGTCAACATTTTCGCCATAGCGGCTATTAGTCATTTCTATGGTACCGTCTTTATTCACTTTCGTGATTTTATATAGTTGATGTGAATTAGTCTTCTTGTATTTCTTTGCCCTAAACATATCACCGTTTCGATAGCCATTGACTACAATTAAGGCACCTTTTTGAAACCATCCTTGTTCCATGACCTTATTTTCACCATTTACATTTTCACTTACACGGCGATTATATTTTGCAAAATAATCTAATGCAAACTTAACAGTTACAACGCCAGAATCAGTTGTAAGAATATCAACTTGTCCTTTTGTATTATTCTTGCCGACTACTGTACCCATAATTCTATAGGTCTTAGGAATTTTAATCTCTTTATCGCCACGCTTAAATACATAATCAGTAGGCGGAATTGTTGGCAGACTATTATATGATACTATATTATAAATAGATTTATCAACATTTAATAATTCATGCTTGTGGTAATAATATCCAAGAGCATCCATTTCCCAAGTTGAATATGTACCTGCCGCGTATGTATTCCATTGTTCTAAGAATAGCTTCCTATTTAACTTCTGTAATAACTCTTCTTTGTTCTCTTGGATGTAGTTTTTTGCGGCGAGCATTACTTTATCATATTCTTTTTTCCAAGTCTTTTTATTTAGACATATAGAATTGTTTTTAATATATAGATTATCAGTATCAAAATATTTATTATAAAACTTATAATGTATATCTGATTTGCTTAAATCAAATTCTTCTGTTGTATATTTGCATTGTTTTTTCATTGTCTTATCGAAATTGAACACTTGCTTTTGGAACTTTAATTCTTTTGGAATGAGCTTATAATCAATTAAAGATTTAAAGTTTTGCATTGTAATACGCTTTTTAGGATTACTTACAATCTCAATATATTGTTTCATAATATTTTTGCGGCTATCGAAAGAATCAAAAGCACCGCCTTTAATAAGAGCTAAAACTGTAGTCTTATTTTCATTATTTTTATCTAGAAAATCTTGAAACGAATTGTATGGACGATTTGCAATAATTCTTGAAACAACTTCGCCGCCAACTCCGTTTAAAGATTTCATTCCATATAGAATAGCATTATCTTCTTCGTCTGGCTCAAATAGATAACCAGATTTGTTGATATTGACTGGCTTTACTGTAACACCATTGTTAATCATATTACCAATTGCTTTAGCAATTTTACCATAGTTAGATGCGGCATCTTCATCAAGACCAGCATCGACTCGAAGACAAGCTGTATTCCAATATACGACAGGAAAATAGGTAGCTAAATAGACCGTTTGAAGGCCAATATATGAATAAGCAAGAGAATGAATTCGAGAAAATGAGTAGCCCATCTGTGGTTTGATAGCAGTCTCCCAAATATACTTGCCAAGATTCTCATTTGGAGCACCTTGTAATACCATTTTTCTCAACTCAGGAATCTTGTCCATCTTCTTTTTTGCACAAACTTTTCTTGCAAAATTCGACTCAGATAAAGAAAAGCCGCAGACTTCCATTAGGATTATCATCATGTCTTCCTGCTGAGCAGGTGCCGCATACGTTGGCAGATAATATTTCTCTAGACTTTTTTGTTCTTCTTTTGAAAGACCCCACCTATCCATTTCCGCGTACCATTGCGACATATCATCTTTCATACGTTTGTATCGTTCTGTTGGTGTTTCATCACCTTGTTCGCTAGCCATGAGACGCATAATAGAATTGCAGTTCGCCATTTCAAGTGGAGTGTGCGGCTTTAAGAGCTTAATTGTCTGACCGCCGACCTGTGTGTCAAATTGGAAAAATTTCAAGACCTTGCCAGAGACAGCTGCTTTCCACAACTTTTCATCGTGTAACGGCAACACGGTAGGATGCAGGTACTTATCATACATTTGACGAAGTGTTAGACCAGTTTCAATCTTACCATTCTCCTGTAAGAGATTAAGGCACTGAGTAATTACATCCTGCACTTCTGTCACAAGGAAATCGAGCTTCACATCACCGCAGTACTCTGCATTCGCTAGAGAATATTGTGTAATAATAGCGCCGTTCTTAGCTTTCATAAAGCAAGCCGTCTGGTATGGGTCTTCTCCGTAAAAGTTAACACCAGAAGCATGAATAGCTCGTTGTGTAACAAGGCCGCAGATATTTAATAAGATTTCTTGTAGACGGGGAAACTTGTTTACCTCTTGGACAAAGGTTTTATTAGGTTTACGTTTCTTCTCTTCGTTGCCAAAAAAACAATCAGATAAAGGCCAAACAAAGCCACGTTCAGAAGGAATTAAAGAAGAAAGGTATTCAGCTTCATCTAGCTCAATACCATCTGGATATTTTTCTGAACGGTATCCTCGACAGGCAATTTTTACAGCCGCTTTAGAAGTAACTGTGCCATACGTACAGACCTGTACGCATCCTAATTGACCACGCTCTTCTCTGATTTTCTCAAAGACTAGTTCACGTTTAGACGGGGCTAAGTCTATATCAATATCACCTAATTCGATGCGCTCTTTATTAGAATATCTCCAATAAGGAAGACTATTGACAACTGGGTCTAGTTGTGTAACTCCTAAAAGCCAATGGTTAAGACCAGAACAGGCTGACCCTCGACCAGCGCCAACTGTTGAGCCGCATTCCCAAAAGAGATTAATGTAATGCTGTAGGAAAATAGGGTAAGCAAACATACAAGTCTCAAGTTTGTCGCCAATAACTTTGTTGATGTCTGCTTCTTCCTCTAACCTCGCAAGATACGTTTCATTATTTAATCCTTTTTTGTTTAATTCATTCTGGCAATAATTTATCCAATAACGTTCTTGCGGATTATCGGAGTGCATAAGATAATCAAGCGTAGGATATTTATCCGTATCATAGAAATGATGGTTCTTTTCTTCTTTTGGATAAGAAGGAACTTCTACTTGCGGCACTTGTTGTTTATGATATAAAGTATAATACTGGCATTTATCAAGAATCTTCATTGAGTTGGCGCATAATTCTTCATAATCAAGACCTGTGCCATCAAGATTTTCTATAATCTCTTTTTCAGACTGTAGATAACAATATTCATAAAATGAATCTACTTCACGCTCTCCACCTTTAGAATTAAGGAAAGCCTTGTGTACATATCTATCTTCTTTTTTTAGATAATGAGTATCACATCCTAGCACGATTGGAAGATTAAATACTTTAGATAAAGAATTCATTCTGGAATTAACAGCGAATTGTTCTTCGCTACGACCAGGAGCTACTTCTAAAGAGAAATAATCTTTGCCAAAGATTGATACACACCACTTGATAAAAATTACAATATTCTTATGATATGCTTTAACTTGTGCGGTGTCTCCTTGTTTTTCAGCTTGAATCATAAGATTAAGATTATGATTTACTTCTCCTGCTAGGCAGGCACAGCTACCGTGTAGGTGACCTTTTCCATATTTTTCGACAATGGCCGCAAGGTCTGACTTTAGAGTAGGTACACGTTCCATTCCTCGGTCAAAATAGCTGTTAATCCAAGCAGTAGAAGATAGCTCACGTAGCATCTTATGACCAATAGCATCTAAGGCTAAGAGAACAAAGTGATAGTAATATTGACCCGAATCTCGTGTGTCTGTAAGATAAATTTCATTGCCGCGAACGATTTTGAAATCAGGATACTTATCTTTATATTCCTCTTGAATGCGGTCAATCTCTACGTGTCCACCTAATGACTCATGGTCGGTGATTGCGATTCCCGCAAGACCTAATTCTATAGCTCTATCAATTAGTTCTTTTGGTTTGACAGTTGAATCAATAAGTCGTAAGTTGGTTAGGAGTAGTGCGTGTGATTGTGAATATCAAATCGCGGCACTGTCATTGGCATCACCGTCCTTCGTTATATGTAGAATGTTATATTTAGCATTTTCGTTTATGAATATATTCAAACGGATAATTATGCTCTAAACAAAACTTTTTAGCCTTTTTTCTTTTTTCAAAAATATATCGCTTTTCAGAAACTATTACAGGCTCCAAAGTTGCAGGAACTGCTGGGACATAACGATAACCAGAAAAGAATCCAGCGTCTTCATAATATCCTGGCCGACCTATTTTAAGTTGCTTATCCATATGCTCAGGCACAATAACTTCGTAAAGCACATCTATTTGCATTTCTGTCCCTTTTCCGCACGCTCTTTGGCACGAGTTTTACGGCGGGCTGCTCCGGCTTTCTTACCATTTTCCTTAACCCAGTCAATTTTTGAGTAGTCATAAGTCTGTTCCCAGTTCTCAAAGTCTTCTTGGGTGAAACACTGGACTAGTTCGGGTACACCGCAACGAATCTCCTTTTTCATATAAGCGCCCTTCTGCCGACCAGTCATTTCATCGGGAAGAGTCTCGCCAGTCAAACGCTCATAGTTCAGATTCCAACTAAAACGACTCATTTTGCGTGTTGGCATACCAACCTCAGTAGTATAACGGCACTCTTTATTATAACAAGTTGAATACCATTTGTTGTTCTTTTTAAAACCGTTGACATTATGCTGCCCGCACATAGGACACTTTGCCATTCGCATAATCTATGCTACTCCTTTCTATTGGACTTTGTATAAATACATTATAACATAAAAAAGCCCTCTAGTCAAACAAAAACTAGAGGGCTTTTATTTAATTACAATTCTTTAAAAAAGTCAGGATGTTTATCCATCCAGTCTCGGTCTGCTTTAATCCTATCTTCATCTACTGGCCTAATATCACTTGGCTGCTGATTGATAATGTCTTGCATATAGTTTTCAGTCATTTCCCAGTCACTATAAATATCAACTTTGCCAAACTTCTCACGAATAAGAGCATCCATAATAATATCATAACGTGATGCCTTATGCGCAAGATTTCTAAGCTCTGCTTCTTCAATTTGAAGTTTCATTTAAAATACCCATTCCTCTTCATAATCTTCTAATTCAAAATCATCAATTAGAATTTGCGGTGTAATGTTTCCCATCCAAGAATTTTTTGAACATTTACCTACAATGGTTAGTTTCTTTTCACCGCTTGTCCATTCTTCAAATTCTTCTCTAGAAGATTTGAATTTCATAATATCTACACCAGAAGGTAGAGAAATCTTAATAGTAGGATGTCCTTTTGCTTCACCTAGAAGCTGGACATTAACATTATCTAATGCAATATCTTCTACCACAACTTTAGACTCTGGAATATCTTGACCATAAATATTCAGTTCTGCAATATCTAGAATATATTTGGGATTGACTCTATCATAATTCCAAACATAATCAACGAGATAGACAGGCTTAAAATCGACACCTTTGTATTGCTCATTGGTCTTGTCTAAGAACTCATAAAAGTTCTCTAAAGGCAAGGACAAGCCAAACGCAGACCCGTGCCCGGCAGCATAATCGACAACACCAGTGTCTTCACAAAGACTACGCATATCTTCAACAGGACAATAAGAATAATTACGAGCAGACCCTTTTAGATGCACCCCGTCTTCCTCTTCAACTTCCTGCAAGACCAATGTAGGATGCTGGTATTTGGCTTGGATTTTATTTGCTATTACATTTTATTTGGACTATCTCTTAACTATTAATTTTAAATTAATAGCAATACCTGTTTCCATTTATATATTAAATGTACTGGAAGATTGACCTTCCATAGTCTCTACAGGTTGGTCATATTGTTTTATATGTCTTAATGGATATTCTTCATTAGAATCATGATGCGTAATTCCACGATTTATATGTTGAAACACTTTACTATTTACCTTGTATTTTTTAGATAGCTGTTCCCAAGTCATATTAGTATATTTAATATCATCTTTAATATTTTTAACTTCTTCTTTTGATAATGAATGATACGGTTTCCTAAAATGAGACAAAGTTAATCTAACTGGGTAGTCTACTCCTTGGAGTTTACATCTTGACCCAGAGTTGATTTGCAGAACGTATCCAGATGTAGTCTTTTCTTTGTCAGCTATTTCTTCAAAACTCATTTTTGTATTTTTTAATAAATCAATAATTCTTTCTGCCTTCATTCGAGCAAGAGTGTTTCTATCTAAACGAATTGGATATTTAACGCTTGGTTGATGATAAATAATACCTTTATTAATATTCCTAATAGATTGTTCGCTAGAAAAACCATATTTTTCTGCCAACATTTTGTAAGAGTTATCAAGATTTTTTAAATCATCATATAGACGATATAATTCATCGTTTGATAATTCATTTTTGTGGTTATTTGGAATATCAACTATAGATATATTATATCCATTATTAGAATTAGTCGTATCATAATAATCAATCCAATATTGCTCTCGTTCATTGTAGTTTTCTGTATACTCAATTTCTTCAAAGGTAAACGCATCTATTCCATATTTTTTAATAGCATCATATAATGGCTTATTTTTTACAGTGCCATAACCACAATTTTTATGTTCTCTGATTCTACGATTGAGGTCATTAGTTTGACCTATATATATTTTTCCATTAATAGTATTTGTAATTTTATAAATATATTTTTTTAACACAATATAACCTTTCCCACGGGATTGTTTATTTATATGGACTGGTAGCAACCAATAATATATATAAATTTTCCCCGTTAGCGATTATCGTTTTTTGTTAGATAATCACCTTATTAATTATAAGAAAAGTATTTTATTGGGCCAATAGCATTATTTATTCGACCCAAGGATTCCTGGTTCAGCATCGTCTTTGCCGCATACGCAAGCAATGATAGCATTATTTGTTAGCTTTTTGGTTTGAATTTGGTACTCAAAGAATTCCATAGCTTCGTCTTGTAGCTTAGTCTGTCTACGTTTCACTCGTTCAATAACGGTAATGGCTTCTTGCCAGATAGGAACTTCTTTACCTTTTTCACCTCTCTTGGATGATGGAATCATTGTATCACACTTATAATCCAAGAGAGCACTAAGAAGAAGACGTTTCTCTACCATTTCACCAGTTCGACAACATGCATTAATATAAGGAACTACGTAAAAGCTAGAGCTGAGATAATTAAGTCCATTCATCTTATTTAAAGAGAATTCTTGTTTATCTACAAATGCTTTAAAGAATTTATTTTTAACATTGGCGTAACCGATATTAACGAGCGCTCTCACTTCTTTCTCATGGTAATCCATCATATCACCACAAAGACCAAGAGCGCATAAGTCAACCAAGTCATTTGCATAATCAAAATGGCACATTTCATCCATCTGGCGACAAAGCTGCCATGTAACACCTGCGCCGCAAAAGCTCTTATTAGGATAATCGTCTAATTGATTATTTACTACAATAGCATCCTCGGAATATTTTTCACAATGGTGGTGGTCGGCGATTACAATATCTACACCATTATTATGTAAATATTTAAGCTGTTCATAATCATTGCTTGCCGCGTCTGGGATAATAAGAAGACTTGTAGTCTTTATAATATTGTCTAAATTAATGTCTGCAAGTCCATGAACTTTTCCTTCGTGGATTAAAATGGTCGGTTCCTTGCTACAAATACGATGAATGTAATTAGCTATAATCGCACTTGAAGTCAATCCATCGCAATCACAGTCTTGAAGAATGGTAATTTTAGAACTTGTATACATGCAATGATCGATAATTATTCCAGCCGCGTCTTTAATATTCTTTAGTAGATGAAAATCATTTACGTCACTCCAATAGGCATTAAGCCAATTGCTTTGTTCTTCTACTGGAATATCTCTATTATATAAAATTTGTTGTTGAGGTGTCAAGCTATCTAATGTTGGTTTATATAATTTATAATCTATTTTCATCAACTCCAAACTCTTTGCACATACATCCTGCTAATGTTTTAAAACCAAGAATAAAAGGATAAATCTTTTTATCTTTAACAGCACATTCAGGAGGAAAAGTGCTAGTCAATTTTAGCTCATGCGGCACATATGGATAAAAATAATATTTACAATATCGACAGCGCTTATGTTTACGGCGATAACCGAGAATCTTTAGTTTATCATCTTCTGTCATACTATATCATCCTCTTGGCTATTTTCGTTTTCTTCCCACCATGATTCTAAATCTTTTCGCTGCCTATAATTATCAATTTTATCACGAAGAATCTCAAAAGGATAAAATATAATATCTATCCATTTATCTATAATAATACAAGCTGCAATGATAGCAAGGCATAAAAGAATCGGAGACATAAGCACAAGTATTAAAATTACGATTTGTCCAATTGTAACACCCATTATAACATAATCCTATTCTTAAATAGATACATGAATACATCTTTACCTTGGTCTAATGGACTTGCCTTATATCCTAGAATATTCTCTCTATCGAAAACTACAGACATGTTCATATACGGTTTGTATTTGTTACCAATCTTGGCAATCTTTTCTTCAACCTTTAGACTTTCATCTGAACCATATTCATCAAAGTCATGGTCAAATGCGATAACAATTTCTTTACATCCTGCATCTTTAAGAAGTTTGAACTGATACTTAGACAAGGAACTACCGCATGTTGCAACACAAATATTATTACCTGTACCATAATATGACATATAGGCAAGAACCGACTTTTCTGATTCGGCTACAACCGCAGTTTGTATTTCTCTAATTCTTTCTTTAGCCCAATTAAGACCATACAAGTTAAAGCCAAGAGCATGATTATAAAGTTCACCGTGGACTCGCCAAGGTTTGTATTTTCCCTTTTTTTCTTGCTCTTTAATAATAGTTCTCTGTCGAATACCTACGCACCTATCGTTCTGGTCGAAGTGCGGAATAAGGATATTACCGCAAAGAGGGTCATAATGAATTTGCGCAAAATCACACACCTCTTTTGAGATATTAGACCAAGAGGAAATAATAGGTTGAGGATAATGCTGAATAATAGATATATCATATTCTGGCAACTCAATGGTATTATCATTGACATTTACATCTTTTTGCTCTTTATATCTATTGAATATTTTCCAGTCTTCTTGACTATCTTTTAAATCAATATCATTATCTAAATCAATTTGAAGATTTAAGAAATTAACCACGAAATAGATTGCGGAATTTAAATCTACATTCTTAACTTTCTCAACAAGTTCAAAAATATCAAATGCGCCGCACTCGGTATAGCAATTAAACATGCTATTCTCAAAATAATAATATAGTTTCTTTGAACCTTCACCAATGCCATTGTGACAAATCGTGCGGGAAATAATATAATCAGAATACATTTCTGGTTCTGCGCCAAAGTATTCTAGAATATCATATACGTTTTCTGGCTCAATTGATTCTTTTACCTTTGCTTTATCGTATCCCAATTCCCGCACCTCCTATTCTTTCTTCTTCTGGAAGATTTCATCTTTGTCTATTGGTTTAAAAGAAAAGTCAGTTACAAATAAAGTCTTATATCGACAAGTGCCTTTATTCGCGCGCATCCAACAAATAACACGATTGAATTTCCCTCGTCGATTCTTATATACACTTCTTTTTACATTTGGTGGACACATGCCGGGATGCTGCGCCAAAACACCTTCAATATCTTGAATATCTTCATCTGTACAATCGACCATGATTTCACCGTAGTCGATTCGGTTTGCGATTGATTTTGCGCCAGCTAACATGTTCTGGTCTAGAATTTTCTCTTGACGATAACTACCATTAATTTGAGTGCTTGACAAAAGAAAGACATTATTCTCGACAGCTATTTCTTTAAGTTTAGATGACATAAGGAATAGAATTTGGTCCTCGCGTACTTTCATTCCAGTTCCATGTGAGATTTCCTCAATCATCTTAATGGATGAAGTTAGATAGTCAAAGACAACACATTGAAAAGTTAGGTAATCTGTATTGCCTTGTTCATCTACTCGTGGATATTTGTATTTGCGCATATTGCGTTTGATACAATTCTCAACATCTTTCATACCATAGTTAGGAAGATATTCCATACGAAGTGGCGCTTCTTCTAGAATCTGTACTGCTTTCTTTAATCTCTCTTCCTCGTCAAAAGTAAGTAAATCCATTTCAACGATATGGTCTTCTGGAATATTACCAATAAAAGCCAGCGCCATAGTTGTAAGCTCTTCAATGTCTAATTCTACCGAAATATATAAAGTAGGTACTCGATTATATAAACGCTCCCATTTACCTTCATCTGAATAATATTCAGAACATGAAAAGAAGCAAGCATCGGCAACACCAGTTCTTGATTTCAATTTGTTACCCTGTAGGCTTTTTATCCTACAGCTCTTACAGTTTCCCGCAAGTTCAGCATATCTTTTCTTTCTTGTAAAGAAAGCTGGGGCCTCGTGGCAGGATTATATCTTTTCACCTGCTATGCGTTGCGGCTGATTAATTTAAAATTAACCTTCACCTCTGATTCCCTTGCCTTTTGGTTTAGGGTTCCAGATTTTCTCCCCAGTTTATTGTCGGCAAATCATTCTACCGACACCTGTTGCTGCACTTCTTAGATAAAAGCGGCCAGGTCGTGCGCCCATAGCGATTGCATCTTCATATAAATCATACATTGCCCAACCACGAGCAGGATGCTGTGCTAATTCATCTACAATCTTTTGGACATTATCACCAATAGCAACAGAGTCATTATCGTTATTGTCTACATATAAATCCCTGATAAAATAAAATTTACCTTCTACATCATCTGCTAATTGCTCCAATGTCGTGCCGTCAAGGTACTCGTCTTGCGCTTGCTTCTTTGCAGAATCTAAGATATTATCAGGGTCATAAATATCAGATACATCTACGCCAACATCATCATATGCGCGAAGTAGAGACATTTTCTTTAGACGATTATAATAATACTCAAAAGCATCTAAGTGGGCATTTGCATGAGTTTCAAACATCCACTCTCGACCTTTATTGGCTTTATAAACTGCATATGCTTTTGGCTTATCTTTAAGATAATTTTCAATTTCTCGCGCAAGATGGTCGGTTACACCTGCGTTATATAGACTATATAACGCACCAAATACTACCTTATGTAAATCATTGCAAAAGTCGTGTTCTGAAAAGAAGTATTGTCCATCTGCTGCTAAGTATTCGGGTTTCCGCATACAACATCCAATTACCTGTAATGCCGCGACAGAATCATAGTATTTACTAATCAAATATCCTCCCTTCTATTCCAAATTGAAACGTGGCTTTTTTCTATAGATATTTACGTCTCTTGGTCGCACAAATACACGATGTTCATCTGTAATATCTGTATTCACTTGCTCTTCACTCTGTACAGTTCTAATCTCTTCCAATCGCTTGAAATAGTTTTCCGCTTCGATATAAATTGATTTGACAATCCATATACCGCCATTCGACCTACTCGGGTCGTTATGTTTTACCTCATACCAATATTTTAAAGACTTAGCCATTTGCTCATATGTAACGCCAGCTTGAATAAGTTGCCCCATATTTAAGGCTACCTTTTGATAATCTATATATACCCCAAGATATTTTCCAGCCATTTTCATAACTGCTTCTCGTTGCTTTTTCAGCTTATCTTTATTCTTTTCTTTTTCCTCTTGGCTTTTGGTATAACATTCATCATGCCAATATCGGTTGCCAATCTTGTTCCAATCAAACTCACAATCACGGTCAATCATTTGGCCGCAATATGGACATTTAACAAGTCTTTGTTTTGCCATATTTTCTCCTAACTTTATAATATAATTATAACATATTCAGGAGATTTTGTCAATAAAAAAGACCGCCCAATTATGGACGGTCTTTAGAATTAAGCTACATCAATTCCATTAGACAGTAAGTCTTTAAGGTCATCAAGGATAAGTGAAAGCTGTTCAGCTTGCTTAGCAGTACAGTCATTGACCTTCTTGCCGACACCGAGATACTTATCTGTAATTTCGATAATCTTAGGCGCCCAAGACTTCTTGAATTCATCCTTAGAAACACTGTGTTGAATCTTGACAGTTAGTTCTTTGAACTCATTCTTCATAGCTTCAAAGTCAGATCCATCATTAATGTCATAAGCAGTAGTGCGTGCATCAGTCACGAATTTTCCAGCATCTTCCTCTGCCTGCTTATCAATTGCATCACCAATAGCCTTGACAAGATTGTCATAGGTGAAGTCAATAGAATCAGGCGTATACTTAAATCGAGAACCAGCTACGAATCGAGGGGTTCCGCGCATATACAGAACAGTATGAGTGCGGCCATCTTCCTCTTCTACTGGATGGGCGTAACCGATAACGTCACTCATTCGGTCAACGATTAGACGCGGACGATTGCCAAGAGTAGGAACAATCTGGTTATATTCACTACCATTTTCATCAGTAAAAGTCTTGTCTTGACTATGTGAAATCATTACTAGACCATAGCCCATCTGAGGAATGGAACGAAGACATTCATCGAACTCTTTACTAGTTTTAGACCACCCCTGACCATAAGGTAGCTCATTCACAGCCGAGACTCCAGCCTGATTGCAGATGTACTTTTCACAAAGGTCATAAGCAATGTCAGCAGTATCAATAATAATATTGCTGTATAGCTCATGAGCTTTCGGGTCTTTTAGCTGCTTTAGAACCTGTTTAAATTCAGACCATTTGTTAATAGGTTGCGGTTTTACGCCGCCAATTGCTAGATAGCCAACCTCAAAACCTAATAGTAAGGCTTTTGGAAATTTGGCTGCTGTTGATGTTTTTCCAGTCTTAGGCTCACCGTAAAACATGATTGTATAGCCCTCTAGCGAACGACTAACTTTGTGAGGTTCAATATTAAAAATATCAATTGACATATATTGCTTTCTCTTTTCTCTCTTGGTTTAATCTTTTGCTATCTACTATTAAATACGATTTAGATAAATAACATTGTCTCGGCGGCAAGTGCTATGTCCCCAATTGCTTAGCCACTCAGTTGCGTCCTCGCTGCTAAACTTCGCTTGGATGCTAGAAAATGCTGCTTTCACGCCCTGCCCAAGAGTCATTGTGTCACACCCTTCGTTGTCTACGACAACAACGCGGTCTTCGTAGCCCTTTGGGCATGTGTACCAGCGATCCTGCTCAACTACCCAGAAACGTGGGTCCGCTTGACAAAACGTTTCTTGCGTATTCAATTTGTCTTGAAGCTCCTTTAGGAACTTGACTTCATCCGCTGTTAGCATTTGCTTACCGCCTTCGCTCCACAGCTCATTCGCTTACGACCTCGTAGACGTTGCAGTCGGTAAAGTCGATGCGGTACGTCTTGCCTTCATCGCGGCACAGCTTGCAATCCTTGTACCCTTTCGTCCACCATGCAGCGTTGTCGCAACCCTTCCATCTGAGCAGTAGCCATACAAGTCTGCCGTTATCGTCCGTAACAGGATTGCCATTATCGTCAAGTACGATGTCTCTATATTTCCAGAACAAGTCGTTGTTGTGCTTGTAGTGCCTGGCCTTTCCGATGTATTTCTCAGTCATCCCTTCACCGGCTTTACGCAACTTATTCGCTATCTTGCGGCGCACTCCGAGCACTTGGCAGCAGGACCGCACATGGCGTAAAATTAAATTCCATTTTAAATCCTTTTCTATCTTATAGGGGAGAGGACTTAATCTCTCCCCTATCTATTTAATTGTCTGATACTTGACTAGAAGGGCCAATCATCGTCATCATCATCTTCGTTTTCATCCGCTGGGGCTTCAACCTTTGCGACTACCTTTGCTGCCGCAAAGTTCTGACCACCGTTACGATTAGCCTGATACTCGTCATGATTACGCTTAACTTCTGCCATACGCTCTTCACGCTCGTTTAGCTTCTGCTTGAACTCCTTCTTAGTGATAGTAGATTCATCATCCCACTCATAAGGTTCGACCGCAGCCCAAGTAACATCCCAAGAACGAACATGACGAACAACCTTGTGAACTACTGGGTCGCCAAATGCAGATTCCTCAGTCTTCTCAGTCGTAATAGCCTGAGATACAATGGAACCCTTAATATGAGTTAGAAGAGGATTCTTATTGGAAATATCTTGGTCAATGAAGTAGTCCATACCGCCCTTGGAACGAACATTAACATCAACGGGGAGAACGTCACCACGATAATCAAAGACATAACCGCGTAGCTTGACGAAATCATCGCCCTCTTCAACTTCCTGCTCAGCCGCATTTGCAATCAGCATATCGACATCAAAGGTTGCGGGATTCTCAGAAATCTCATTAGTCATGACGTGCATAAACTGACCTTCGACACGCTTAGGAGAAACAACTTCACCATCACGAGATACAAAATCATTTGTGCCGACAGAGCCGTCAATACGAACCTTGAGAGCGGAAGTACCTACAGCTTCAAAAGTATCTGAACCCTCATGGTCGATAAGAGCAGTTAGAATCTCCCATGCTGGATTAGGCTTGCCGCTCTTAAAAGTCTCAGTAACATAACGGAAAAATACAGGAACAACGTTAAGGCCCTTATCATCAGTCGCAATGTTCACTGTACCGTTAATAAATGGAGTGCCTGTCTTTTTAGAGACACGCTGTGCAAGGCGGTCAGTTGAAAATACGTATCCCTCGATATGGCATGAATTGTTTGTCTTCTGGAACATTCATTTTCCTTTCTAATTTTTCTTTCAATCTTATATCACATATTATAACATATTTTTAATTCTTAGTCAATAACTTTTTTGGGGTATTTTCCACATGACTTATGCTCTAGACAATAACCAGCTTTATCACATTTACACTTAAAGAATAAATCACAAATAGTTTTCCATTCATCAGAATACTTAGATAATGCTTCAATTATATCTTTCATTAGCTGCCTAAATTCCCAATAGGCACGAGTACATAGACGTTGTTCAGCCATAGTCATAAGTGTGCGGCTATTGAAGCGACAACTGACAGTAGTTGCCATTCCAAGAGGAAGAACCATATTTGCATCTTCCTGCGGAATTCCACATTCCTTTTGCATATAAGTAGTAGCTTCAGCAATAGCTTTCATACAAGAATCGTACATTTGCTTCGCATCTTCATTTGCCGCGATTTTTGGAGGAACTACATAATCAAAATCTTGATACTTAATATAACGCGTACTTGCCTGTAGACGTGTAGGCGCTCCACCATTATGAGTATAGAATTCTCGAATTACCTTCGCTGAATACCCCTCTAGAACAAACCACACTTCTCCAAACTCAAGTGTGCGGAAATGCCCGTCTTTAATACAAGAAAGACCGCGCTTATAATTCTTCTCTACGTTACTGGTATCTGTGCCATAGCAAGGGCCAGCCATTTCGCCAATTAACGTAATAGGATTCTTAACAGTATTACTGTTAATCGTTACTTTTCCCATTTACACCATCCTGTGAATTAAAACCATAATTAACTGAATTATATACATCAATATAATATTTTTCTTTTTCATTTAATTCTTCTTGCGGACAAAGTTCTACAATTTCAAATGTGAATTGGTCTAAACCTTCTTTAAGCATCGCTGCATATAGTTTATTATCTTTAGGAGTTTTTATACCGCATCCGCAACGGCAATGCTGCGTAAAACGATTTGCAATATCTACAGATTGACCTATATAGCACTTTGTATCATTTATATCTGTAATCTTATAAATACCGCAAGTCTTTTCAGTACCAACAATATTAACGAATAAAGCCTTTGCTTTCTTCTGGAAGTACGTTGACCATATTAGCTTTGAAAGAATTTCTGGATTAGAAAGGCGGTTCTTAAACGAATTTAGAATATCAATATCTGCTTTGTCACTATCTTCGATAATGATACGATAATCATCTTTAGAATCTTGAACCGCCTGTTCACGTTGAAACGCTTCAATTGTCGCAGCCTTTTGGCGCTGTAGCTTGTCAAGTGAGCTTTGAAGAATTTGAATCTGCTCAATATATTCAGCTTTGTCTTCGTCAACTTGAGCTTGAAAATCACGAAGGTTATTCATGATATTCTCTTTTTCAACTTTTTTAAAGTCTTCAAAACTCTGCTTCTGCTGTTCCACATTCTCTTGGAGAGATTTTAAATGTGCCTTTTCATTTTGAATTTGATATTCAATATGCTCTCGCGCAATAAGAACTTCTTTGTTGTTCTCTTCGACTATATCACATGTTTCTTTTCTGCCAGCTATAACGCCTACACTATAGCCGCATACGATAAATGTAATAGCACAGACAACAGCTATAATAAATTCGAGAACCATATTACTTGGTGTATGTTACGGTGATTTCAGGGTCAACTTTCATACCTTCATCGGTAAGGCGAATAAAGTTAGTGCCACCATCAGGCTGTAGCTCACGAACCGCATAGCCTTTGCGAACAAGCGATGAGGTGATAATGCAATTAGTAGCCTTATCAGTTAGATGAACAGCCTTTGCAATGTCCTTAAAAGTTTCATCCTTGCCCTGATTCTCCTGTAGGTGCTTTAGAACCTTTTTAGCATTGTCTGAAAATACTGGCTTGGTAATAGTAATCATATAACTCCTTTACTTTTTCATTTTTATTTCATATACATGATAACATAAAATATTCTAGAAGTCAAGCCTTAGCTAAAATTTTCTTCTAGCTTACAGTCCTGTGCTGGTTTGTCCGCGCGAAGCCTAGATAGGTAACAATGTCTCATGGTTTTATTTCCTTTATCTAGACTCATGCAGTTTACCTCTACAACCGTTCCAATATATTTATCAGGATTGGCTGCGAGGTCAGCTTTAAGATTATCTGTAAGACCAGAAGACACACGACCAACAGACACAAGATTTCCAGCATTATCATATGCGCCAAGTCGTAAAGCCCCAGCCCAACCATAATATGCGGCCTTTGTAATTAGATTACCTTCTTTATCTTTATAGCCCCAAGTCTCAGATTCCTTACCAGTATAAAGATATTCTGGCGGCAGAACTTCTGTAATTACAAAATCAATATCATTCTGAGCCTGCTTGATTTTGAACATGACTTTTGGCTGTCGCTTGCCTGGTGCATATAGACCATTCTCGACACGAAATACCATACCCTCTTCGCCTGCGGCGAGTTTATCAATTGTGACTTTATTTAGGTCTAAATAAGCGTTATCGTAGCATCGTGCTACTTCAAGTTCTGGAATTAAAGGAGTAGCAATATCAATATGCTCACAAAGATTACTGTAACGATAATCATATGTCATATTATTCATAACATAATCTTCGCCGTTATATGCAAGAATATCGTGCATATAAAAATGAATTTTGCCGTACTCGCCTTTCTGACGTTCAATTGCTTTCTCTGGTAAAGCACCCAAAACTGATGTTACATTCTTAGATGTGCCATTAGGATAATAAACCTCACCGATGATGCACGTACCATTAGGAAGTTCATTCATAGCCCAATCTTTAATATGCGGCACTTTATCAATATTGTCGCTATAATAACCAGTCTTTTTAGAGACTGTGCGGCTATAAAGATGAACTTCATTATTGTCTTTGACTAACTGTGACCAGTAGCCATCAATTTTGACTGTGCCGATAATAGGTGTGTTTTTAAGCATGTCCTCATAGTTTTTAGGAGCTTTACCCACCAGCATGGGAGCGTAAATATTTAGAGACATATTCCTCCAATAGAAAGAAAAGGGCAGACTAAAGAATAACTCCCCGTCCACCCTTGTTTGCAATTTTACCTGTAAAGTTCTGCGGTTCAGTAATTGTCATAGATACAATTTTATCATCATCATCTAGCTTAATACCGCACATGCCGCCAGAGCGAATACTGCTTGACCGCACGCTATCAGCCATGAAACTAATTTGTCTCTTGGTTGACGTTAATGTTACAACACATCCATTTGTCTCTTGGATACTGACAATTTTATTGTCGGTCTTAAAGGCTACAGAACCTTTAACGTTACGAGTGCCACCAGCGAATTGCTTACCTTCACACTTCTTAACTTTACCATCCTCTGTAACAAAGAACATATAAGGCTTATCTACGAATACATCATTATGAATTGTGATAATCTTTTCGTCATTATCAAGATTGATGATTGCACCGATAGCTGTACCCTTATCCTTTGAACCGCATTCTTTAATATCTGAAAGAGCAATCCTAAAGAATCGCCCCTTGTTCGAGAATAGAGCTACTTTTCTATCCTCAGATACAGTGAATGCAAGGCTACCATCACTCTTGTACTTAGAAGGTGAGACTTTTTGCAGATAACCAAGAGGATTAAATACAATAACAAAATTCCTATTCTCTTTTGGCGCAGAAGACCTTGCCTTTTTTGTTTTTGTAATTTCTTTTTGGACTACTTTAGTGCGGCGCGGAGTGCTATATTTCCTGCCCATATCTTTGAGCTTTGCTAAGAATACTTTATCAAGTTCCTTTTTATCATTTAAGATTAAATCACACTTTGCAATGATTTCATTCTTTTCTGCCAGCTCTTTTTCAATTGATTGAGTATCCAACTTAGTTAATTTCATTAGTGGCATTGAAAGAATTGATTTAGTTTGTCTATCTGTAAATTCAAATTCTTTTTTAAGTTTATTTGCCGCGCTTGCTTTATCATTTGAGCCACGAATAATTTCAATAATTTTATCAATGTTTGTTAAAGCAAACTTTAATCCTTCTAGAATCTCTTTCCTTTGTGCCGCAAGATTCTTATCATATTCAGTTTCACGTTTCAAACATTCAAAACAATGAAACAGATATTCATCTACAGTTTGCTGTAGATTTAAAAGCACTGGTGTTTTGCTAATAATTCCATTCTGATTAACATTGTATTGTGACCTTAAAGGAGTTGTTTGAAATAATTGCTGTAGCACCTTTTCTGCCGCATATCCTCTTTGACATTCAACAACTAAAGCTATGCCATTTTTGTCACTTTTGTTATATACATCTTTAATGCCAATTAAATCTTCTGATTCAATTAGTTCTTTAATTTTTACAATTAAAGGTTCTATGTATACTTGATAAGGCATTTCAGTAAAAATAATTTCATTGCCATCAATATTATATGTTGCTTCTATAATTACTTTACCTTTTCCAGTTTCATTGATTGAAGATAATTCATCTTTATTAACAATTGTACAGCCAGTAGGAAAATCCGGATAGTATTCATCTGATTCAAATTTTCCTGTTTTAACGTATTTGCCAATTAAGTTAATCGTTTCTTTCAGGTTATGCGGCAACCAATTATTTGCAATTGAAACGCCGATGCCCTGAGCGCCATTAACCAGAAGTCTAGGGAAATATGACGGCAATACTACTGGCATATACTCGTCTTCACTAAAATTTAGAATCATTGGAACTGTATTCTTTTCAATTCCATTCAACATAAACTCTTCTGTAATTTTAGAAAGACGCGCTTCTGTATAACGGTCTGCTGCGATTGCGTCTCCACCCAAGATTACATTGCCATTCGCTCCGTGAAAATCAACCTCTGGTACATTGTTGGTAAAAGGCTGAGACATACGAGCAAAGGTTTCGTAGATTGCTTGCGTCAATTTTTGTTATCATAAAGGCTTTTTATCCTTTATTTCTTATAGTTTCCTATAAGTTCGGCATATCTTTTCTACTTAATAATTTAAGTAGCCGCTGACTCTTGGAAGAATTATATTCTGTAATTACAGTTTCATCTTCTATGCTCTGCCCCTGACTAATATTTTATTACTAGCCTTCGGTTCGGATTAGCATATTCAATATTAATTTAATATTAAACTTAGCCTTCCCGCTTAATTCAGCAGTTTTAGCACGGCACGCGCTAAATCATATTTTCTATCTAAATAAATAGGACAATTTTCTGGATATAGTAGTTCTAATACGTTTTTGGTTCCCTCTTGGCAAGTTGTTTGCCAATAATATAAATCTGAACCAATACTTTCGCTATGGGCTTTTGGCTTTGCATGTTCCATTTTATGAGGAAAATACTCTTTTAAAACGCTGTTAATATAATTACAAACTTCTTCTGAACCAACTACACCCATTCTTAAATCTCTTGTAGTGGGTTTTCTAATCCATCCATCGCCGTCAATAATACCTCTAATATAATTTAATTCAAGCTCTCTATCATTAAAAATAAATGGCTTTTCTTTTAGGCTTTTTCTTGGAGTAATATTATATTTTTGTAAGTCTTTACATAAATCAGTACTGCAAACATCAATAACCCAACAAAGATTATTCCTGTCATAAGCACCGCCATAGCAAGGTTTAATAACTTCATTTAATTTTTCTTCTGGATATTGTAAAAACTTAGCAAATTTATATACGTGTTCTTTGTCTTTATCTCCAAGACGAACAGTAACATTATATGAAATATAATCTTTTGAATTCCCTTTGATTTTATTTTCAATAATACAACCATCTGCTAATAAGAAACCAAGCCAATATGCCATTTCTGGAGTTGGTTCTTCTCTAAAAATATCTCTTTTAAAATTGTATTTATATCTAACTGTATCCTCGTATCCAAGAACATCTAGCCAATGGCTAAAAACTCCATTTTGAGATATATTATATTTATCTCTAATTTCTTTTTTAGTAATATTAGGATTATTTATATATTCTTGAATTGCTTCCCATTCTTTTGGTTCAAAATAATAGCAATATCCATTGTCTTCTTTTGGAAATACTAATTCTTTATACTTATCTTTCCAAGTTAATTTACAAAAACTATGCCTATCTATTTTAAACATATCTGCTACTTTTGATTTTGACAAACCTTTTTCATTCTCTTCCATATAAAACTTAGTTGCTTCATAGGTTGATACTTTTACTGCTTTCATATTTATATCCTTTCTTATATTATTTATCGCTATATAATATAAAAAATAGATGTACAAAATAATAGAGATATGCCCATAAAAAATATAATCTATTAGTTAATTCTACCGTGTGGCCACCATAATGCTGCTACACCACCATCAATCTTAGCAGACTTTACGTGTGGTTTGTCATTGGTATACTTCTTAGTATACATTTCCCAAAGAATACATCTTTGGCCTGGTTTCAAACCGTCTTTCACGTTTGGGAACGCGCGATTGGCATTTACGTCATAAGAACTATCAACAAAATTCTGTTGAACTACGTCAATAATGTCTGCTTTATCCAATATTTGCCTCCTCTAAATGTTGTTCAAGAAATTTTACTCGTGGTTCTACTTTCTTTCCATATAGGTCATTAAACATATCTGCTGTTTTTTCCATATCAGACACCGTAAGCAATTTCATATTTCTTGTTTCTGGCTCTAACAAGCAGTACGCAAGTTCGTTTGCGTCTTGTTCGCCCAATCCCTTCATCCTTGTTATTGCTTTTATTTTACTAGAATATTTTTCTTTATATTTTTGTAAAGCAATATCATTCTTCAAATAAATATATTCATTCTTTTTAGTAATAACTCTAAACAATGGTGGCTCGGAACAATAGATGTGACCATTAATAATCAATTCTGGACAAATATACCAAAATATATTTAACATAAGATTTGAAATCGCTTCGCCATCAAAATCTGCATCTGTTGCTGTAATAATTTTCCCATAACGAAGAGATTTTTTATCATATTTACACTTTGCTGTTTTTGGGTCAAACTCTAATCCAAGAGCTTGAATTAGATTATTGATTTCTTGATTCTTGATAATAGTCTCTGGTTTTGCCTTTAACACAGAAAGCATTTTTCCTCGAACTCCATAAACAGCTTGGAATTTAGAATCTCGACCAGCAACCATGTTTGAAGATGCGCTTCGACCTTCTGTTAAGTACAACTCACAAATAGAACGGTCTTTTGACCAACAGTCAGATAGACTTGTCGGCATTTTCAAAAAGTTATTACCACGCTTTTTATTATTCTTAACTGCCGCACGCGCACGTTTAGCCGCTTCTGCGGCCTTTCGTGCAAGGATAGCCTTTTCAAGAATAGCCTTTGCATCTTCTGGATTGCTGTCTAGCCATACCTCTAATTGCTGCCCAAGAGCAGTAGTAAAAGAAGTATTCATATCAATAATATCATCTTTTACCTGAGCATTATATTTAACGCCTTTGCTATTGATATTGCATACCAATACAATGCCTTCTTGGATTGCGGCACCATCAAGATTTTTATCTTTCGCAGTTAAAAGATTATTTTCTTTTGCCCAGTTATTAAATACGCGAGTAAGAGTTGATTTAATTCCTGTAATGTGCGGCCCAGATGATGTAATACCGTAGTTAACATATGGAATAATCTTGGATTGGCTACCAGACGTAAAAGTCATAGCAAGATTAATTTTATCAGTATTCATAACAAAATGATTACCAACAATTTCAATATCTTTACCACGTTTTTCATCTAACATATCTTCGATACTGTTATGGCTAATTTTTTCACCATTTAAGAATACTGTTAAAGTTGGACAAATACAGGTAATATCATTGAAAAACTTTTTGAAAAATGAAACCGATGTTTTATCTGTATCAAAAAATTGTTCGTCTGGAAGATAAGTAACAGTCGTACCAGTATGAGCAGTTTCTTTAGCGTCTCCACTTTGATGACTATAAAGTACACCATCTGAAAAACTATTACATTCCCATCTACCTTCACGAACTGTTTCTGTCACTACATTCTTAGATAGATATGTGACTAATTTTGTACCAATCCCGTTAAGGCCCAGACTTGAACCTTCATATACTCCATCATCTGTATATTTGCCAGATGTATTCATAGTATCGAATGCAGCTTGAAAAACAGTTTTACCATCGTCTCGCATTTCATCTACAAGAAATCCTTGAGCAAAATCTTCAATACGGCATAAACCACTTTTGTCAATTGATACATCAATAGTATCACCATGACCAATGTTATGTTCATCAAGAGCATTACTAAACAGCTCCATCATAAGTTGATTTGGAGTTGAAGTATCGCCACAATACATAGATGGACGTTTTCTTACATGCTCTCTTGGTGTTAACGATTGAATAGATTCTTTAGTATAATCATTCTTAGCCATGAATCTCCTTTCTATTTACAGATATTATATCATTTTCATTTTCAATTGTCAACAAAAAAATGGATGCCGATTATAGCAATCGACACCCATACAATTACATTCGCTTGTTTTCTACATCTTTTAGGAACTGCCTGCGGCTATCTACTTCATCCTTGCAGAATTCCTTGAAATTATTTTTCAAATTTCTATATTCCTTACGAGACTTGTACCAATCATGCTTTGCCCAACGACAAACGTCCTTAAAATATTTCGCATCCTCAAGCATAGATGCGTAAGACATAATACCATAATAGCGCTCACGCATAGCTTCAGCACGCTTCTTCATAATTTTTACACGACACTTATACTCGGCAATACGCCAACCGCTCCAACGGTTTGCCACATCAACATCTTCGTCATGCGGCTTAGCATATCCAGTAAACGTACCCCACTTTGAAGATAGTGTTACCGATGCCAGTTTAGTATTTTCATCCCAAGAACAATCAATTACTCGACGATGTGCCATTTCTTTCTCCTTATCGTTTACTGTAGGCTGCGGACATATAAGAATTCATGATAGCGAATTGAATCGATTCAAGTGCATCTGCCGCATCCTTAGACGGCTCAGGAATAAATTTAGAATTATTCTCAATAAGCTCGTCCATTTTCATTACATAATTTTCTGCCTTTAACTTTGCATCTTCTGGTGTGAAGACAGTACGGTAACGCTTAATATCCATCATTTCATCGCGGTACATGCTCTCTTTACCAAAAGAATCATATTCATCAACCCATGTAGCCCGAGAAAATGGTGCACCATCAACGAGATAACGTTTAACAAATAGATACAGTCGCATGATATGCTGTAATTCCTTCGCCACATATCCGTACTTCTCAATCAGCTCATGGTTGGCAGGAGAATCATGACAAATCTTCTTTGCCTTTTCCATTGCCATTCCAAGAGAAGAAAAGATTAGCTTCTGCGGATTAAGATTAGCAATATCATCACAATGTTTACGAAGATATTCCCAGTAAATCTTATATTGAGGATTCACAACATAATATTCAGTACAAAGAATCTCCAAGAAATTAATGTTAGCCTTATGGAGAATTTTAAAATAATCTCGAAAATCTTTTACAGTACAATGCTCGTCATTGTCCATAATCTCGACTTTATTAAGATGCTTCTTATCCAAGAACAAATCATATGCTGTTGGAATCATAAGCAACTTGGTATCAACATCAGATTCTTCGTCCCATAGATTATAATTCATAGAACCATTGGCTGCGCATACAAGATATGGATACTGCCAATACTTACCTGTGGCAATAATAGCGCCAAGATGCTCTTCAACCCTATTCTGAATCTTATTTACATTTTCTGCCATTTCTATTTCCTTTCTCTATATATGTATTATAACAGATTTATTTACCATTGTCAATACAAAAAAGGCACCCATGAGGGTGCCTTTACCAAAAGAAAGAAAATTAGAAGAGGTAGTTATCGTTATCGTTGGCGTAGAAATTGTAGTTATCATTGATGTAGTCGTACAGCTTGCCGCCATTTTCTACGTATTCAAGCATCTTGAATACGTTATCGTTCAGAGCTGTCATGAGGTGAACGTCAGGATTGCTAGGGTTAGCAATCTGGTCAGCATAGTTACCAAGGTCGAAGCTATAAAGAATCGCGCGGCCATTGGCAGCACAATAATTATTATAGTTACGCATACCGTCAGTACTGTCACCCCAATAAGTATACTGTCTTGCCATCACCTGCATATCAGAGACAACGAAGATGCGGTCGTACTTCTTGTCACTGATAAGACCGAAAGCAGGAGCAATGTCAGTTCCATAACCGCAATTATCGTTCTCACACATTTCACGAATTACTTGGAATGGGCCGCAAGCCTTCTTGAAAGTTGCAGACTTAGCACGATTGCCGAACTTTACAAAGTCGCAATTACCGTTAATGTAAAGAGCCGCAGCATAGCAAGCGCCAACTTCCTTGATGGTGAGATTGGACTTGTTACCATAGTTGTCTTCCATCGAACCGGAAACATCAAGCATGATAACGGAATTACCTTCCAGCTTGGGCATATTGCCGCAAGCAATACGAAAAGCAGTATCAAGTGCAGCGATGACCGCAAAATTCTGAACATTTAGATTACGATAAGCGGTATAAATCTGATAAGGAAATACAAGAGACTTCTTGATAGAAACCTCGTTAATAAGCTGGTCTACAAGATTACGCTTAATCCATTCATCATCAACGTCCTCTGCGAGAATGTTGTTGAGATTGCGGATAAGAGCGAGATAACCGAGACGATTACCTTCAACCATATTCTTCCAGCTGTCCTTGCCAGTGGAAATATTAACTTCCCAAGTATCAGCCGCTTCTAACCTACCATTCATATAACCATCAACAATGCCACTCTTGGGATGAATGATATTGATAAGGTCATACATGTTATAGCGCTTGCCCTTCATCTGATACTTCATAAGATTGTACTCAGAAAGACCAGACATATAATCTGCAAAACCACGAATCATAGAATGAGAACGCTTGCCACCAAGCATGTCAACAGCTGCGAAAATCTCAGACATATCATCAGGACGATGACAGAAAGCCTTATAGAAATCGCGCTTGCGCTCAAAGCTCTGACCATTCAGCATAGCCGCGACAAGCTGCGAGACACTACGCATACCAAGTTGGTTTCGTGCAAACATGGCACACTTACCAGCGAACTCAGCGCCATACTTATCAATTACAAGATTCGTAAGTTCGATGAAACGAGTCTGCTGCGTGTCGGCATTCTCGTAGAAACCATCGTCCATCTTGCTAGAGAACAGGAAATTCATCCAATCCTCAAGTACATCCTTCTTGTAATTCTCGCCGCCCTCGTATGACATAGAACGCTCGGGCTTAACCTTTTCATTAAACTTAGACATATTTTATCACTTTCTCTTGGAAGGAAAACTTTCCTATATTATAACATCTGTTTATATGACTTGTCAAGTAAAATTTTAGAAAACATCTAGGTCATGGAAACCAGAATAGTCAATGATTTTCAAATTGCCAAGAGCATCATAACCATAGTTGCCAGTATGCAAGTCTGAAATCTTTTCTTTATAAAGAAAATCAATAAAACGTTGAGTTGCCCTGCGACCATACGTTTCAATGAAAATGCCACACTCTGTAGTATAAAATTCACTATAGCTATCTTTGTGCTCTTTGCGACTTTTATCAATCATTGCCTTTGCAATTTTATCCGTCTTGCGGCAATTGCTCTTTTTACGACTATATGTTTTCCCAGCGCAAGAAGAAACATACACCGGAACGCCGCATATAAAACCTAAAAAAGCAGTCTTAGTAAACATCTGATTAACATTATACTTGCGGGCAATACGATAAATATATTCTTCAACCGCACAATAGTCATTTGCATCTACTGGATATGCACCATCATTATTTGCATTTTTATAAAGTACTACATCATCAAAGCAGAAATACGTAGGCACGCGCTCTTGCTCAGCGCAGTCTTTAAAATACTGGTTATCTTCATCCTCAATATGAAAAAATCCAATATAAGGAATCTTAAACACATAGTTGTCAAACTCTTTAAAATGAAATACAGATTTAGAGCAACCACCATTAACCCAATCAGCACCAATAGTATTGCCAATTTGCTTAATAAAATTATAAAAAGTATCTTCAACGGCATCTTCAAAATATACCTGAGACAATTTTAAGAACTCAGGATTACAATTACGAAACCTATTGTCAAGAAAATTAAGCATCTCTGATTTATTCATGTAGTTTCCTTTCTTCGTTCCACTATATTATATCATTTCAGAGTTGCATTTGTCAATTATTTTCTTTTTAGTGCCGATGGCTTTACCTTTTTCATCTAGAACTGTGCCGATAGGACATCTTTTGTAGACATATTTTAAAAATTCATCTACCCTTTCAGTCTCATTTTTGTACATACCAAAAGAAAGAAAGGGTAGAATCTCATTATTTATATGCTCATATTCCGCATACGTATCATCGTCTAATTTTCTAGTGCATCCTTGCCTAGATTCTTCTGGAACATATTCACCTATGCGGCATAATGGGCATGAATCATTATCGCACTCATGGCAATATAGGCTAACGATTGTATAATCATCCACTTGGTTGCCAGTCTTTTACAAATCTAGCTGGATTGTATGGAATCCAGGCCTGATATTCTGGTGGCAGAACAACCCTTGTCTCTTTTGGTTTTGTCTGTATAGGTACGCCGTTGATATATACTACCTGCGCATCAAATTCAATATGAATATCATACTGTTGTCCATGTTTCAATTCAACATTCATTGGCGGCACAAGATTTTTATATACCCAGTCTTCACCAATATATGTATACATTAGCGAGCCTTGCGGATTTCAAAAATAGGGTCATAATAAGTCTTGCCAGATTTGACTTTCTCAAGGAATGCTTCGGCATACTTTTTCTCAACAAACATCATTGCCTTGCTTGAATCAGTTGTGCGCATACCTTTTGCCGTAAGCATGCGGAACTGCTTATCAACGTAAGGCTCTTTAGTGCGCTTGCCGTAAATCATCCACATAATTTAATACTCCCATTCTTCTATGATATGTTTTAAACGAATTTCTTTAGTGAAATTGTTAATTGCTTCTATCTCTTGGTCTTGATAGCAATCATATACTTGGTCAACATTTCCAAGCCATACAAAATGCGTATATCCATCTTGATTTACAAGACCGAACAAATCAAAAGTCTTATATTCAGGTCGGCCTTGAATGATTGCATCTTCGAGTGTCATTAAATCTCCTTAGAGAAGTTGGTCTGTATCTTGAATCTTGCGGCCACCCTTGGGAGTAGGCCACTGACTATACGGTTCTACTTTTGCCGTATGGTCGCAATTGCAATTATCAGTTAATCCATTGTACTCTTGGTAATCAGCGCGTGTAGCTAGATGCCACTTACCGTCATCTTTCCAATTGTATTCGACTTTGATTTGCATAATAGAAAAAGCGTTTTTTGAACCGATAAGAACATCTTGAACGTGATGATATAGGTCAAGATAAGACTCTCGCTCTTCCTCGTTCTCGGTAGTGATATGCTTTTCATAATGACGATTAGCAGTTTCCTGTTCATCGTTCATATATTTTTCAATCTCACGCTTTTTAGCTTCATCTAAATTATCATAGTTTTCAGGATATTCATCCTCTAAGTTGATATTGATAATACGCATAAACTATCCTTTCTTTTGGTATAATTATAACATATAAAAAGTGAGCCGTCAAGAAAAATTTGACAGCCCACTTAAAATTTTATTTAGTTGTTAAGAATGTACTCGCGTACTCGTGCTTGAGCAAGACCCTTGATTGCGGCCAGTTTGACAGAAGCAGCTTTCTTCTTCTTGAAGAAATCCCAGAAGTTCTCTTCTATAAGTTCGTCAAGAACCTTATTGATAGCCATGCCGAAGAACTTGCCGTTCTTACAATCAATTTTGTCCATATCAAGAGCGATAAGAACCTTATTGACCTCCTTCTCGACAAAGGCATCGGTGCAATACTTCTCTACAAACTCCTTCTCCAAAGAGTCAGTGCCTGTGTAGACAGTCTTCTTCTTAGACTTGTCATGATGCCACTCATCACGAACAATCTTGGCAATCTGAACATTACCCCACGGGTCGCGTACGCAAGGGTAAGCCTTGATTACAATGCCCTCTCCGATGGTTCCCTTCGGAAGATTATAAGTACACTCGTCAACGTGCTTGTTCACATCGTCCCAGGTCATGTTGCTAATGCGGCAAATGACAGGAACGCAACGATGATAGAACTTACTGACTACTGGATACCATACATCATAATCAATATACTCACCATCATCAGTATTGAGAATATCAAAGATGAAGAATCCGCTATCAAGATAAGTTTTAATGGTACCAGTGAATTTTCGGCCATCCACACCGCCAAGCCACTCACCATAAATGATATAATTAGGATGGTCAAGCAACCAGTTCTTTAGTGCCTTGACCTCAACATCATCAGTGTTGGTGACGTACTCAGTGAAACCAGCATTATCATTATCAACAGAAATCTCACGGGTGCGGCTGCCGCAAGCGATATTTCCATCATCATCTACCCAGATGGAAGCGTTGCTACCATCCAGTTTAGGCTGCAAAATTACATCACGACCGATGAAGTTCTGGACTTCTGCACGAGTCGAGCGCTCAAGATGCACGTACTTATTGAAGTGAGACATTATAAAATCCTTTCTCTTGTTTTCGTAATTACATTATACACAAATTTTTGGCCACACGCAAGAACTTTTTTCTTCTCTTTTTCTGTTTCTTTTTACTACTTTACATAGTAAAGTAGTTTATTTTTCTTTATTCTTTTATTCTCTTCTTTTAATAGAAATTACTGTGCGTAGCACAGGAATTTCTTTATAATAAAATCTTTTATAATATAATATCTCTTATATTTATAAAAGTCAATATACATATATAAACTAATA